CCTGAAAAGTGGGATTGGAAGTGGTGCCGTTTCCGCCGAGGAACGTTCCCGTGGCGCCGGGTGCCAGCGAAGCCGCGGTCCGCAAAGCAGCAACAGCCGTCACGTTGCTGGCGTTGTTAGCCGGGTCGGCGTGGGTGCCGCCACCAGCGAACTGTGTCAGCAACGCCACAATCAGCCCGAGCATGTCCGCCACGCTGTTCATGTCACCAGGCGGGTCGGCGGTGCCTACTGACCTGGTGTCCGGCGGAATCGAGTACGTCGGAATAGCTCAGCCCTCCTGTGGTAGACTGTAATCATGGCCGAAAGCTGGCTGCCCATTCTTGGACACGAAGGACGCTACGAAGTTAGCGATCAGGGTCGGGTACAAAGCCTGCGGCACAAGTGGGGACCGAGACAGCAACCGTATTTGCTGAAGCCTCGCCTTGGCGACGACGGCAAGTACCGTGTGAACCTTTCTAGTGGCACATCGCCCCGGACCCGTGAAACGCGGCTGGTACATCACCTCGTGCTGGAAACGTTCATTGGCCCGCGTCCTGACGGGCAAGAAGCCAGACACGGCCCCGGCGGGGGGCAGGATAACCGTCTGGTGAACCTGCGCTGGGGCACGAGAGAAGAAAACCAGATGGACAGGTTGCGTGACGGAACTAGCAACCGAGGCGAACGGCACGGCATGTCCAAACTTACCGTTACGGACGTACGAGCTATCCGTTACCGCCATGTTGGAGGTGAATCGCAACGAGCACTTGCTCGCCGGTTCAACGTGGCACCCGAGACTGTGCGCTCCATAATCAGAGGACGTACGTGGGCACACATCCCTTGATCGTTGGTAAGTCGGCACTTGGCCTCCCTATCCGGTGACTTGAACTGTGAACGGGAAATGCCCAGCAGCCTGCAAAGTGCCGGAAACGACACCGTCGCTGCTAAGCGTAAGCCCCGGCGGGAGGGTGCCTGAGATAACCACCCACGTGTAAACACCGCCGCCGCCGACCGCTGTGAACTGCGCACTGTACGACTGCCCGAGCGTTCCAGGCGGCAGCGAGGTGGTGACAATTTCCAGCGCGCCTGACACCACCGAGATGGACAAAGCGGCGCTGGCCTGCACGCTGAGATGGTCGGTGACAGTGGCCGTGAAGGTGAACACGCCTGCGAGCAGCGGCGTCCCGGAGATGTGCCCGTCGCTGCCGAGCGACAACCCCGGCGGCACCGCACCGGCGGTGACCGCCCACGTGTACGGCGACGCGCCGCCGGTCACGCCGAGGAACTGTGAGTAGCCCGCACCGACAGCGCCGTTCAGCAGGGTGACCGTGGTGATAGTGAGCCCGGCGGCGATGTTGATTGAGAACGTGCTGGTGGCGGTTTGCGCAGCGGAGTCGGTGACAGTGACGGTGAAACTGAACGGCCCCGGCACGGTGGGGGTGCCGGTGATCTGCCCGCCGGCGGACAACGACAAGCCGTCTGGGAGCGCGCCGCCGGTGACCGCCCATGCGTACGGGGTCGCACCGCCGGACGCCGAAATGGTCGCGGTGGGGTATGCAGCGCCGAGGGTGCCGTCCGGCAGCGACGACGTCGTGATGTTCACCGGCGTCGCTGCTGTCGCGGCGTAGGTCGCAACGGCGGCGGCCCACGCGACCATCGTCCCGCCGGAACCGGGGACGATGGTGCCGGTTACCGAAGTAGGCCCGGCGGCGATGTTCGTCTGGTAGTAGGTGGCGAAGTTCAGCGTCGAGTTGTTCACCGAGCCGTCAATGTTCCACCCAGCAGGTGTTGTCCACGACTGCCCGCTGCCGGAAACCGACCAGTTCGCCGCGTAGTCCACCATGGCAAGGCCGCCGGTGAAGTTGTTCGCCGCCGAAGCGGCAACAGGAAGCGTCGTCACGGACGCTTGCGCGCCTGCGCCGCCGGTCTGGTCGAGGAACTGCACGGTCCCGGTCGGTGTGGAGTACTCGAACAGTTTGCCTTTGAAGATGAACCCGGCGGTGCTGTTGAAAACCACCGGGTTCGCGGGCACAACAGTCCCGGAAATGAGCAGCGGCGCCTGCGTCCGCGACGGCAACGCGGACTGCCGGCCGCTGCTGGTGTATCCGGTGCCGGAGCTGCCGAACTTCACCGGCGACCTGTCACCAATGTTCGGCCTGATGAAGTTTTGCGCGATACCCGGCCCGGCGATGCCACCTGGGTTGTTGAAGTAATGCCAAATCTGCACCCGTGCCGTGCCGGAACCCGCTTGTGCGGGGAAGTCAACGGCGAGCTGCCAGTTCGGGTCAGCGGGTGTCACCACGGCGGACCCGTCGGTGAGTTCGAGCCGCGCCGACAGCATCGTCCCCCGTGTGGATGCGGCGCCGCCGGTCTGGTTGAACCAGACAAGCAACTGCCCAGCGGCACCGGTGGTGTTGGCGGACTGCTGAACTTCGGTGAACGGCGCTGACACCCCAGGCGGGGCACCCCCGGAGGCGGGGAAACCTTGCGTGACCACGTTCGAACCGGAAACGTAGATTCGTGCCGCGCCCGCGGCGGGTTCCACCGGGCCGACGGTGATGAACTCCGGGTTGCAGTTACACCTGGCGAATGACCCGTCGCCGCCGGTGATGTCAGTCCACGTGACACCGTCGTCGCCGGTGGACCACAGACCCGATCCGAGGCCGTCGTCTTGCGCCGCAAGAATAATGTTCCCCAGGCCGTCGGTTCCCAAAGGTCCCGCGCTGGTCACCTGCGGCGGGTTCGCCACATGCCCCTGCCCGGTGACACCACCACCGGCGACGGTGCCGGTGTTCGCACCGGCCAACTGGTACAGGTTCCCCGCGGCGGACACCCATAGCCTTCCCGGCCGGGTGACGTCGTAGGCCACGGTGCCTGACAGGTGGTCGTTGGTGGTTTTGTTCCACATCAGCACCCACGTCTGCCCGTAGTCGTTGCTGCGGTAAATGCCGTTTTTCCGGTCGAAAACGAAACATAGCCCGTTGCCGTAGTAGGTGACCGGGACCTGGTTCCCTGCACTGCCTGAGGCGGCGATGGTCGCGTTCACCGGCGCGGTTCCCCACGTGGTCCCGTTCCACCGCCACAAACCGCTGCCCCACACCGCGGCGAGGAGAATCTTGTTGCCGCTGGGATGTTCAGTGAACGCCGCCGCGCCGATAGCGACCTTCCCGCCGGTGTGGACACCCAGGGCCATGGAGGTGAAGGCGTTCGGTGAGTTCCACGGGCGGGACCACATTTGCCCGCCGGAGTTGGTGTACTTCGCCCCTTGGGAGGAGTACACGGTGTTGCCGTCTTCGCTGAACGCCAGCGCCTGCCCTTCGGTGGAGCTGACCGGCGGGTTGTTGGTCAGCGTGGAAGCGTTCTCGGCGCCTGGGTTGGTGTCGTCGAACATGCACCAGTCGGAGTCGCCCCACACCACATGCCCAGCGTGGACCGGGTTCGCTGCGACCGGGTGGGCGAGGAACTGCGGCATCCCCGAGTTCGCCACCGTCCATGAGGTGGCGTTCCCGATGCTGCGGTAACCGCCGCCGGAACCGGCGCAGTAGAAGTTCGGCGCCGACGGGACTGTGGCGTCCACGGTGACCATGGGGCAGATGTAACCGCCGCCGCCGAGGTACTCATGCAACCCGGCAGCGGGAAGCCACCACGTGTACGAACCGGTGGGCGTGGGGACGTTGGTGTGCTGCATCGTCCCGGTGAGGCTGGCGTAGGTGATCGAACCGGTGCCGGCGCCGGGGGCACCGGTCAGGGACATCAGCGTCGAAGCGACCGTGGTCGGGTTGGAGTCGCCGATGATCACCACGTGGTTGCCGCCGGGGGCGATGTACCCGTTGACGGTGGACCACCAGTTCTGCCCTGTCGTCCCGGTGGGCACCGATGAACCGTTCAGCACGGTGAAAACGGGGGTGGTGGACAGCGGGCCGTACCTGTAGATTCCTTGGTTCGCCGCGGCGATATACAGGTAGTCGCCGATGCCGATGATGTCCTGCACGATCGCGGGACCGCCAGCGACCTGGGTGAAGTTCGGTGCGCCGGCGGCGTGCGCGTTGGCGCATTTCCACAGTCCCGCACCGGCGCCGGTGGAGTCGAAAAACCCGGCCCACAACGTGGTCGAGCTGGCCGGGTCGGGGACGACACAGTTGCAGAACCAGTTGTTGCCCGGTGCGACGGTAGCCATGGTGCACGCGATGGGGAAGTTGTCAGCGCCGGGCTGCCCGCCGCCGCTGGACAGCGCGGTGACAAGGTTCTGGAGGAGTGCCACCCGGTAGTCGGTGGTCTGGTTGTTTTTGAACGCCCATACGGCGGCGAACTTCCCGGACGTGATACTGCCACCGGCGGAACCTTCGATGGTGCTGAGGAAAACGACACCGTTCAGCGTGTTGGAGGTGACGCTGGCGTAGGAGAACGCTGCCACACCGGATGCGGTTTGGATGAAAATGTTTTCGCCGGCGCTGTTGAGCGCCGCCGCGCTGGCCACTGTGAGCGACCCGGGGCTGCCCACAGTCCAGCCGGTGTAGGTGGCGCTGGTGATGGTGGACCCGGTGGTTGTGGTGGTAGGCCCGCTCAGCGTGTTTATGTTGGGGTCGTTTTTGTTGCCGTTGTACCAGATGACATCAGAGTTGACCTTGCCGGCGTTGAGCCGGTTCGTCATGGTGGTCTGGATGTACTGGATGTATGTGAGGAACTGGGCGCTGGTCACAGTGGCCGGGATGATCGCCGAGCCGATTTCACCGAACCCGAATGGCAGGTTGTGGCTGTCGGCGAAGTTCCGCAACAGCCCGGTGGGGTCTTGGGTGCCTGTGCCCTGGCCGGGGGTGCCTGCGTTGTACTGGTTGGTGAAAATGCTGGCGTAGTAGTCGATGACGACTTCGTCGATGTTCGCGACGATGCCGTTCGCCCACGTCACCCACTGGGTGGGGGCGTGCCCGGCGGCGTCGTAAATAACTTTCGCGCCAAGCGCACGGATGGCTGGGGCGTACCAGTTGTGCGTGTTGTTGTAGGTGGTCTGGGTGAAACCCCAGGAGGCGTTCTGCGGTTCCTGGTAGATGACAACTTTCACCGGCACGCCGGGGTTCACGGCACCCTGCCAGAATGACACGCTGGCTTGCATCGAGGCCAGGTCGGCGTTCATCGCTGCCGCGTTCGCACCGGTGCCGGTGGTCCAGATGGTCGGCTGGTAGCACAGCCAGAATTCCACCCCAGCGGTCACCATCGACGACACGGTGGCGTTGGAACCATCAACCAGGGTGGTGGGGAAGCTGCCGAACTGGTAGTAAATCTTCTGCGCGCCGGGGGTTGCGGCGGACATCGTCTCCCCGGCGGCGGTGTCGAAGTTCTGCGCGGCAAGCAGGCGGGTCGTGCCGGTGGTGTACTGGCCGATGTTCGTGGAGGAACCGACCCGCCCGGAGGTGCCGCTGCCGCTGGCGTTAGCGGAACGGAGAATCCCCTGGTTGTACGTCCCGGCGAACAGGAACTGGGAATCGTGGTACAGCAGCCGTCCGGTGGTCCGCTGCCACCCGCTGTTCGTCTGGATGGCGTTGGTGACCTGGTTGCCTGAAAACTGCGGCTTCGTTGCCCGCATCGCCCAGCGGATGTTCCCGTCGGTGCCGATGGTCCCGGCGAGGATGCCGCCGCTGCCAGCGTTCCCGTGTTCGCCGGTTGCCGCGTACACCACCTGCGGCGACGTTTCCGTGGTGGAGAAAATCAGCGAAGCGCATTGCCGCCAGTAGCTCGTCACGCCGATGCCGGTGTTCTGCACCGTCCACTTGTTTCCCAGCGTGCCGGTCGCGGTGGTGGTCATGTAGTAGCCCTGCGTGTCCGCGCCGCCGATGAGCATGGTCCCGTCCGGCGACAGGGCGTGCACGTTGCAGCAGCCACCGCCGTCCAGTCTGACCGGTGCGAAACTCATCGCCTACCCCAGCCTCGACACGCGCAGCCACGCCCCTGCTTCAATGGCGGTGCCGTTGGCGCTGTCACTGTTCTGCGCCCATTGCAGCACCGCGAACGCCGGGGCGGCGCCGGTGATGATCGTTCCCGTGATGCCGATGCCTTGCAGGGTGCCGCCGCCGGCGGTAAGCCCGGTCGGCGTGTCCGTCACTGCGAACCCTGTGTTCAGGATAACCGCGCCACCTGCGGAGACGTGCGGCGCGGTGTAAAACATGGTGGTGCCGCCGGAGACCCGCCACGCCCAGGTGAAGTCACCTTCGGTTGGGCCGGGGCCGCCGGAACCTCCGGTGTACAGAAGGTTCCCCCACAGTGCGTACTTCGAGTTTGCCTGCAAGTTCAGCAACTGCAAATCGGGGTCGTCGATGAACGACGTGGCGTGCGTCCGCTGCGTGCGCGCCGTTTTGAACACGCTCACCGGGCCGATGCGCTGCCGGTAGTCGTTGATCATCGCGTTGGTGATCGACCCGGACCCGGACGGGATGTCGATGGTGGCCAGAGTGATACACGAGGGGTCCTCCGCCCGGAGGCCGCCGCCGATGTCGAGCAGCGGGACCAGGTTCCCCGTATAGCCCGGGTAGGAGCCGTTCAGCTTGTCTTGGACTTGGAGTTCGAGCCGGTGGTGGAACGTCCCGGAACCGGGCACCGTCCACCCGGTGACGTTAACCGTGCCGTCATTCCAGCACTGATAGGTGCCCTGGTTGGTGACGTCGTCGCCGACCACGTAGCCGAACCCTGACGCCACGTCCACGGACAGGTTCCCCGCGCCGTGCTGGGTGACGGTCAAGTTGTTCGCGGTGAGGACGCCTTGTTCGCCGCCGACGCCGCTGGCCATGGAGAGCTGCGACCGCACGTACTGGCGGAATTCCTGCCCCGTGTAGGTGATCGCGGGGTCAGTGATCGCCGGCTGCATGAACGGAGGCGTATGAATAGTCACGGTGGGCTCCTATGCGGGCCAGGCGGCGCGGAAGGTGAGCTGAGCCTGCGAACCAGAATCAGCGGAAACCGGGTGGTAGCGGATGACGTTCAAGCCGGGTTGTATCTGCCACCATGTCGAGGAGGGAAAGTCGATGAACTGGGTGACCGGCACGGAAGTGTCACTGTTCAAATATGCCGTCTGTGTCTGCGAGTCCACCAGCACATAGTCGCCGAGGTTCAGCATCAGGTCGGTGGTGAAGTTCAGGCTGGTGCCTGTCGTGTCATTGGACAGTTGCGGGGCAACGCATGGTCCGTATAGCAGTGCTTGCCAGTCAGAAGTGGTGGAACCGGCGGAAGTCACCATAGACGGCGCAGGTTCGCTGGACGCCGGGAACACGTACCCGGCGGGGGTGATAACAGCCCCGGTGGTGGGGTCGAATTCGAAGCCGGTGGTTGACAGGATGATTGTCGGCAAGTTCGCGACGGTGAGTCCCACCGACTCCCACACCGCGTCCGGCGCCTGCCAGGAAACCTGCACAGGCCAGTTCGTCGGGTCACTGAAAGGCTTGGTGACGGAGTCGTACCGGAGGGTTATCTGCCGGTCGGTTGCGTACTGGTCGTTGCTGACAATCAGTACTGGCCGCAGCCCCGGGTCCAGCAGCGGGCCGAGGGAATCCATGAACAGCTCGGGGGTTTGCGTCAGGCCCGGGAACAGGATCATCGACAAGGACACCGCCGACGCGGACAGATACCGGGTCACGTCGTAGGAACCGCGAGCTGCGACGCGATCTTCGGTGACCGCCCTGGCGGGTGTGGCGACGTCGAGCACCTGCGCCGACACCCCGTCAGCGGGCATGAGCACCACGGCGTATCCCGAACTGGGATCGGTGAGGGTGATCGCGGTGACGGTCATCCGCCCATCCCCGCAGACGTCACCGCGAAGGATAGCCGCTGGCTGACCATTGCCATGTCGGTTTCGTCCTTTACGTTCATGGTGTCGATGTGAACCAGCGGGCCACCCCGCCCGGCCTGGCTGGTACCAGGTGTCACGGTTTCCGGGCCACGCTCACCGAACATGTACCTGCGGCCCGACCGTCCGACGCCATAGACGGGCTCGTTGATGATGCCGCCCATCGCGAAATGCTTCCCGCCGCCAGGCTTCAGCCACCTCGCTGCTTCCTTACCAAGGTCGTCACCCAGGCGCCGGAACATGGCCCTCAGCTTCGGCTCCGCCGCCAGGACACTCTGCGCCGCCCCCTGACCCGTCTGATACCCGGCGCCGTAAGCGTACGACGCCGTGCCGCGGCTGATATTCCGCTCCTGCCGGCTGATCGCACGTTCCGTGCCAGCAAGCTGACCGATAAGAGCAGACCCGCCGGACAGAATCTCCTGCCCGTACAAAATGCCCTGATCCGGGCCAAGCGCAACAATCTGCTGCAACAGCGAATTAGGTAGCTTCTTCCCGGCCAGCCGCCGCAGGACACTGTTGAACTTCCGCAACGTGGCCAGTTTCTGGCCCAGTTGCCTGCCCAGTTCCTGCCCCGCATTGATCGACTTCCCACCGACGAAAGCGCCGCCGAGACCAAGCCCCGACAAGCCCGCGAAACCGGACAGGCCCGACCGGGTGCTCTGCTGAAGCGACCGGGCCGCTGAAGCGTTCGCCGTGGTCGCATGCACGTCCCTGCGGATGCTCGCCATGTCGCTGGCCTGCTCCTCGACAAGCCGGTCCAGCTTCCGCTGCTCGCTGCCGTGGAACCGGTCATTGATGGCTTCCAGGAACCGGTGAATGTCCGCCCACAGGTGCCCCCCGGCAACAGTCAGCCCCGACAAGTCACCGACCCCCTTGGCGTGCCCGGGAATCCTGTGGGTCGGGATGACTTGTTCACCGCCGCGCATCTTGACCAGCTCCGGCCCCTTCTCACCCACCCACGCCCACCCCGGTGCCGCACCGGAGGTGCCGTTCGCGTAGAACTGCCGGTACGCGCCGTCGGTAAATGTGACCCAGGGCGAAAAGCCGCCTGCGTCCCGCCATTTCTTCACAGCGTTTTCCGCGTTGACGAACGGGTTGAAAATATTTCCCGGCACCACCTGGCCCAGAATCTGCCACAACCCCGATGCGCCCGACGGGTTCCGGGCATCGGCCCGGCCGCTCGATTCGGCGAGCGCGATAGCCGCGGCGATATGCGCGGTCCCGCCGCCGGGGCCGCCGGCGCTCTCCCACAGGCGCTCTAGGCCGGGCAGGCCGTTGATGGGACCGTTGCCGCCCTGGCCGGCGCCGCCGAAACCACCGCGCGGAACGCCGGTGAACATGAGCGGCATCGACCGCAAGGGCACGAGCTGCGGCCCCATTCCGCCGCCCTGGGAGATGACTTTCCCGCCGAACCCGACGATGGCCACGTGACCGGGTGGTGGCCCGCCGGCGGGGGAGTTGTAGAACGCCAGGCCGCCGGGGACGGGCGGGGAATGCTTCACCCACGCGCCCTGCGCTTCGGAGGTGCGGGGCGCGGAGATGCCATGCTGGCGGTAAATGGTCTGCACGAACCCGGAGCAGTCCGCGCCGCCGGGGACCGCGGTGCCACCCCACACGTACGGGATTTTCCCCAGCCAGCGCATCGCGTCCGCGACGATCCCCGTGCCGCCGCTGGCCGCCGCTTCGGCAGCTTTCAGCGCCTGGGAGATGCCCTTTGACATCGTGGTGACCATCATGGACTGGAACTTGTGGTCGAACGCCACCGGCGCGTCACCGGTGAGCACGCCAAGGTCACCGGTGAACCGCGGGTTCGTCCCCACCGAACCGCCGCTGGCGAACTTCCCGGCGTTGATCCTGTTCATCATGTGGGTGCCGTACTTCGCTACCGACGACGCCTTCACGAAGTATTCGCCACGGGAAGCGAGCACCGGCACCGTGTCACTGGTCGGCCCGCCGTGCCCGCCGACCATGCCACCCGCCGCGAACACGGTCCCGGGGTTCAGCAAAGAAGTTGACGTCCTGCCACCCTGCCCAGGCGGCGTGTACAGGCCCTTGATGGAGAACTTGCCCGTGCCTTCTTCGACGATCTGAATGGCACGCTTCAGCGGAATCTTGTCCACCTGGGCGATCATGCCCGCGATAGCCAGGTTGCTCTTCCCCGCCGCGACCCCCCCGTCGATGATCGCCGTGTTCAGCTTGTTCTGCGCATCGTGGGCCTGCTGCGACTGCGGCCCGAACTTAGCCAGCGCCGTCCCGTACGCCGTCGCTGCCTTCGTCACACCGAAATAGGCGAAAGCTGCGTCGTTGATCGAGTTGATCAGCTTACTGGTGAGGAACTTCGATTGGGCGTCCATCGCCGATGTCAGCATCGACTCCTGAATCGTCGCCTGGTCGGTGATCTGCTGCACCTGCGCCGTAGCGTCATGGGTGTTACCCAGCCAGCCCACCAGACTCTTCAGATTGTTCGGCAACTGGTACCCGGCCTCTTGCGCGAGCGCGACCAGTTCCGCGGTGGCTGCGTGACTGCCTTTCGCGTACGGCACCAGCAGCGAGATGGAGTCCTTGACGCCCCGGTTGAACAGGTTCGAGGAAACACCGGCGGTGCGCCACGTGTCGATCATCGCGTTGGCGTTCACCACCGACTGGGTGAACGCCTGGTTTAGCCTGATCGACGCGGGAGACAGCCCGTTGATGGTCGCCTTCCCCGCGGACAGAAGGATGTTCAGGTGCTGCTGCGCGGCGCTGAGCCTGCCCTGCGCGGCGGCAAGCGAACCCGTTGAGGTCGCCGCACGGGTGGTGGTTGTCGTCCCCCGGGCCTGAAGGGTGTTGAGCGTGTTCTGCGCCGACGCGACCCTCGCCTGGGCGCCAGCCAGAACCCCCGCGGCGTGCGCTGCGGGGTTCGCCTGCACTGAGGCCAGGGCCTGCTGCGCGGCCCGCAGCCGGTCCGTGGCTGCGGTGACTTGCAGTGCTGTTGCGGGCGTGCCGGTGCTGGTGGTCGGGTTCTGCATCCGGTTGACGGTGTTCTGCGCCGACGCGACCCGCGCCTGCGCGGTGGTGATGGCCTGGGCGGCTGCTGCGCTTGCCTGGGGGATTTGCTGAAGCCCCTGGATGAACGTGCTGAACGTGGACTGGGAGCCGGTCACGTCGGCGATGAAACTGTCCCACGCCTGGTTCAGCTTCTGCATCGCCTGGTACTGGTCGGTGGCGGTGCGGTCCAGCACCTGCAAGTCATTACCAAGCGTCCCGGCGCGCTGCCCCATCGCCTCGTAGCCCTGGATGACGCCCTGGACCTGCTGCTGGATGATCAGCCACGTCTCTTTGCTCTTGTCGAGCATCTGCTTCATCGTCACGCCGGACGCGATCAGCGCCCCCTGCGCCGACGTCGCCGAACCGGTGGTCTTAGCAACCTGCCCGACCCGGTAGTTGTACAGGGTGGTCTGGTCGTTGACCTGCTTGATCGCCGCTTCCAGTTCATTGTTCTTCTGAATCTGCGCCTGCACCGCGGTGCTGGGCGAAGAGACACCGGTGCGGATGTTCCTCGTTATCCCTTGCGGCGAATTTTGCAGCTTGGCAAGTTCCTGCCTGCCCTGGACCAGCGACGTGGTGAAAAGGTTCGACGCATCGGTCATCTGATGCAGGCCGCCGGCCAGGGTGGGTGCGTCCTGGATGCCCTGCTGGATACCGGCGATCCACTTCTGGGTGGCGTCTTTGCTGGTGAGGATCGCGAACGTCATCACGCCGATCGCCGCGGCGGCCAGCCCCACCCACACCAGCGGGTTCACCGCATCCAAAGCGGCCATGGCACCCGTCAAGGCGAACGTGGACGTGGTGGCAATGTCTTCGGTTGCTGCCGTCACCAGAAGGTCACCGATCCACACGGCGAACGTCTTGACGACACTGGCAAGCCATGCACCAATTTTTGTCCCCAGCAGGAGCGAGATGCCCTTTTGCACGGCCAGTAGTGCGGTGACCGCCAGCCCGGACCAGACAATCAGCCCATGGGCGAGCATGAGGAAATGCAGCAGCGGCACCGAGTTCTGGGTCAGCGTCTCCCCGAAATGGGTCACTGCCACAGCCGCGTTGAGGAAAAACGCGGCGAAACCAGGCATGGCTTTGAGGAAGCTGCCGATGATGCCGCCCAGGTTGGCGAACACCGTGCCCAGCTTGAACACGTCCGAGGTGGCGTTTTTCATGAACTCGGAGAACCCGCGCCCGTGGGTGATCGCTACGGTCAGTCGCGCGGCAAGCTGGTCCACCACCGTGCCGGTGCCTTTCGCCAGGACGGTGAACTCATGCGACCGGTTGTTCATGACAGTCAGGGCGTCGCCGAACAACTGGAACACCTGCGGCTGGACAGCCTGGTGCAGCTTTTCCAGGGTGCTGGTCATGGGCGCGATTGTTTTACCGGTGGCGTCCATGACGGTATGCAGGTTTGTCATGTGGGTGAAGATCAGCTTCGCCGCGTCGGACCCGGCGACGCCGAACGCGACCATGGCGATAGTCGCGGGGATGAGGATTGCGGCGATTTCCGCTAGCGCCTCGAAAGCCAAGTGGAAGCCGCTAATAGCCAGCGCACCGCCGAACAGCGGAACAGACCGGCCCAGAACACCCAGAATCCCGAATCCGAACCCGCCGAAAAGCCCAGCCCGGCCACCACCACCACCACCAGCTCCCCCGGCTGCCGCGCCGGCTGCCGCGCCAGCAGCAGCACCCGCGCCGGCTTTCCACCAGCCCATCTTCGACTGCATTTCATTAGCGTCAGCAAGCGCCCGCGCGTACTCGTCCATGCCGAACGCAGCAGCTCCTGCCGCCATCCCGGCGGAATGCAGCCTCCCCGCCAGAAGGTCAGCGTTCAACGCGGCGACGTCTTCTTCTTCGGCCATCTTTTCGTACATGCCGACAAGCTGCGTGTCGGACATGAACGCTGCCTGCGCGGCCCGGCTTTCCTCAGCAAGAGACGCCACCAGTGCCTGTTCAGCTTTCACCCGGCGGGTCGTCCACGACGTCGCTGCGGCCTGCTGCTTGCTCAGTTTGTCCGCAGCCGCGGCGGCGGCCTCATCAGCGAGCGCGAGCTTCCCGGTAGCACCAGCGGCTGCGTCCGCTGCGGCCTGCTGCGCGGCGAGCATCTTGTTCAGGTTCTCGGTGGCGGTGTTTGCGCCACGTTCCGCGGCTTGCAACTTGACCAGGGACCGCTCAACCTGGTCAATGACAGCCGACGAATTGTTCACGGCGTTCAGGATGTAGGTCACTGTTGCCAAGTGCCTACCTCCTGTCAGGCCAGGCCGCGTGTCAGCGGGTTATCGGTAGCGGTACCGCTTTTTGCCTGCTCGCTTTCGTACTCGAACCAGGCTAGCCACTGGGTTAGTTCAGCGGAGTCGGTGTTGGCTAGGACTTCTTGGACTGTTCTGCCGAGCTTGACTGCGAGTGTGAAGACGAACTGGAGCCAGGGCTCCTTTCTGATTTTCCCACCATTTCATCTACGTCTTCGTCAGACAGGCCGGACATCTTCGCGGCGACGGTGTAAATACGGTTCACCGCGGAGGCGGAATGCTCACCCAGGTCGGTGATGTCGCCGTTGGTGAACAGCCGGTCACCCGTCTCATCGACAACAGACCAGGCGACCAGCTTGGCCCGCATATTCGCGGTGTTCATCACCGCCTTACCGCGCCGCTGCTCGATCATCGACCCTTCGAACTCGTCACGCTGACGGCCGGACAGGCTTTTGACGATGACCGTGCCACCCCATTCAGGCACATCGACACGTTCGGTTTTCATGTCGTCGGCCTTCAGGATTTCGTCGCGGGTGAGAATCGCCATGACTTGGGCTCCTTACGTTGAAAGGCTTAAAGTCATTGTCTAGTCTGCGTGGCGAGCCGTCAAGTAGACAGAGTATGCTGTCGATATGACACGTCCCAGCGATTTCGCCGCAGCCCGGATCAGAGCAGTCCGCCGCGCCCGCGGCCTCACCGTCGCGCAGCTCGCCGAACAATGCACCCAGCTAGGCGCACCGCAGCTCACGCAAGCAGTCATCGACAACATCGAAACCGGCCGCCGCCACGAAGACGGCACCCGCAGGCGGCACGTCACCGTAGACGAACTCCTCGCCCTCGCCCTGGCACTGAACGCACCGCCGCTATACCTGCTCATTCCCCCGGACGACCTCGAAGCGCCCTACCCGATCACCAGCACCGAAGTATTGCCCCGTTACCAAGTGGCAGCCTGGTTCGCTGGCGTCGGCCCAATCCTGCGGGCCATGTCTTCAGCGGGCGACACCAGGCTGTACTACGCCGAACGGCCCCTCACCGAATCCGCGCCAGTCAACTAGGAAAAGGGCACCAGGCAGAGCGCTTCACCCGTTACGGCCCCCACGGGTGAACAGGGGCCTTGCTGTCCGATACCTGGTGCCCGGCAGAATACTAACCGTCGAGCCGCCTGGTGATTTCGCTCGCCACGTTCTCCAAAGTCCGCCTCGACGCAGGGCCATACCACGAAACCGCCGAGTAGAAGTAGGGGTGCGGCGTCTGCTCCACCCAGTTCCCCGTATCCCCAAAGGTGGGGTGGCGCCACGGCGCCTTCGCACCTTCCATGTACAGCGGAAGCGCCTTCTGCCCGTCCGGCATCCGTGCACCGTTCACCGCGATACCAACCTGCACCTGCGGGCCGTTGACCCAAGTCCACGCCTCGACACAGTCAGCGATACGCAACCGCAAACCTGGGGGCTGCCGGTATGGGACGGTGCCTTTCGAGGGAAGGTTGAGGATCGCTGAGCGGACCTGCGGCAGCAAAGGAGACGCAGCTTGCCGTAGCCGCAGCCGCATGAGCCTGGTGATCTGGTCGTTGTTCATGCGATGCAACTCGGCGATAAGCACCGACAGTTCAGCCATGAACCCAGATTAGCTAGCCGATTACGGGATGGTGATGTTGGTGGCGGGCAGCTTCGACGCGGCGAACGAGAACGTGGTCTTCCCCGGGTCTTCCACGGTGGAGTCCACAGCCTGGGCCATGACCCTGACCGGGAAAACGTCCATCTTCTGCCCGGCTACGTCGCCTTCCCATAGCAGCACGATGAAGCCGTTGGTGTCACGGATCAGCAACGTCCGGGCGTCGTTGGAGTTCTGCGAGTTGTAGCAGGTGACGTCGTTGGTGGCGGAAGTCAGACGACCCGGCACCTGCGACGTGAACCTGGACCCCATGTCCGGCACGTCCACCGTGTTCGACGTCACCGACCAGCCGGACATCGTTTCGATTTCACCGGTCAGGTCAGTACCCGCGTTCAGCTCCGGGCGTGTCGGCGCCAGGTAGTTGCCGATGACAGGCACCCAGTAGACGCGCCGGATACCAGGCGGGAAGTACCTGGTGGTCGGCGTCAGTGGCGTGGCGACCATTACTTCGACTCCTTATCCGCCGTCAGCCTGCGCAGCTTCGCCGGCATGTCCTCACCTGCGGTGTCATCCAGCACCGGCCCAGGGGGCGCGGCCTGCAACGCCCGGAGACGTTCCAGCTCGGCCCATTCCTCCCGGGTCACCCAACCGGATTGCCGGTAATGGTGAAGCGACTCGGGGGGCACTTCGACGCTGCCCTGAGTCTCGGGATGGTAGATGACGGTCATGATTACGGAATCCTGATCGCCGCAACGAAAATGCTGGTGACGGTTGAATACTGCACCGCCGTGGTTCCCACGCCGTACACGTTGTCGGGAACCGGGATGAGCGCCACACCGGCGTTCACGCCAGCGGGACCTACGCCCGCAGGAACGGTCACCACACGGTTCGACACGGGCAGACCGTCATACGTGGGGCTTACCGGAAGCACCACCGTCATGGAAGCCGTGGTGCTGTTGTTGACCACAAGCAGCCCAATGCCCTGACCGGTAGGCGTCACGTCCCCGACGGTCCCACCGGGCGCAGAAGTGGTCACTGTCGCCCCAGCGTGCGGGGGACCTTGCAGGGGGTACGTTGCCATGCCCGTTGCCCTTTCGCTTTGCCTGGTAGAACTCTAGCTCATTATTAGCCAGGTTAAGGCTTTACTGCGCCGAAAACAGCAGTGCCTACTGTTGCGCCATATATGATTTAGACTATGAATACCCCCGACTCGGCCATGAAGTGGTGCTCCGGCTGCCAGCAATGGAAGACACGAACACGCGACTTCCAGCGAAACAGGGCTCAACCAGACGGACTACAGAACTACTGCAAGGACTGTCGCTGGCTCGTCGAACAAGGCAGGAAGGAGAAGTCCCGCGAATACACTAGGAAATACCGGCTTACACATCCGGCGGAGGAGCAGGCGCGGCACCAACGTGACTACGCGGCCAACCCTGCCGGGCACTATCAAAAGGTCAAGGAATACCGTGCGCGTCTAGCAGCCCAAGTCTTCGGTCATTACGGCACCATGTGCGCCTGCTGCGGTAGCACCGAGAGGCTCACCATCGACCACATCAACGGTGATGGCGCCGAACATAGGATCGCAATATCAGGCACCCCTACAGGCAATGCGGCAACCACCTACCTGTGGCTCATTAGGAACGACTTCCCGCCGGGGTTTCAGACGCTCTGTGGCACATGTAACCAGAGTAAGAGACGGGGACCGAGGTGCCGTATCCACTTCCGTTGCCCCTGCTGTGGAACACTCCTAGACCGACGAAAGGTATAAATCCTATCATTGTTGGGCGAATGCCTCACAGCGTATCCCGAACGTGACAACGGTAAGCAGGCCGCGGCGGTCCTGAATCGGGAAGTAGGACGCGGTGCTGCCCATCAGCATCCGGGCGACGCTGCCATTCAGGTTGTTCGGCCCCTGCACAACCGTGGACACCACCTTGATGTTTTCGTACGCAGTACGCCGCGCGGCTCGCATTCCAGCCTGATTCGTAGTACCGACACGCACCAAAGACGCGCACGCGATAGTGAACGTCTCGATCACGCCAGGGGCCAGGCCCTGCAACGCGCCCTGCGACGACACCGCCGCGTTACCGGTTTCCTCAGACATCGACCGCGACGGGTACTCATACCCGGGCTGGAAACCGGGCCAGCCTAGTTGCAGCACCTGCGGCGCGCTGCCACCACCGATGAACCCGCCGTCGGAAACCTTGATGTCCAGGCCCTGCAACGCCACCTGCTGCTCAACCAGATCAACCAGCGCGTCGAGGGCATCCGGGACGTGGGACTCCCACGGGCGGAAAGCAGTCATCTACGCCACCGCCAGTCTCAGGTAGTATTCCATATTTCCTCACGCCACGGCAGGGAACGGAGGGCCGAAAAATTCCTGCGCCTTACGGGGAATCAGGTACGGGTGTGCGCTGCTCATCGCATGCAGTTCCTCCGCGCCGATCACCCCCTGCAACCCGCCGGGGCCACGCCGGGTTTCCCACAACCACTGCAACATCACCCTCGAACCTGCCAGGTAGTTGTAGGGGATGATCTGGTAACCGGCGGTGTACCCGGCGACCACCCACCCGGTGATAGGCGTGCCGCGGACCACGTTGACAATGCCGGTGGACGAATCAATGTACAAATTCCGGCCCGTGGTGTTAGCGGGAAGCGGGCCACCGTCGGACAGCCAGTTCACCACGCCGTCTTCGCTGACCAGCGTGTCCAGCGAAATCACCGGCGTCGAAGCCACCTTCATCCTCGGCGTCTGCCAGCTCCACGACCACACGTCGAACTGGTGACTTTCACCTGTCACGGCACGGCGGGCGATTACCTCGTTCTTATAGTTCTCCACACTGCGGGTGATGCCGAACAGCATTTCCCGCAGTTCCTCATCGTCGTCAGTGTTCGCGGCGTCAATGCCGAGGGACTTCTTCCCCATCGCCAAAGACAGGATCATCGGCGGCGACGCCTCGGCAACGTCGAAGGCGTCTGTGTAGCCAACATTCGGGTTTTGCGTCACCCACCGGACCAGGTGCCTGCCAGCCTGAACGGTCTGATACGAAACCCGTAGCTGCCCATGAACAGTCGATGGCAACGACACTGTCGGGGTCACCGTGGTGCCGTCCGGCAACGTGATAGTCAGCGTTACCGAACCAGGATCGGTAAGCACCCCAGCGGCGTTAAACACATCGAGTGCCGCCGGGTAGATCGAACCGAGGTCGAACATGACACCAACCTTAACTGCCCTTAACGTACGGCACCGGCACCTGACCCTCACGAACCGTCGCTATGGCCGGCTGGTCAATTCCAGGTGCCAGCACCGACCCGTATGAACTTCGCCCACCTGCTACTGAGGGCACCAGGGAAACCCCGCCATCAACGTGGGGCGCCGGGAACACGCCCGCATGAGCGAACCCGTCCGTGACGAGCGCGACCACCGTGCCAGCCGCAGTGACCAGACCCACGCCCGCAATGTTCGCAACGGCAGACAGCCGGCCTGTGGTGACAACGTTCCCCTGGCCGTTAATGGAAACCGTTACCGATATGACCGCGGGGGCGGTGTTCACACTGCCCAGCCCGGTGATCGCCATACTGCCAAACGCGGTAACGGTCAGCAGGCCCTGCCCCGTGATGGACATGGTGGCCTGCTGAATCCCAGCGGTGACAACAGCGCCGGCGCCAGCTATCGAAGCAGGCGACGTCACCACCGCTGGCACGGTAAGCGAACCGGCACCAGCCATGGTGACCGCGGCGGCCAGAACTCCGGCGACAATGATCGACCCGGCACCGGTGAGCGTCGCCCCGTTAGCACCACCGGGGCTGGCGGTAACCGAACCAGCTCCCGTGAGCGTCAGCCCAGCGAACTGCACCGCTGCTGTGGTGACGGTCCCGGCGCCGGCGAGGCTCAGCGTGGCCGGGATAATAATGGCCGGTGCGCTGATCGTGCCGGCACCGATGACCGTGACCCCGGCCCGAGTGATGGCCGTATTGGTCACCAGGCCGGCGCCTGCCAGTGTGAGTCCAGCAAGCTGCACAGCGACTGTGGTAACCGACCCGGCACCCGCCAGGGACAAGGCGGCGAGCTGCACCGCCGCTGTGGTCACGCTGCCCGCGCCGGTCATGGTGACCGCGGCACTCTGAACGCCGAGGACCACAATGGACCCTGCGCCGGTGATCGTAACCCCGTTGATGTTGGCTGCGGTGACCAGGCCCGCACCTGTGAGCGTCAACCCGGCTAGCTGCACCGCTGGGAGGATGATGGTTCCTACGCCCGCGATAGCCAGGGCCGCGGGGACGATCACCGCTGGTGCGTTTACCGTCCCCGCGCCGATAACTGTGATCCCGGCACTGATGATGTCGCTATTGGTGACCAGGCCCGCACCCGTGAGCGTCAATGCGGCTAGCTGAACCGCTGAAAGAGCGATGGTTCCTGCGCCAGCGATTGACAGTGACGCAGGGATGATCACCGCGGGCGCAGCGATGGTCCCAGCGCCGATAATCGTGTTCCCGCCGCTGATGATGTCCGAGTTCGTCACCGACCCGGCGCCGGCGAGGGTGTCAATGGCGGACTGCACCGCCGTGTTCGTCAAGGCACCCGCACCGGCTAGGGTGACCGGCGACGAAACAACCGAGGTGGTGGTCACCGCCCCCGCGCCGGCGAACCCAGCCGGGTCGTTCGGCGCCAGAATCGTCGCCGCCGTGGTTACCGAACCAGCGCCGGTGATAGATAGCGCACCCTGGAAGGTGACCGGGCCGCCCGCATCCATCGAGGACGGCGGCGGTGCGGTGGGGCGGCGGCGCATCCGGCGCATCTTGTCCCGGCGGCGGGACACCGCGATGGGGAAGCTGTCTGGCGCTGGTGAGACAACGATCGTCTCGATGTTGCTGCTGACCGTGGTGGAAACGGTGGCGGTCTGCTGCGTCACCGTAGTAGCGGCGGTGAGTTGCTGAGTGAGGACTGCCTGTTCTTCCTCTGCCGACCCGGAGACGTTCGTGCAGCCGTCAGCCTGGCTGGTGACCGTGCCCCCGGTGCCCCCGGCCGGAGCCACTGCGGTCACCTGCACGGACGCGGTGGTCGGCCGTAGACCTGTGATGTATATGATCAGGTCAGACGCGGTGGCCGGGGTGATCGCCCCATAGGTGATGGTCGTGGATGCGGTGCCGCCGAGCGTGTTGACGTAGACCGCGGTACCGGCCCAGTTCCCCAGCGCCAGGCAGGAGACGATGAACGTCACCGCCGACGAAATAGTCAGCGTCGGCGTATCAGTCGCGGACCCGTCAGAAACTCGCTCGTAAACGGCAAGGTTGTCGTTAGTCTGCTGGGTCTTGTGTTTGAGCGTCCAGCCGGTCGGGTCGGTCAGCGTGACCGCGGACCCGGACCAGGCCGCCGCCAGAATCAGCTTGTCCCCGGCTACCGTTCCAGCTGGGACGCCCGGTGCCCGGGTTGCGCTGGCCGTAGTAGAAGCCGCGCCATCTTGTGCAACACCACGGAATATGACCTGCCCCATGCAGGCCCTCCTGTCAGCCGCCCTGGGTGACGGTGACCGTCATCGCCACGATGGCATAGGTCAACTTTCCGCGTACAGCTTGGCCCAGTCAGGGGTGACCGTGTTCCCGGCGGTGCCCGCGCCGAGAATGATCGCCGGCCACAGGTACATAACCTGCTGCGGGTCGAACGTGGTGAACGTGACAGCGGTGTTGGCCGCCGGGCAGGACACCTTGAACGGTGAGGCGAACGCCAGCGACTCCACCCAGCCTGAGGTGACCAGGGTCGAGTTCGCCCCCGGTGCGCCAAGCGCCCGCAGTTTGATGTGCCATTCGGCGCGGAACCGGGCCAGGGTCACCGCCCCGCCGGGGGTGTTGGTGCCGGAGACCGCATGCAACTGGTTGGTGGTGCTGAAGGCCGCCGGGTTGGCCTGGCTCATGTACAGCAGGAACGCGAACGTGGGGATGGTCGCGGTGGCGGTCAGGCCGCCTTCGATTACCAGCTTCAAACTGGACGCCTGGTCGCCCAGTTTGAACATTTGCCCGGCCGGGACCGTGATAGCGGGCCACCCGTTGCACATCGTGGACCCGGGGCTGGCGGTCGGGACACTGGCCGACGCCGCTTGCGAGTAGGAGAACAGAGTCTCAACAACCCGGTCATAACCGGCCACAGGGCCTCCGTCCTTTTAAGCCGCGCTAACCGACACAGCGTTTTGAGCGACAGCGAACGTGTTCCCGTTCGCCACCACAACAGGGTCGCCGTTCCAGTTCCCGAACCAGCCACGCGCCTGCGACGAGTCGATGATTTCCAGCGAGTGAATGCTCCAGTTGCCGCCGGAACCGTTCACCCACTGCACACCGGCGAAGTTCGGCAGTGTCACCGCTGAGCCTGCGGAGGAAGCAGTCGAAGCGGTAGTGAGCACGAACCCGTTAGCGGTGTACCCGGTGCCGGTCAGTTCCGTGCCGGACGCCGCCGCGGTCGAGTCGGTGGACGTCAGCTTCATCGTCATCGCTGTCGTGGTGGCGTACTGGGTGAACGCGGTCGGCTTCGCACCTGTCGCAGTCGGCAGCGAACCGTTCAAAAGGTTGGTGATCAGCGTGTTCGAAATGCCAGACATGGCCTACCCCGTTGCCAGTTGCATGTTCACCGGAGACGTCGCCGTCTTCGAACCAGGAACCACCGTGATCGTCAGCGGGCGGCACACCGTGCAGCCATCAATCCCAAGCCCGCAGTGACCGCCGGGGCACGGCTCACCAACCGGGGTAAGCACCGCGCAATCCACCACCGCGCAACCGCCGTGGCCACCGGCGCAGTTGTTCGCAGCCTTACCGTGGTGGTGGTCCTGCGGGCAACAGGAACAGGCACTTCCCGCACCAAGGTCAAACGCGGCATCAGGGTCAGTGTGCGGACAATCCGGCTTTCCGCAGCGCATCGCCTGCGGGGCCATCTCACATTCGGCGTAATGCGTACGGTGACACTGGTTGCAACTGATAGCCAGCATCCGGCCATCCTTTCGTCCAGGTCAACCTTACTCGGCGACCCGCCTGAGTTGGTGATTGTAGAGACCCCAGCCAGCTTTGCCTTCCGCGTTGAGTTGCTGCATCCGGGCAGAGGAAGCAGCCCTGCGCTCCGGCGTCATAGCCCGCGAAAGAGCAACGCGCGTCTCTGGCGTGAAGTCGTAGCGCCGATGACACGAGTGACACAAAGGCACGTAGTCAGCCCACGGGGCCTTACCGTCTTCACCGTGGACCTGTGCCCATTCGTGAGCGGTCTTGCTGATACCGTCCTCGGCGCAGCGCACACATTCGTGTTCGGTGGCCTTACCCCGCAGCCTGCGCACCCGGCGGTGCAAGTTCATATAGCCGTTACCATCGCCCAGATCAGGACGGCTGTGATGACCGCATGTACAGCTCGGCGGACACATCACTCCCTTCCGGGGATGGCCCTTATGCCGGTTGCAGGTACACCCTGACGCGCAAGGATGACTACGACTGGCGGGGTCATGCTTACCGCACCGACAATTAGGAGGGCATTTCATGTTTATTCGGCTATTTTCACGTAAAAGTCGAAACCGACGGCCAGCGCGGAAATCTGCCAAATCACAAGCTGGTTCACCGCCGCGCCGGCCCACAGGACGAACTCACCAGGTGCCCACGTGAAAATCGACCCGGCACCGGGAACCGCCTGCAACTCCCACCTGCGCATGAAGTTCGCTGGCGCGGTGGGCTGCAAGGTGCCGAACGACGTGGTGACCACAGTGTGACCAGCGGCACGCCACGGCGTAAGCGCCTGCACCGTGGAACCACCGACGGTGCCTGTGCCTGCCGCGGAGGGAACACCAATGCCAAGTTCTGCGGCGACACCGGTGACGTTGAAAATGCCAATTTCCCGGATTTCCGGTGGCCCCGTCCCCACGGCGATGGTCGCTGGGACGACGGTGCCGACCGGCCCAGCGGCAGCGCCTGTCGTCTTAGCAAGGCCGATCTCGTAGATGATTTCAGCCATTTATTCGCTCCGGGTGCTGGTCCTGCTGCGCGCGCCACGCTGGTCAGCGCGATGCGGGTTGGCCGGTACCGGGTCGTTCTCCGATTCCAGTTCGGCGGCCGGTTCGGGCCTGGCCACGTCGTAGTGCACCCGCAGCGGCTCGAACAGGGCCTGGTGGTCACGGAGAATCGGATGCCCGGCGGCGACGATAGTCACCCCGGCGGTCAGGAAAATCGGCTGCCCGCCGAAGTCGAAGTTGGCCGACTCCTTGGCGACGTAAAAATCTGGTGCTGCCATTTAGTCCCTCCTGGGTATGGCGCGGAGCCAGCCATGCTGATGCCACATGTCACTACCTTCAGGGTAATGCGGGTGGCGTACAGTTTCCACATCGTGGCCGCTGGCGGTGAGCAGGGTTTCGCATTCTTCTTTCAGCCCTGGGGCGTGGAACTCTATCAGCCACTTCGTCCCGCATGCGGCCATGAGCATCTGACCGCCGCGGAGAACCGCCGCTTCGTGGCCTTCGGTGTCGATGACCACCAGGTCCGGGTCGCCGATGTCATCGGCGAGAGTGTCGAGGGTGGTGCACGGCACCGCGTGCAGTTTCGCCTCACCCCAGTCCGGCAGCGACCACTCCATCCCGTCGGTGCCGGGGGTGACCCATTCCCCCTTGCTGATAGCCATGGGTACTTCAGCGAGCTGCACCGTGCCGACATGGTCGGAGACAGCGACATTCATCAGCAGCGCCCACGGGATATGCGCTTCACGTCTTTGGTCTTCCAGGTCAGGTTCAGCCCACGCATGGAACCGCTGCCGGAGGTCACCGTAGGAACCAGGTTCGGGTTCGCAGGCGATGATGCCCCGGTACCCGAGGGCAGCGAACTGGGCGAAGTTTTCACCTTTCCTCGCGCCGATGTCGAACGCGAGGTCACCAATAAGGTCACGCCATAGGACCGGTTCGACGGAAGGCGGGTCAGATGGCACCAGAGGAGGCAGTTCAGGCACTGATTCCTCCACGGACGGTGTCGAGCTGGTATTTGCCTGGTTCGCGGTGCGGGCGGAACGATTGCGCCTGGGAGAACGCAAACGACGTTTCGCTTGACGCCCAGCCTTCGAGGCGGCCGATGTTCTGCGACCTGGAAGCATCCGGCACCACGCACAGCTTGTCATGGTTCGGCAGGATACGGGTCGCTATGTTCCAGTCCCAGCCAGAATCGAACCCCTTGGTGCCGGAAGTGCAATCCCAGTCCCAGTCCTTGGCGAACATGGGCCACCGGTCCCACCACGTACCCCAGCACCAGGCATTGAAGTACGGCGTAAGCCGCACCTGCCACTGGTCCGCGTCACCGTCATCAGCAGGCTCGTGTTTGTCCCACCCCTGCCCGCCAGGCGAATGAGCGCATACCGCAGCGACCTGCTCGTTGCTGGCGAACTCCGTTGCGGCCCAGGCGAAGTACTCCAGGATGTCGTCGGACACCACCACGTCTTCTTCGCCGAAAATCACAAACGCCGGTTCGGGGGACCAGTTCACCATGTCAGCGAACAAGGCGTCGCCCATGTCGCCGATAGCCCTGTGCATGCCCATGTTCGGCACGGGGTCAGGGTGAACAATCACACCAGGGCGGTGCATCAGTTCGCTCTGCTGGAGGACGGCTGTCATTTCCCGTTCCCGGTCGCTACGGCCCATCGCGACGTAGAACTCTTGCACTTCGCCGATACCCCGGGCTTGTTCCCACGATTTGACAGTTTCCCGCCAGTAGTAGGGACGCTTACAAGCGGTCGTGGCGACAGCCATGTCGGCTGGGGTCACCAGGATGCACCCTTCGGCACGTAGGCCCGCACCGTGCCGCAGCGGACCGGCAGGGGGTATCTCACGCGCCTTCCTCATGCGCCGAATGGAACAGCCCGGTGCCGCACGCCACGCAAGCCGCCATGTTCATCGGGTCCGGCGTGAACGGGTGCTTCACCTCCTGCGCGTCCGCGGTGGTGCCGTCGATGCCGTACGCCTGACGCACCGGCTCACCGCGGTTCTCGAACTGCTGGTCAGTCACGACTGCCTCGCAATTGCGGCATTACCCCAGAACATGACTTCCTCCAGATGAGTGATGGCCAGGGACTTCTCCCGGCCTTCGGGAAGCATCGCGTTCAGGTTGTAGGCGAGCACCTTGCAGCCCTGCCTCACATCGTGATGCTCGTTGACCCGGAACTGGTCCGGCGGGGGATGATGGCCGAACCTGGCATCAAGATCGTCAGGGCTCACTTGTGACCCTTCTTCTTCTCGTCCTTGGTGCCGTCAAGCTGGAACGGCACCGCGTACCCGCCAGCGGAATCGACATCCAGTGACATGACACGCATCTGCCCGTCACCGGTACCAGCGTCCTGCACCTCGACGATCTGCGGCTGCTCAGTCTTCTTGTCGGGCATTGCTTCCTCCTATCGCGCGGGCCACCCGGCCTCGAACCCGGGGATACCCAACCGGAACAACCACGGCAGCGACCGGACACGCGGGTCATCCGCTGCCACCATCCCGAACGAGTTGCCGTTGCTGTACGCGCTGTTGCCATTAAGCAACATGACTACCTTCCTTGAACGTAGTGACCTGCCGTTATGTCGAGCGGCTAACATTTCGGCCATGGACAAGCCTTTTCATACACTACCAGGCCGTGGTCTGAACCAGTTTGGCGGACAACGCCGCTCCCGGACGTAGCGCGGCCACGTCCCGTCCACATCCACGGCCACCATCTGTACATCATGATGCTCACCGTGGTAGTACCCGTGCCCCCCCGCGAGGATGCGCCGTTCCAGGTCCGGCAACTCCCGGTGACATGACACTGTCAGCTTCTCGTTCTGCGCCTGCGGACCACCCAACCAGGACAAATGCCACCCACCGTCCGCAAGCAGCCGGTACGCAGGCCGCCCATCACGAACCGCAGACAGCTTCTGCCCCTTGATGTACTTCGCCAGGCCGATCACCGAACCAGGCATCGGCGCCGGGTACAGCCAGTCCACCGCACTATGACAGGTCCGCATCAGCAGCCCCGCCGGCGGCCCGCCGTACGTCATCAGGTGCTGCGCCGGGATTTCGTCCGCGTCGGCGATCAGCACCAGGTCGTCGTCGGCGGCGAGCTTGTCAATGGTGGCGCACATGGCGTCCCGCTGGGCATGTTCACGCACCCACGGGTCCTCTGCGTCGGGCAGCTCCGGCACCACCACGTGGAATATCTTGTCCCACCACCGGTTGAACCGGCCTTCGTTCGCCGCGTAGAAAAGCGGCTTGTCCCGGCCGTGGAAATCCTGCAACGACTCGACAAGGACATGGTTCACTTCCACGCCGTATGCCTCGAACTCCTCGAACCGGCACTGGGCCATATCCAGCTCGTTGCGGAACATGAACGTGTCCCAGATCATCATGAGATGTGCAGCCCCTCTTTAAACGCCGCCCATGTTTGCGCCGTGTAAGGCTCACCGCCGAGTTTCTCAATATCAGCGTTCAGCCCGTCCGCGCAATACGTGTCAAACGCGATCCTGTCTTTCCATGCCAGCCCCACGGACCTGGCGTACGTGTCGTCGTACTCGGCACCACCGCCGCCGGTGAAGTGCAGGTGCGGTATCTCCACGTCATGCAGGTATGTGATGCCGCATGCCTTCCCCCAGGCCATCCACACCGGGTCCAGCCACATGTGCCTGATCGACGGCACAGCCAGGTAACCGAGCGTGGTGACAGTGTCCGCGCTGGTGAACAAGTGGCAGCACAGCGACCCGGGCTCGCGCGGGTACTTGTCGTTGCCGAACGCGAACCGGGTCTCCTCCAGGGCATCTATCAGGTGAACATCCCACCCGTTTGTCACCGGCACGTTATCGTCGCCGATATGGCCAAGGAACTTGTACCCCTCCGCGGCGGCGTCCTCAGCGAGCCGGTTGATCCACGGGCCTACGTTGGTGAGCGAATCACTGACTGTGTATTCAACCCCGTCCAGCCGGGGATAGCTGGCCTCATCATCAGCGTCCAGGCCAACGATGAGCCTGGTGAAGCCCTGGCACGTGCCCTGCATCGCGTCATGCAGGCGCTGAATGTTCCGCGGGCGCCCACGTGACGGGACGATCACCGCCAGGTCTTTACGCATCCCTGATCACCTGATCCCAGTCTTCCACTTCGGGGAACGTGCCCCGCATCACAACATGAGCGCCGTTGGCGAAGCTTTTCACCTGCATCGAGTCGCTGGACGGATGCACCTGGCTCATACCCATCAAGCCTGCTATTTCCAGGGCCTGCCTGTACTCCCGGTCTTTATTACCGCCGATCACGACGAACTCCACCTCGCCTGGTTCATCAGCAAGAAGCACCAGGCGGGACAGGTCCGCGGCCAGGGTCGGCTCAGCTCCGGTGACCACCGACACCAGCCGCGGGTTCGCAGGGACACCTTCCAGCAGCGCAGCGAGCTTCGCCAGGTCTTTCGCCCGTTCCCGTTCCATCTCCACCGCGTGGAAAGTAGCCACATTGGCAAGCTGATCCCGTGCCAGGGCTGTGGCGTCGCGGACCTTCCGGTGGCTTACCGTCACCGGGATGTGCCTGGTCCGGCGGAGCTGCTCACCCAGGGCAATGATCCACATGTCGATGGAGTGGTCAAGGCTGAGCCGCCCCAGGCATTCGAACCAGGCCGCCGGGATCACCGGGAAACAATTCATCCCAAGCGCCTCGGGCACATAAGACCACAGCACCGAGAACGGCAGCCCGCGGATGTAAGCGTCCCAGCCGTGTGTCCGCATGACCGCGTCGTCGTTCCAGATGAAAAGCCAGTCACCCGTTGCGAACTCGGCCAGGTCGTTGTAATACCGGTGCAGTCCGCCGTACCCGTAACGCTCAGGCGACACGTGGACGCGGATGCTCGGCGTGCCCGGGGGGTAGGGAATGTGGTCGTCGGGGTCAACGGCGATGCAGATTTCCACGTCGTCGGGCCGGGTGGCGTTGTTAAGCAGGGATTCGACACTGTGCCGCATCATCGTGTCCCTGCTGCGGGTGGGCAGCAGAACCGAAATCTTCTCGGTCACGGCGCCAGAAGCGGCACATCAAGCCGCTCGGTGTCTGTTTCGTAGTCCTCCCCGGTGCGCGGCCCCCTGGTGAACACCAGCACCGTGGTGTCTTCCAGAGCCCGCCAGGCATGCGCGATACCAGCGGGCTCGCAGAGCATCGTGCCGGCGCCGAATTCCACGGGGACGCCGTCAACGGCGACGTGCTTACCAGCGACGAGCATCCGGCCGGACAGGATGTACGTCCACTGGGTTGTGCGTTTGTGAATGTGGTTGCCGCGTACCGCGCCCGCACGGGTGAAGATGTGCGTCACGCCGTCGATGATGGTGCTGCCGAACATGTTCAGCAGCGGCTGCAACGGCAAGTCCTGGATGATGCCACGGCGGTCTTCGAACCGGTCAGCCACGTGCAACCTCCGCGATCTTCGGTTCGGGCAGCGGGATGATGAACTTCCCCTGGTAGCCCTTGCCGGTCAGGGACTTCATGATGTCGCCGGCGATATGCCAGGAAAAGATTAGCGCGTACGGAGGCTGGTCTGCGATGAGCTTCGCCTCATCCACAACGGGAATCTGAGTTCCCGGCATCGTCTTGCCGATTTTCTCGCTGCCGGGAACCTCGCACACGCAGGACACATAACCAGAAATCCCGGCGAAGTGGATCAGCGGCGTCGCCCTTGTGGTCGCCCCGATGCCGTAGATGCCGCCGGAAAGCCCGCCGAGCAGCCTTCGCAGTTCCAGGCCGGCCTGGTTCGCCCGGTTGGTCAGTCCGCCGAACTGTGGTGCCTTCGCGGCGAACACCCGCATCGACCCGCCGTGGGTGTCGATATGCTCCACGGCCTTTACTTGAAGCCCGCCGTTTTCCAGCAGCCGGGTGAGCGTCCCAGGCGTGTAGTACCGCAAGTGCTCGTGGTAAACCGTGTCGATCTGCAAGCCGTGCTCCACGGCGCTGAAGTCGTGGCACTCGGTGACGAACACGCCCGTGGGGGACAGCAAATCAGCGACGCCGCAGACAAAATCCACCGGTTCCGGGACATGCGCCAGAACATTCGTCGCGGTCACCACCTCCGCCTGGCCGTAATCCTGAACGATCCGCCACGCCAGGTACGAGGTGAAAAAGTCCTGGTAGACGTTCATGCCTTTGGACTGGCATTTCAGTGCCTGCCTGGTGGGCTCCACCGCCACCTTGGTGCACGCCTGCGGGAACGCTTCCAGCAGCGTCCCGTCGTTCGCGCCGATATCCACCACCAGGTCGTTTTCCCGCAGCAGCCACGACACCTTGTTCGCCAAGCCCTCAAAATGCCACCGCAGCGCCTTAGTGTTCCCCGAAGCGTACGGGTGATCCGGCGGGAACAGTTTCTCCTGCGGCACCGCGTAAGACAGTTGCACCAGGAAACAGTTCGTGCACCGCCGCAGCTTCAACGGGAACACTTCACTGCTGCCGTAAGCCTCAGCGACAGGCTGATCACCCATGTCAAGCAGGACCACGAAGTTATGCCCGCCGCACAGCGCGCAGGACCGAATCTCAGCCATTGTTCTGGTACCACGTAACAGTCGCCGACAGGCCGTCCTTGAACGGCGTCCTGACAAGGTTCCCGATGCCGGCGAGCTGGTCCATCTTCGTGGTGTCGGGCAACCGCTTCGGCGGGGAGCCCTTAGGCAGCGTCCCGGGGATCACCTTGACCTGCTTCCCGTAGCAGGCCGCTACCTCGTGGGCGACCTGCTCGATGCTCCGCTCCACCATGGTGCCGACGTGGTACACGCCGGTCTGCCCCTTCTCCAGCAGCAACGCCAACTGCTCCACACAATCGCTGATGTAGCAGAAAGACCTGGTTTCCAGGCCGGTGCCCTGGATGGGGAACGGCAGAATCGCCGCGCTGGGCTGCTCCTTAACAAGCTGGTTCATCCGCAGGCAGAACTCCGGGATGACATGCTCACGGCCCATGTCGGGACCGTAAATGTTATGCGGGCGGGCGATCACGGCCCGGTCCAGCACCCCGGTGCGCTGCCACGCCAGCGTCACCAGCTCGGAGGCGATCTTTCCGCCGCCGTAGGAGTACCGGGGGTTCAGCACATCCGGGACTGTCAGCGGCACATCCTCACCGGTAGGTACTTCCGGTGCCACCTGGTACGCCTCGCTGCTGGACACCAAGAGGAAATCACCGCAGCCCCACTGTTCGCACGCCGACATCAGGTTCAGGACGCCCCGCAGCGCCACGTCCAGTACCTGCCTGGGCTCCGCGTAGAACGTCTGCGTGCCTTGCAGGTACGCCAGGTGAATAACAGCGTCCTGACCCTGCACAGCCCGGTGGACCTTCATCTCGTCGCGGATGTCGCCAGGGATCAGGTTCACCGGGGTGTTCCGCAGCCGTTCAGCCTTCCCCCTGGACAGGTCATCCAGCACGGTGACCTCATGGCCGAGGCCGTACAGGTGCTTGCAAAGACTGCTGCCGATGAACCCGGCGCCGCCGGTGACTAGAACCCTCATTACGCCTCCACGTAGCGGAAGTGCGGACTGTCTATTTCCACCCGGCCGGGCTTGGGCATGTTCGGCAGCATCCCTGCCTGGACGCTGTCACTGCTCGAATGCCGGTAGTAGTACAGAACCCTATCCAGGTAAACCTCCGCCTTCACGTGCGGCCTGACACCGCCCCGCCAGGTGAAATCCTCCGGCCAACCCTGCGAAAAGTCACCTATTCGCGCCAGATCGGCACGTACCGGCTGCACGTGGGTCAGGTCCCGGTACAACACGCCAGCGGCCCAATCGTCACGCGGGGTGTTGACGATACTGTTCAGCACCCTCACCGGCAGGCCGCCGTCCCGGGTGTAGATCGTCTCGAATCCCACCACGTCAGGACCAGCTTCGAGGGCAGCCAAAATGACCGGCACATAGTCGTCGGCTACAGCGTCGTCGTCATCTATGAAACTGACGTACTCGCCGCGGGCCGCATCCAGCAGCACCTGCCGGTACACGCCCACCGGCTTCTCGCCGTTGTTGTGCAGTGCGACTATCTCCACGTCATCGCCGGTTATCTGCGACAGAACCATCCCAACCAACCCAAGGAACCGGGACTGCCGGTAACCAATCGTCGGGATCAGGATGCTCCACTTCACCGCAGTGCCTTCACTGTCGCGACATCCGCCGCCATCCGGTGAGCCTGCCATTCCAGGTAGGCCCGGTAGTCCCGGTGGTCGGTGTGGAAGCCTCCGGCGTCGCCGTAGGTGGCATCCATGGAGGCTTTGCCGGTGGTGTGGTGGAGGTGCTCAACTATCACGTCAGGGTTATACACCAGGCACCCGGCGGCGTGGCCCAGGTCTGACCACACGTTGTCCACGCAGTAATGACCCAGGGCGGGCAGGCACATCCAGCCCAGCGCACGAACTATCTCCACACTGATCACCGGCGCTGTCGCCAGGCGTTTACCCATCGCCAGGTCATCCCCGTAAGCGATACCAGGCCCGCCGGTTTTCGACACCGACATCATCAGCTTCTGGTCCCACCCCACCGTGCGAGGCAGGTGATCGTCGCCGAACGACGCAAAATGGGTGAACCCTTTATCCAGCGCGGCCAAGGCCAAGACGTTCGTCCACCCGGCCAGAGACTTCCGTGGCCCCACCGTGTACGTCACGTCCGCCCCACCAGCGGCATCCATGTACACCGGCAGGTACACGTCGTCATCGTCGAGGCCAACCGCCACCGTGGTGTCCTTCGCCCTGGTGACACGCAAAGCGTCGATCATCCTTGCCAGCCCCGCCGGCCTGCCTCTGGACGGGACAATCACCAGCAGCCGGTACAGCATCTGGTCAGTCTTCTTCGCCGGAGGTGACACGCTCTGCCTCCGGGCACGGGGAAACGTGGTGAATGGACCGGATTTGACTACGCCAGAGTTTGACAATGGGCGCTCCGCAGCCGGTACAGACAAGCAAACCATCGGCGTTCCTGACCACCCTGACACCATCGGCAGGTGTCACCGGCCCGCTCACAGCTTCGCCTCTATGGCGGCAAGAGCCGGAATCCAGTACTTCTCCAGCACCGTATCCACGTCATACTCCTGAGCGTGCGCCCGGGAAGCGGCACACTTCGCCCGATACGGCCCGTCTCGTTTGTACGCCTTCTCGAACGCTTTGACAAGCTCAGCAATGAGCGGCTTGTCCCACCAGGAGTCATGACCAGGCCGCCAGTACGGTTCCGACTTCACCTCGTACGCGACCGGGCCGACCACCTCGTGCATGGCGCTGCCCCACCCGCCGGCGCCGTGCTTCCCCGGCCCGTACTGGTCCTCCCCAGTGCCCCTGGTGGACACCACCGGAACACCGCATGACAGGGCCTGCAACGCGGGCAAGCCAAACCCTTCGGCGAGAGACGCACCAGCGTAAAGGTCAGCGATGCCGTAGTTGGACCGGAGCGTTTCCGCACGGATCATCCCGGCGGTCAGCAGGTACTGGTCGGTCCAGGCGATCCCGTCGAGGCAGCCCATCCGCGCTGCGGTGTACGGCAAGTCCAGCCCGCTGTTTGTCGTTTGCAACGTGTGGCACATCAGCAGGGCGTCAGGGTGCTTGACACGGAACCGGGAGAACGCCGCGAACAGTTCCGCGTAGCCTTTCCGGTCATGGGACAGGTTCGCCGCGTCGGTGAAGATGATGAACCGGTCGTCGAGACCGAGGGCTTCCCTGGCGGCTTTCTTATCCGCCGGCGGCACCCACAGCGTCTTGGTGTCGATGCCGTGCGGCACATAGGTGGAGCTGTGACCAACTTCGGCGAGCTGCTTCTGCGCGAAATGTGTTAGTGCCAGCAGGTGCGTCTTCACGCCGGCGTTTTTGGCGTTTTCCAGTTCGTTGCTGTCACGGGTGGACAGCGGCGAACAGTCCACCGGAATCCAGAACGCCACGTGACGGCCGCGGAGTGTTTCCTTCGGCAAGGCCCACTGATCCATGAGCGCTATCACAAGGTCGGCTTTGAAATGTTCGGCGTGCTTCCCGATGATGTCGCCGCCGTAGTTATGCTGCCCGCCAGGGTAGACGGGGATGCCTTCCCATCTGGTCATCCCTCCTAGATGACCGTAAAACGACGAGATCGCCACCTCGTGACCGAGTTCAACCAGTTTCCTAGTCCATACGCCTGTCTGTACCCCGTATCCGGTGCCTGCCCAGGCGGCATTACTATGCCACAAGATACGCATTACGAACAATCAGGGCAGTTGCGGCCCACCCGGTCAATACGCTGGCGGCGTATCTCGGCGACACGGATAAACACCGAAACGTTGGACCGCCAGGACTCGTTGCTGCGGCCCACGTGCCCGCAAGAGAACTGCGACAGCGGCGCGTTGACCGCAACACTGCGACTGCTACCTTCGGTCATAGACGGTGCCTTTTCTCGACTAGGCGCCGTTTGCGGGGCCGGGAGTTTCGCTCATGCTCCCGGCCCCTTCACGCCTGGCTGATACCCGATTCAGGATACTACTTGTCCGCAGGCTCCGCGGGAATCTGCCCCGTAGCGGGATCGCGCTGCTCGGCGTACGGATCGCTTTGACCATCCACGTAGGGCCGCTCCGGGTCAACCATCACCGGAACCTGCTCCCGGGGCTGGGCCGTCGGGTCAACACTGGGAGCCTGCGGGTCAAACTCCCCCTCAGACTCCGTGCCGGACCGCTCGTCAGCACCGGCCTTCTTGCCGTCCTTGCTCTCCATGCTCTTGTTCCCAGTCATGCCTCAACCTTCCTCTTGGGGATTGAACCACGACCTGTCTTGCCCACACGCGGAAGGCCAAACCTGTCTACCCAGCGGACTTCTGCTGGGCCTTCTTCCGCTGCGACCGCACCAGCACCGTCAGCGGGACACCCTGCGCCGACCACGCGATCTCCTGCTTCGGCACCGCCGCCCAAACCTCGTCGCCCTGCTCAACCTGCGTGGTGAACTGAGACGTCATCACGTACAGGCCACCACCGCCGTCTTCGGCAAGCTCCGGGCCGCCCACGTAGAAGTTATAACCGGACGAAGCCTGAGACTGCCCCGGCAGAGGCAGGGACGCGATCGTCACTTCCAGGTCACCCGCCTCTGCCGTATACACGCACTGAGAGGTACCCGGCTCGATGTCCTTGAAAAACGTGCGCAACGGCATGAGGTTCCCTTAGGGCATGTAGTCGATGGGCAGAACCAGGCCCGCGAAGTAGGTAGGACACTGGACGAACAAAGGCGACGGGCTCACCGTACCGCTTTGCGTGAGGGTGCCGAGCTGCTGCCCCTCACGTGGATGCAGGACCACAAGTTGCCCGCCGACGACGACTTCGGCGTCAACGATCGCCTCAGCTACGTTCGGTACCGCCACCGTGCCAGATTGCATTACAGCCTCCAGGTCAGATACCTGATTGTAGACATGAAACCGCCCCTCCCGGTGCGACCGGGAGGGGCGGTTCGCCTGGGGATTAAGGCGCGGGCGGCGGCACCGCGGCCTGCTCGGAAGCAGCCGCAGTGTCAAGGTCAGCCACGGCAGCCTTCAGCCCGGTGAGGTCCGGGGCCACGCCGGCGGCAACCTGCGCCTCCAGGGCGGCGATCTCGGCCTTGATCGCCGCGGTCGCGGTGTTCTCGGCCGCTACGTCAGTCTCGATTTCCTGCGCTGCGGCGTTGATGTCATCCTGTGCAGTCATGATCACGTCCAGTTTCTGGTTGATTTCGGCGAGCTGCGCCAGCACCCGTTGCTGGAACACCGTCTCAATGGCCACAACGCCAGCGTAGCAAGGGATTGGCCCCTCCCGTCTGCGAACCGGGAGGGGCCAATTCGGTCCCCAGTGGAGAGAGCCTACAGGGTGCTGAGCAGGCGGAATGCGTTGGGCACGAGCACCCGGCTGTTGTTAAACCAAATCGCGAGAATCCCTCGTTGGCCGACCGGGAACCGGTTGGTCGAGCCGAACAGGTGCGGGATCAGCTCGATGCCCATGCCGATCCGGTCCACGATCAGGAACTGGCTGAAGTCGCCCTGGAGCAGGACGAGGGAGCCAGACGAAATCGCCGTGGTCATCGTGGACAGTTCGTACGCCGGGTAGCCGTTGAACGTCGCCGGAGTACCAGCGGAAGGCCGCACCCACGAGTCGAACGCGGCCGAGGCGAGAGCCTGGAAGAGCTGACGGAACCGGTTGAAGGTCGTCTTCGACGCCAGGTAGGCGCTCTGCTGACGGAACCGGGGAGCCATCTGGTTTTCCAGGTTGTACAGGTCACCAATCGCCAGGGTCGCCGTACCCGCCGTGTTCACCAGCGAAGCGGGGCTGGAGTCATGCAGCGTCTGGATGACACCGTTGGCGTTCGGGGCGGTGCCGTTGCCGAGGGCGAACGAAGTTGCTTCCTCAACGTCCTTGGCATCCATCAGCAGGTTCGTCATCTGGGACCGCAGCGCGCCCCAGGAGACGTCCAGCTCGATGTTGAACGGCACGAAACCCTGCACCCGCGTGGTGCGGACGTTCGGCTGCACCAGCAGCGGGTCACCGGTCGCGGCTTCAGTTCCTTCAGCGACACGGTTGACAACCACACCAGCGGACGTCACGCCGTCCCATTCCTTGCCGGTGATCTGCTCCACCCGGGAAATCTGGCGAAGCGGGTTGATGGCCCCATTTGAGGACAAAATCACCGTTGGGTCGAGCTGGAACGGTACGGCGAAACCGCCTGCGGAGTCCACACCGAGCTGAAGGGCTCGCTGCTCCTCAGTGTTCAGGCCATTCACGCTCAGCGACCCAAGCATCTTGCCGAACGCCCGGTCGTAAAGCGGCGAACCGGTGACCAGGACACGCCGGGCCAGGGAGCCGCCCTCGTCATCCACCCGGTCAAGCAGGTTCGCGACCGTCTCCTGGCAGTCCTCGCGGGACTTCGGACCGGAATACCGGACCGCGTCCAGGGCACGCATCGCGTGCTCCCGGTACAGGGTGGGCACCTCGTCGAAGTTGTGCGCCTTGTGCCGGATCGCCGTCAGGTCGAAAATCTGCTCCGGCTTCATCGGGTTGTAGAACATCGGCCCGGTGCCGAGACGGTCCTTGACATAGGCGGGCGCGTTCCTGACCGTGGTGCCGTAACCACCCTGGCCCCCGCCGGGAGTGAACCCAACACCGGGGAAACCGATGCCAGCGTTGTCGATGCCCTCCATGGCACCCTCGTCGCCGCTCTCAACGATGGTCCGCAGGTACTGGGCGCGAGCCGTGGCGTCCTTAATGGCCCGCTGATGCTCGATCAGTTCCTGCTGAAGGGAAGTCCACTCGGTTCGGGTGTCGGCCGGAAGTTCGGCACCCATGTTTTCGGTGTCGATCTCTTGCAGCCGGTGCTGGACTTCCATGAGCCGCGCCTGCCGCTGGTCGATGGACATAAGTCCTTCCATCGTCTCGCTCTCCTTGATAGTGCTCGGGGGTGCCGGGTGCGGCTGCGGCCCTGGCTTAACGGCGGCCCCAGTGCTTGCGTCTGCGTTACGCGGGACGGCGGCGGCTGGCTTCCTGCCGGAACTGCTAGAACTCTTTGTATCACCCTTTGCCGCCTGAATGGCGCGTTCATGCGCCTCCAGGTGCGCCCTTGCTGCCGTCGCGTTCATCAAACCCTGAGCGCCGGCAAGGCGGCCGAGTGCATTACTGACACCATGCGCGTTCGGCGGGTCGCCTGGCTTGTAGTGGTGCGGGAGACCCCACGTGGCTTGCAACTTCGGGTCGCCCTTACGGCGGCCCGCGCAAACCGCGGCGTAAAACTTGGCCGGGTCATTCGACGCCGAACCCGCAGCCCACACCTTCCCCGCATCCCACGCGGAAGTGTCCACACTGCCATGGCTGTCATCGGCAGGTTCGGCGGCATCAGGTGCGGCACGCCCTTCCTTGTCCTTCATCGGCTTCCCCGGTACCGGCTTCTTCTGCTTCCCATCGGCCGTCCAATAATCATGGTCGGTGTCGGTGGAAGCCTTCGAGTCGTCGTCGCCGTCCTTATCGGGGTCAAACTTGCCAGCCTTCGACGCGGCGACACCAGTCGGCGTGCCCATATCGTCGGCGTCCGGCTCAGTTTCCTTCTTCTTCTTGCCCTTACCAGCGCGGCCTGAAGTACCGGGGTCGTGGTCGTGGTCGTGCAGCGCGTCGCCCTCGTGGTCGTGTTCATGGCCGTGCATTCCGTCGCCGTTGTCGTCGGGGCCGTCATAAGCGTTGTGGTTGTGGGAATGCGAACCGGTATGGGTGCCATGCGTGGCCACCGTAGTGTCACGCGCCGGTACTGGGCTTGCCATGTCATCGGCGGCCGGTGCCGCCGTGGCCCGCTCAGCTTCCACGTCGTCGTCCCTGGCTGAATTGGAAGTCATTCCTGCGGCTCCTGTCACCACCGCCGGGTACGCCTTATTGTCCGCCTGCGCGGACGCACCAGCGTCTTCGATATGCGCCCGCAGGTGCGCCTTCGCCTTCTGCTTGCTGTCGGTGGGGAACCCTTCGATGGAATCAGCCTTCAGAAGCGCGTTCCGGGAGGCGATAAGGTTCGCCGCGCCGGGGGTGCCATCGTCGTTGACGTGGTGGTGCGGCAGGTAACCATGCTCGGGCATGTAGTTGCCGCCGTTTCCCGCACCAGCGGCCTGATCGGCAAGGGCGTACACCGACTGCATGTGGTCCCAGGACGTGGGGAACTTCAACTTGCCGATTTCGGCCTTGGGGTCGTAGTCGGTCGTGGCCACGTCGGTGTGGTGAACCGGCACACCGGTCCGGCTCTGCCCGTTCAAATTGACGATCTCCATTGCCTGCTCAGGCGAGATGCCCATAGCCGCTAGTTCCTTCGCCCGGACCCCCATGATTTCCGCTGTGACAAACGCGGGGATCGGCGTCGGCCCGTACTCGATCAGGGCGATTTCCTGCCGGGTCACCAACGCCAGGTCGCCGTTGCGGTCAGGCATGTACTGCCCGCGGCCCTTATCCGGCGAAGACTTAACGAATACGCCGGTGTAGCTCATGCCCCGCAACGACTGAGACTTGATCGCCTCCAGAATCCTGTCGTTCTCCGGGCCTGGGTCGAACCGGGTGACGGTGTACAGTCCCCGCTGGTCCGGTTTCATCTCCAGCGGCTTGCCGAGTGGCACCGACCACATGTCCGACGGTGTGCCATCGAGGGACTTGGCGTGGTTGTACACGGAGAAAATCTGGTCGGCGCGGTCGGCGAGGGAACGGTTAAAAGAAGCCGGGTCGTTCTGCTCGTTGTAGTGCCCGTCCTGGTCTACGATCTCCGTCGGCGTGTTAAACACTGCCGCGTAGGCGATCACGTCACGGCCGGTGCCGCCCTTACGGATGTGGATGTCGTCGAAGACGTGAGCGCGGGTGACGGTGACAGAACGGTCGCCGTCCAGCGCGCGGCGTACCCGGCGTGCACTGTCAGTGCTCATCCGGCCCTCCGATGGCCCGCCTGTTTCCGTTAGAGCTAACCGTAACTGGTATATGGCGTTTTTGCTTTATCACCACGGGGTCCGAGTTCGTATCGGCGGGATGTGCGGCTTCGAGCTTCACCAGCTCTTCGCCTTCGGCCGGATAGTGCTTACGAAGGTGGTTAGCGAGCCGTTGCGCATGATCCGCCGCTGATTCCAGGTGATTGCCAAGATGGTCCTGGTTGAACTCAATGTTGTCAGGCGTATTTGAATCCCGCAGATGACCAAGGTGCCTGCGGGCGTGCGCCAGGTCATGCGACACCGTTTCCAGCAGATGCGCCGTGGAAATCTCCACATGGTCCGAACCGCCGGGCTTCACCTTCCCGCGGCTCACCTCCACCAGGTCAACCACCGGCCTCGACTTCGCCAGCTTCGGCAAGCCAGGCTGCTGCGGCTCCGACGGCGCCGCCATGCCCGGGGGCTGCAACTGCACCGACAGCAAGCCGGTGTGCTTCAGCAAGCTCATGTCATTGTTCGCGACAGCCTGAATCACCGAATCGGGTTCGAAGCCTTCCCGCACCAGGGTGGTGATCGTGGATGCTTGCGACTGCGCCACCGCGGCGATGTCCTGCGCGTCTTCCCGCATGAACGGCACCCGCGCGTCGAACCACAGGTTCGCCCCCGGCGGCACCTGCATGACCGATTCCAGCGCCGCACACGCGGACATCCACAGGTGGTACATGGTGCCGTCAGAAAAACGCCTGCGGGCGGAGTTGAAGTTCCCCGCGTTCAGCGACGATCCCTGAAGTCCCTCGGAGAAGCCCACCCAGGACGGCGGGACACCCGCCGCAGCAGCCAGCCGGGATTCGCCTTTCCCCTGCGTTGCGGCGAAATCAAGCTGCTGGAAGTCCTTGCCGACCGTGACCGGGTCCGCGCCGCCACCAAGGTAGAGAGTCTTGTACGCATTGAACGCGCCCTTGTGCTCCTCTTCCATCAGGGCCTTGAACTTCGTCACCATGTCAATGGGGATGGTGGGGTCAAACTTGATCGCCAGGTTCGGCGTCGCGGCGTTCTGGAAAAACCTGGCCTTGTGCTCCACCGCCAGCGAGTCCGCCTGCACTTCGCGGATACACGAAGTAAGCCACGACATGCCGAGGAACTGGAAGTTCGGGTCCGGCTGCGACGCGTAATGCGCCACCTCTTCCGGGAGGAAAAACTTCGCCCTGCCCGACCGCGGCCAGTACGCGTACCCGGCGACTTCGACGTCTTCGGCGTCCATCGGGAAATCGGCGTCGAGCTGAGACCCGAGGATGATCGTCACTAGGTCAGGGCGGAGCCTGGCCAGCCGGTCGCCACGGGGCCGGACGATGTAAGCGTTCCCGGCGATGGAATTGTCAATTTCCATCCGTGCCAGCAGGTTCGAAGTGAGACCGCCTGGCCACGGGTGCTCCAGCACCGACAGGTCGGGGGAGCCGAACAGGTCACCAGGGTCGGAGCCCTTGAACCTGGTCCACTGGAACCTGATCTGGGAGAAAGCCTGCATCCTGGCCTGGACCAGGGCGAACACTGCGGTGTTGCCGTGATGGGCGGCGATGGTGGAGCCAACAATGCGCTCCTCCTTGACGTTGCCCATCGTGGTCTGGATGAGCGGGTACGTCAGGCCGCCGAACTCGAAAAGGGCGGACCATTCGTCGATGTTCAGGGACATGTCACGCTGCGACGGCGCGGGAGAGTTCCGCTTAGCCACCGCGGCGTTGACGCGTTCCAGAACGCCCATTACGGGTTACCCTCCGGTGTTACGTGCAGCCTTCATTTCGCGCAGCGTCTTGGTGTCGGCGCGTGCGGCGCTCCACCCCTCAGCGAACGCCAGCGCCGTCCACACGGCAGCGAACCACACCACGGTGAACATTTTCGCGACCGCCCAGCCCATGACGAAAAGTGTCACAGCGAACAACCGGGCCACGGTTTCGATGAAACTGACTTCACGGGCACGGGCGGTGACGTCTTCGTAGTCCACCCGTTCCAAAAAGGTTGTCATTGAGGCCATGACAGCATCGTAGCCGCGGCGAGCAGGCAAAGCCTCGTCGCGGCTACGTTTGCCAGGCTAATTCGCCGGCGTCGCAGCGGCGCACTTCCCGGCAGTTACGGCGCCGCATGACTAGCAGGCGACGCCGGTGTGCTTCATCTCGTCGTAGCTGTTCATGTGCGCCCCGCCGGTCGGCGGATTGCTCGACATCTTGTCGTAGCTGACACCAGATACGGTGCCGGCGCCAGCCTCCCGGGACGCCTGCTGCGCAAGCCATGCGGCGTCGCCGTTCGGGTCACCATGCGGGCCGATCTGTCCCAGCTCACCCATAGGGTCCGGCATTTTGTCCTCCTGGTCAGCGGAGCGTCATCAGGGCTTAGCCTACGCGCATCGAATCGCCGTAGCGGTAACGGCCACGCAGCTTGTTTGCCATCTGCCGGTAAGCGTCTGCTTCGGCGGGTGTCGCCGCGGGGTCATTCGCCTTCGTCAGGAGTTTCCGAATCCTGATCGCCTTCAGGATGTCCGCCCGTGTCAGGACCATCGCTGCCCTCAATCAGGAAAAACGGCTGCGGCGGCTTCTTGTCGCCGAAGGTGACCAGTCCATGCAACGCCAGGGTAACGCTTACCAAGGGTGTGATGTCGTATCCCGGTGCCGCGTCCCACGCCCACGCCTGCGCAACCGGCCGGGACCGCGCACCCTCCACCGCACTGTTCAACGGCACCTGCGACGGGTGCCCCAGTTCCTGATTCGTCACCATGTTGGTGAAATCGCCGCACGACTGTGCATACGCGCGGCTGGTCGTCAAAACCAGGCGGTGCTTCCCGAACGGGGTCGGCTTGTCGTCGGCAAGCGTGATGAAGCCGCGGTTCCGCAGGTGCTGCTCAAACGCGCCAGCAGGACCCGACGGGTTCAGCACCACCGCCACCGGGTTCCGCCGCTCGGTGATACCCATGAGACGGTCCAGCACCCAGCCGGTGCCAGGCAGGTGCTCGACCAGTTCCACGTGCGGCTTGCCGTCGTCCCGCCACGTCGCGATGCCGATAGCCGACACCGCACTGTCCGGCGAGATGTCCACCCCGACCGCCACAACCGGTGCCATACCCGGCCGCGAGCCGCCAAGCTGGCGCCACAGTTGCGGCGACAACGGCGCAGCGCCTTCTTCGCCTTGGTCCCACCAGCCCATCCGTTCCCGGCAGAACTCCGACACCGGAAGCGCACGCCGTTCCGCAGCGATGTACTCAAACGACAACCCGGTGCCATTCGCTCGCCGCTTCCCCAGTGCAGGGTTCGCCATCGCCCAGAAGTCCGGCTTGTCGCAACCGCAGCCGACAGCGGTTTTCACATGGGTGCAACGGTCACCTGCGTCACATGCCATCACCGGGTCTGGCGCGCACCATTCAAGCCATGCCAGGGAAGGCTCACCGCCGGCGCGGCCACGGTCGCGGACTTCCCGCAGTACCTCCGATTCGACCATCCCAGCCGACGAGCCATAGAACACTTGCGGGTCGGGCTGTGCGGACATCGTCGGCAAGAGCGCACCGAGGTGAGGGGCCTTCAGGAACATGCCTTCGTCGAGCACGACCTTGTTGCCGGACAGGCCACGGCCGCCGCCCTTGGTCCTGGTGCGGAAAATGGCCCTGGCGCCGGATTTAAGCTCAATGGCTTCTTCGCCGTGGTTGCGGACGACCTTTTTGACCTCGCGGCGGAGCAAATCGGAGTTCGTTACCAGGTCCACCATCAGGCGGAACACTTCCATTGCGGTGCCGAACTCGTGAGCCGAGTAAACGACCAGTCTGGTGTCGAAAATGTACAGCCAGCCATTGATTGCCATGATTTCCAGGGCCGTTTTGATGTTTTGCCGACCGCAAACGACGCCTATTTCGAATGCCGCGGACCTGCCGTTCTCCTTTTTAGCAAAAATGGCGTCTAGTGCGAGTCGCTGTTCCGGGTCTGGTTCAAAACCGGCAGCAGTATTCAAATCGGCGACCTCGTCGCCGAAGGTTTTATACACCGGCGGTACCCAAAGGTACGTCGGCTTTACGAGCCCCTGCATGCCGTAAGCGTACCTAGCCCGCCCAAGGCTCCAAGCTGTGTACACAGCTTGTCACAACGTGACTACGCGGTGTTAAATGCCGGCAGTAGACGTTCCCGCCACCCGGAGGTTCCCATGACTAGGCGTTTCATCATCGTCGTGACCACCACAGTCCTCACCGCCGCTGCCATGATCGCCAACGCCGCGGTGGCGCTCGCCGACCCGCTGATGCACTACCACGGGTAGCGTTTATTCGCCCATACTGCGCAGCTTGCGGTCCCGGGCGGCGCGCAGCTCGTCGAGCTTGTTCGGCGGCTCGGTCGGCTCGGTGCCGAACTTCGCGTCCAGGCCAACCAGGCTGGCCCGGCGTTCACCGACCCGCAGGAGGGTCTGCGACGCTTTGATGGCCAGGCCGGGGTCGCCGCCCCGGCCGCAGGCGTTGCACCGGCCGCCCTGAGAACCTCGCAGCACGGTTTCCATGATGCGCTGGACCGCGTCGAGGCGTTCCACTTCCAGGGCGATTTGCATGGCGCGTTCGCCGTCGCCGGATTCGCGGCGTTCGGTGATCGCGGCGCGGATGTCGCCGGTGATTTGGGAAGCCGCACGGGGTGGGTCGCCGGTTTCTTCGGCTTCTTGCCGTGCGATCTGCGCGGGGGATAGTCCTGCGGCGCGCAAGGAAAGGACGCGTGCCCTGCGCCGGGAGAGTTCTTCCTCGGTGGGCTTTGGTTTCCGTGTTGCCATGGTGCCTCCTTCCATGCGGCATATGCAGTGTATGCTGGTGGTATGGTGTGGTATACTTGACTTAGGGAATGAACCAGACCACGCCCCAAGGAAACCACCATGCTCAGCCCCGAGGACTACCAGCTTTCCATGCGGGTCAGCGCCCGTGCCAAGACCGACACCCCCGACCTGCGGACTCTGCTCGTCCACCGGCTCCGCCACGCCCCTAAAGCGGTGCTGCGACTATCCAACTCACGTGACATCGCCACCGCGGACATGGAGCATTACGGTGCGTTCTGCGAACCATGCGGCCGGTGGGTCAGGCGCCCGGACTGGGCTGACGACTGGGAGTGTCCCTACTGCGGCATCAAATACCGGATCGAGTTCGCGGTGTTCTCCGCCGTGCACCCATGAAAGGAGAAACCTATGCCTGAAGACATCAGGACCGCACTGCTGCGCGCCGCCGAGGAAGCCCTCGCAGCGCTTGCCAAGGCTGCGGCAGGTAATAGCAACGACGCCGAGATTGAAGCGGGAGTGGATTGCGCCGACGCCCTGATGCGGCTCTGCGAATACGTCGTAACACTCCCCGCCGTTTCCTACAGCGAGGACGCCGTGTCCCAGGCGCTGAACTGGGCAGCAGACACGGCCCAGGAAATAACCAATCCAGAAGGCGGCGAGTCCAGCGGGTCCATCGAAACCGACGACGCCATCAACCTCGTAGTAAACCTCACCAGTGAACGCCTCAGGGGCGCCGGCAGCGCAGCGGAAGCGATCGGGTCTGCGTACAGCGAGGATATCCAGCCGTGGCACGGCTGGAAGGTCGAAGGCTGGCCCGAAGGCGAAGAATGCGCCACCTGCGGCGACGACATCCACCAGGATGACAACGGTGCCTGGCACCACGGCCCCTCAGCAGAAAACGCCGACCCTGGTCTCGACAGCACCCACACACCCGAGCCTTACGTGGAGGACGTCGGTGACTGACCTGCCCACCTACGCGGTGACACTGTGGCAGCCGTGGGCCTGGGCGGTGATCTTCGGCGGGAAGGACATCGAAAACCGGACCAGGCGGATCAGCCCCTGCAACCTGCTCATCCACGCCGGACTGTCTTACGACGACGACGCCGTGGACATGATCCTGAAACTGACCGGGCGGAAGCGGCTGCCGGAACTGGCGACCCGCGGCGGGTTCATCATCGGACGGGTCACCGTCACCGACGCAACATTCGGCACACGGGACACCAGGAGCCCGTGGGCGTTCAAAAAAACGTGGCACTGGCACCTGGAACGCCCCCAGCGTGCTGACCCCCCCATCGTCTGCCGGGGTTACCCGTCGCTATGGCGCCCCCCTGAGGACTGGGAGAGGTCATTCACCGGGAGGCCGACGAAGCGAAGGCACACATCATGATTAGGCTCATCCACAACCTGACCCACCACCACACGTTCGGCAACAAGGACGGCGTAGGGGAGTTCCTCTCCTGCGGGTGGCGGTTCTTCCCGAACGTGCATGTCCTGTACCGTCCCGATCTGGCGGACGCCGGGTGGCATGAGGTCGCAGACATCGACACTATGAGGAGGATGTTGGCCGCGGATGACGCGCTCGCGGCGATGGCCATGCTGCGCGCCAGCCAGTGAGGAGCAACCTGATGGGAACGATCTTCCGCTGTGGCAAGCACCACAAGGAAGCCTTCACCTCGAAACAGCGCGCACTGGACCGCCTTGAAGAAGTACTAGCCGAAAAACGAATCGGAACCAGGAAGGCGCCTCACCGGGTGCATTACGACGACGGTTGCGGGTTCTGGCATTTGACCAGTGAACACCGGCCCCGTTCAGATGTGGCCGCGGAGGAAAATCTCGCCAAGCAAAGAGGGAGGCTGTAAATGTCGAAGAAGCCTGAGGTTGAGTACCTGACCCCCAGAGAGGTTGCCGCGATGTTCCGCGTGGACCCCAAGACGGTGACCCGGTGGGCGAAGGCTGGGAAGATCGGCTCGATCCGCACGCTGGGTGGCCACCGGCGGTACGCGGAATCTGAGGTGCGGGCTTTGCTTCAGCGGTACGAACCGCCGCAGAACCCCGAGCAATAGGTGGACATCTACGTTGCCGTAGCGGACTATCCCTGCCAGGACCGGTACACACCCAGTGCCATCTTCGGAGCATTCAGCACCGAAGAAAGGGCTCGGGCGGCAGTGGAAGAAGACGCCGGACCGCTGGAATGGAAAGAAGATAGGGCCACCGACGCTGCCGGCGTTAACTTTACGGTGATGCTGGTCAGCCTGGATGAGGCTATTTGACCGGCAGGTACTCGAACGACCTGGTACCGAGTGAACGAGGGTCTAGGGCGCGGGCGGTCATACCGCCACGTTTTGGGCCAACACGTTTCCCGGTGCCGAGCTGACGCGATCTGACCGTGGAACGCCACCTTGGTGACGCGACAAAGTAATGCACCAGGCCGGGATGTGCGGTGACGAACCGGTACCGGTAGCCCCGGTCGGCGAGGTACTGGCCCTGCCACTCGCACAGGTGCTTGGCGATGCCCAGCCCCTGCCAGTCGGGCAGCACCACCACCCGGTGCGCCATCTGGATGTCCCGCACCTTCGGGTGGGGGAAATGCCGGTAAGAGGAGAACGCGACAGGCCGGCCGTCGCAGTACACGCCGAAACATTTAGCCGTGGTATGGAGGGAGGCGCTCAGATAGTGATACCTAGCAAACAGGGGCCAGATGGCGCGACTGCATTGGTGAATCTGGAGACTGATCGGCGGATGGGGTCTTTTAGACCTCCAGGCGAACTCGCCAAGCGGCATCTCAACCACCCAATCGGGCTGAAGCCATTCGAGGACATCTTCGTGACAAGTTACCGCGATGAGCCTACGGTCTGTTTTACGGATCGCCTTTTGCAAGGCATGGGAAGCCACCCGCGCCACGTGCCTATCAACGACAGAACTGTATTCATCTATTACCGCAACGCCACCGGCAGGCGTTTCTGCGATGGCCCTTGCAACATCGGCCCGGAAGGCTTCACCGGTACTGAGCGTGGAGTAGGGCCGGACCCAGGCAGGCACGCTGCCCAGCCCCACGGCGGTCAGGAGCTTGACGGTCTCGCCTACGCCCACCGGGAACCCGTCTATCAGCGCCTTATCCTCCGGCCAGTTGTACCGCTGAGTACATTGTGGCCATGCTTCTTCTGCAAGGAGACTCTTACCTGCCCCAGATGGACCGGTGACAAGGCCGATATTCCACGGTTTTTCGTCGAGAGGCATCCTTACGTCAAGGTCAACTCGCAGTTTTTGGTCGAGTGGAATGTCCATGAGGCCCGCGACCTGCAACGCCCGAGGCGTCCGGGTTATTGTGTAGTCCTTACTAATTCTTATATGTGTTTCCATAGCCTTCCTTTGATGATGCTGCATACGGCACTACGGCTTATCCCAAATTCGGCAGCAAGGTTCTTCTGCTGTTCGCCTTCCTGGTGGCGCAGTCTGATTTGCCGTACGTCCTCAGCGGTCAGTTTGGCGTTGCCATGATTCTCACCCCTAGGCGAACGCTCTCCGTTACCGTCACGGATATCGCGATCCCAAGCATTTTCGGCCGCAGTGCCCCACCGCAGGTTTGGCAAAGAATTGTCGAATGGCCCAGCAGGGCCGTGCAGGGCCATAGCCCCGGGAGGTGGCGGGCCAGCGAAGGCTTCAAGAACCAGTCGTGCGACCGAGTAAAACCTTTCTTCCTGAACGCCATCTTCGAACCGGCAGAGCCTCACCCGGATGTACCGCTCCTTGACACCACCTAGAAGCCGTCCGCCGCGCATGCCGTAATGGTGACGCCGGGGAAGACTTCGGACCCTGCCCAGATCGGAGACCTCGTAAAGATGCACCCAGCCTGGCACTGGCCGCCAACATTCCGTCATAGAGTTAACGTACCACGGGGCACGTCAAGTCATAAGTGCACGAACGGACAGCCCCTGGGTGGACAGCGTTTCGAGGAGGCGAAGCTGCTCATCCTCCGAGCCGCATTCAACAATTACACCCCAGCGCATTCCGGCTTCCTCACCGTCACCGAGTTCGTCGGGGAGGGGCGGGTCGATCATCCGATCGACTTCCACTGCCGTGAACCCAGTGCCCTCGTAGTCGCCGTCGAGGTAGGAGAGGAGTTCAACGAGGGCATCCTTGTCGTCAGTCGCCAGATCGCTGATCCGGTTGTCGGCGATGTTGATACGAGCGGCCTCGTCGTCGCTGCATTTGAGGAGGGCACAGTCGCCTTCGGTGAAACCTTCAGCTTCCATGGCGTCGGCGGTGCCGTTGCCAGCAAGTATCACCATCGAGTCGTCGTCCAGTACGCGGACAACAAGTGGACGGTACTGCCCGAGCCGTTTCACCGAAGCCCTGATCTGGTCGTCCGCATGGATGCGGGCGTTGCCGGGGAACCGGGCGAGGTCTGACAGATGAAGTCGCTGCTCTCCAAGGCGTTCCATGCCTGGAGTCTACAAAGGAAGAAGGGCCGTCGTATGAATCATTCGCTTGACGTGAACGAGCGAGTCATGGTCGAGGCACGCGGTGCTCTAGCGACCCTGGAAGCCTGGAATGAGCCCATCGCCAAATACCTGTACGCCGCAGGCATCAGGGGGGAGCGTAAGTCCGCCTACTTCTGTCCGATAACCAACTTCCTGGTCACGGTGGTGAAGGCACGCGGAGTGCCAATTCGGGAGAACATACTGGCCGTGGGACAGACAACCATGAGTATCCACGACCCGGCCGCACCGACGCAGTCGCTGATCCTGGCAGTTCGCGTCGGGAAGTTCATCGCTGACTTCGATGCAGGGCTATACCCGGAACTGGAAACCAATGCCTACAACAGCGTGGTAGTGTAGGTTAAATGTGTCCCTGCCATGACCCCCGCGTGTTCGGCCACCGGTGCAAGCACGAGCCCTGTGGCGACGTCTACGCGCCCACCGCGATGGCCGACCTTGACCCCGAACTGACCGCCATCCTCACCGCACTGAGCACGCTCGGCAACAAGATCGGGGCCGCGGCATGAAGAAGTGGTGGCTACTCTGCGCCGCCCTGGCGCTCGCCGGCATTGCTCTCTGGTGGGACAACGGCCTGCAAGGCTGGTTCGCCATCCAGACCGGCACCAGATGCGGCACCACTGGCCCGCAGTATTGCTACTGGTCGGGGTTTGGCAGCGTCTGGCCGTGGTCGGTGTTCGTCCTCGCCCCGCTGATTACCGGCGGCATCCTTCTTTGGCGGCACCACACCTGCGCGCATTCCTGGTGGTGCTGGCGGCGGCCCGACCACCAGGTCGGTGACACCACGCACTTCATCTGCGCCCACCACCACCCAGACATCACACCCACCACCGCCAAGGAGGCGGTGGCTAAACTGAACGGAGATAGCCCATGATTCCGACTGCCCGCCCTCCGAACGTTCCCGTCTCCTGGTATCGGCGGGCGCTTGAACTCGCCACGAATTTGGGCTCATCGAGCGCGTGGCGAGAGCGTGGCGAAGAAATCTTGCGAGGCGAGTTGTGACCTTCTTGGACAAGCTCACTTCCGCCGAGGTGATGATCCTGTGCGTTCTGGTTGTGGTCGCCGGTGCGGCGGTGCTGATTTCCTTCGCTGAAGCCTACGGCAAGCGGGGTGGGAAGCGAGGCGGTTCGGATGGGTGACAGGCTCTTCGGCGGCGATGGGAGCCGGTACCAGAATTGGGCTGGCCGTCCGGCGCACTGGTGGAACATCAGCTACGACACGCATAGCCGGGCGCAGCGAGCGGTGCGGGATGTGTTCCGGCTGTTGTACGTGGTGATGATTGTCGCCTTTTTCGTGGCCTTCGTCTTCGGCGTGCTGAAGCCTCATTAGGCTGTCGATTTGACAGGACCATACGTCGTATGTACAATGTAGGTATGACTACCAAACAGGTCAACCTGACCGCCAAGCCCCGTACCGCCCTCCGCAAGGTCACCGTGAACTTCACCGGCCGCGCCTGGGACTCCATCCGCCGCTCCGCCAGCGTGTTCGAGCTGACGCAAACCGAAACCATCAACAAGGCCGCCGCGCTCATCGGCGAGGCCGCCAACGCGACGGCCAACGGCGGCGCCGTGTACATCAGGCACCACGAAGGTGACAAGCTGGAGCGCGTGACGTTCCTCTAAACCTCTGGCCCGGCGGTTGCACAGACTTCCAGCGTTGCCTCCGCCGGGCCAGACCCATCGTCGAGGGTCACCGAATGGAAAGCAAAGAACTAGCCGCGCTGCTGCTGGTGGTTTTCGTTGGCGTGTCCGCGCTGATGGTGGCGGGGAGCCTGACCTTGCGGCAATACTTCCTGACGCAAGGCGCGCAGCAGGTTCAGCACTCGCTGCGGCACCTATGCCAGGCCAACGCCAAATTCTGCTAGGGGCAACGATGGTTAAGGACCACAAAGGTCAGGCGTCACCGCGGTGGGCGTTCATGAACGGCTTCCAGGTGCGGAAGGCGGACAGCCCGTACCTGGACCGGCTGCGACTCGTCCAGACGCCACTGTTCGGCGTCTTCCTGCACCGCATCCACCTGCCCGACCTGGACCATGACCCGCACGACCACCCGTGGGCGTTCTGGTCGCTGATCCTGTCCGGCGGTTACGTCGAACAGGTGTGGGCGGGGAAGAACCCCGGCTGGCGGCACGACGTGCATTCGCTGAGGTTTCACCGGCGCCGCGGCTCCCTGCATAAGATGCCAGTGAACCGGGCACACAAGATCACCGAGGTCGAAGGTGAACTATGGACTCTCGTCATCACCGGGAGGCGCTGCCGTAACTGGGGTTTCTGGACCATGGACGGGCCGGTTCCCTGGCGGGACTACCTGGGAGATGATGTGAGCGAGTACAGCGCCCTGTGGGAATCCCCTGCGGAGCGCCCGCACTAAGGAAGGGCTCTCACCATGCTGCTTCTGGTTATCCACCACGTCATGCAAGCGATGCAGCACCTGCACGGCCTCGTTGTGGGGCCGGACATGTACCACCACGCCTGAGGAGGCTAAATGAACAAGGACAAAGGCAACTCTTTCAGTAACGGTCTCCGTGCGGGCGACATCGACGCATCGCAGACGCTGCCGGTCGTGCATCCTCCCGAGCACTGCACGTGCATCTGGTGCCTGGACGGCCACAAGTAAATCCACCGACGCGAGACCCCGGCCTGTTTCGCCCCCAGCGGCCGGGGTCTCGCCTAAGGCGTAATATCGGGTCATGGCCAAGCAAAACGCGTTCTCGGGTGGCACCGCTGAGGTGCAGTACCAGCAGGCGGTCACGAGCGGGTTCGTGCGGGTAGGCAGCCAGGAAGTGTTCGTGAAAGCCGGTGAAACCACCGTTGGCACGAACAGTCCGCTGTACCAGGCCGCACCGCAGTTGTTCGTGCCGTTCCAGGTCACTACCTGGCCCTAAAAGGGGTGGTATACTAGGTGGATGACCACCACGACACCGTCCAAACCCGTACCTGAACTAGTCGCGCAAGACGCCGTCGGGGGAGTATTCGGCTTGTGTGCCTTCGTTGCAGGGTTCGCGTTCCACTGGCCGCTGCTGCTAACCGCAATCGAAGGCGTCGCCGTCGGCCTGGTCGCCTGGTACGGCATGGGCCTGTTTTACAGTTACGCACGCCGAAGGGGGTTCGATGTCTAAGATTCTAACCGAGAAGGCCGAGGGTGCTCATGTACCCGACTGCGGCTCCTGCGGCGGGAAGGTGACCGGCGGTTCCTGCCCTCGGTGCGGCGCGGACTTCATCGGCCAGAAGAACCTCAAAAATGAGCCGTAGCGACGACATCCTCGCCGTGCTTGCCGAGAGACCACGTGACTCGCGGGAAATCGCCCTCGCGCTGGGCCTCGGTGGTTCTCGTGCCGCCGCGTCGAACATACTCGGGACGCTCCGGCGCATGAAAGCCAGGAACCTGGTGCAGCGCGGGCAGAAAACCGAATATGGCACCTGGATTTGGGAGCCAAAATGAAAATCAAGGACCTTGATCCTGATGTCAGGGAAACTATCCGTCTCCTGATCGCCTTGGTTTGGGAACTGCATCTTTACCCGGGGCCGTTGGTCCCCGAAGCCCTGGAAAGGTTCCGCTATCTAGCCGACACGTTCGGCGTACCCCTGGAGGAAGAATGACGAAGAAGGCTAAGGCAAAGCGCGTCCTGCACCTTTTCATCCTGGACCGGACCGGTTCGATGGGTGACCCGGCCGACCCCGGGTCGAAACTAACTAAGGCCGAGGTGGCGACCACCGGCATCGCCGGGTATGTCGAGGCGCAGAAAGGAGACGGCGTCCTGTTCACCGCCTACGAGTTCGACACCTACGGCACCGATAAGATCGCCGACAGGGCCTCGTGGTTCAACTGGACGTGCGTTCCCCGTAACGGCACCCCTCTCCTCGACGCCGTCGGCACCGTCCTCCAAACCGAAGCCCCGGCGATCGACGCGCTACCCAAGGCTGAGAAGCCGGACCGGGTGTTCGTGGTCATCGCCACCGACGGCCAGGAGAACGCTTCCAGGGAGTGGAGCAAGCAGGCCGTTGGGAAGCTCATCGCAGACCGCACCAAGGCCGGGTGGGACGTCGTGTTCATCGGCGCGAACTTCGACGCCTTCTCCGAAGCAGGCGGCATCGGTGTCCGTCGCGGCTCCACCATGTCCACCAACACGGCGAACAAGGGCGCGTACGCGGCGTCGTTCGCGGCGACTAGTTCCGCGGTGACCCGCGCCGCCGCGGGCGGGCAGTCGGTGTCTTACACGCCTGCTGAGCGGACCTGGGCCGAACAAGGCGACGAGGCGGAGACCAAGACGGAGAAGTAGCATTTGGGCATGACCGTTCTTCTGGCTGACGGCACCACGCGCACCGTCAACGGCGACGAGTTCTCCATCGACGAGCAGGGCAACATGGTGGTCACTTCCAGTGGCCAGTCTGTTGCCGGGTTCGCCGTGGGGCGCTGGGCCGCTGTTTATCTCACCAACCAGGTGTCCACGCCGTGACCCGTGAACTTGTGCTTCTCACGTTCCACAACTGGGGCGCGCTGACCAACTTCGACGTCAGCGAGGCGTGCGACCGTGCCCGGGACAACCCGGGGACGCGGCAGCGGCTGACCATCAGCGAGAATTGGTTCGCCGACATCACCTACGAAGACGGCGACTATACCCTGGCGCAGGGCAGGACGATGCAAGGAGGCGGGCGCTGATGATTCATTCCTATTACCGGGCGCAGCAGATCGGCGGGTATTCCGGCCCGGTGGATTGTGTCCTCGCCGACGCGACGTCGTTGCGTCTTGATGCGCAGCTTCACGCTGAGGCGAACGGCAGCGGGATGGTGGGGTCGCTGACGTTGAAGGGCGGTGTGACGCACCTGTTCCACGGCGGCGACGCGGTGACGTTGCGGCTGATTAACACGCTCCCGGCGGGGATGGAGCGGAAGTTTGTGGTGTCGGGCGTGGTGACAACATCCCGCGCGGATTTCGCGCAGGTCGGCTCGGTTGGGGGCTGGTTCTGATGACGTGGCGTAAGTCCAGTTACAGCGCGTGCAACGGCAACTGCGTAGAGATTGACATGGACTGGTACAAGTCCAGCCGCAGTGCGTACAACGGCTCTTGCCTCGAAGTCGCTTACCGCAAATCCAGCCGCAGCAACGGCGACAGTTACTGCCTGGAGGCTGCTTACCGCAAATCCAGCCGCAGCAACTTCCACAGTTGCTGCACCGAGGCTGCCCTGCGCAGCGGGACCGTGCTGGTGCGGGACTCCAAACTGGGCGACGCCTCTCCGGTGCTGGAGTTCAGTCCGGCTGCGTGGGCGGACTTCATCGGTGGGATCAAGGGGTAGTCACCGCTAAGGTGGTATACTAGATGGTATGACCACGGTCCTGCGTACCGAGCACAACGCCCGGCACGCCTACCGCTGTGACTCATGCCGCAACCCCATCCACCCGGGACAACGGTACGAACGTATCGCCATTCCCCCCAACAGTGACATTGGTAACACTGGCTGGTTTCATCACCGGCAGCACATCCCGCCAGGGGCCTGCAACTGGGGCGAACCCGACCACGTACACACCACCACCTGCCTTGAATGCGACCAGCTCGACCTTTTCCAGGAGCCCCTATGACAGATTGGTCTTTGCTTGGCATGGACCTTATCCCGCCGGACGATGACGAAAACGACCTGCAACAGCCTCTCGACGCCCTCACCATCGTCAAAGGCTTCGACTCGAACGGAGAAATAGCCTGGTGGCTCGCCAGGACGCCTGACCTTAACGACATGGAGACCGTAGGCATGCTCCACTGGGCACTGAAGAAGATCGAAGACACGTGAGCGTTGAGATAACCGATGGCCAGCGCGCTGAGCTAGTAAGGGCGCTGGCCGACGCCATTTACTATCGGGGCGATGTCGAATCCGGCCCAGATTCGTGCCACGACTGTCAGATGGACCCGGACGGCACCTGCGACGACCACTTGAACGACATGCAAATGGCCGAAACCTGGCGGGAACTGCGCGCCTTCCTGTGGCGGGAAGGAGACGAGTAGTATGCCAGAGTGCCTATCCGGCCGGAGAACAAGCACCGGTACCCGGCTAACTGGAACGACATTTCCAGGGCGATCAAGGAACGCGCCGGGTGGCGGTGCGAATGCCTGGGCGAATGTGGCCGCGGCACCCACGACGGGCGCTGCCCCAACGAACACGGCATGCCCGCGTATGGGAGCGGGTCCAAGGTGATCCTCACCACCGCCCACCTGAACCACACCCCTGAAGATTGCCGCCCGGGGAACCTGCGGGCGATGTGCCAGGGGTGCCATTTGCACCACGACGCTGAGCATCACGCACGAGGCGCAGCGGCGACCCGTGCCGCGAAACAGCGGCAGGCAGGGCAGCAGACCCTGCTCTAAAGGAGCCACGATGGGTGAGGCAATCTCCGTCCGGTGGATCGACAACCCTGAGCCGACACGCAAGGACGACCTGATTTTCCTAGTGGACGTCCCTGGTCACGCCCCAGGCTGGTTCGCCGTCGAGGAGGCCGGCGGTGCCCTCGGCACGGACGGCGCCCGGCGGTATGTGATCCGTGACATTAACCTGGACTTGCAGCCATGATGCCTGCTGAAGTCTTCGCGATGGTTCAGGCTGTCGAACAGGCGATGCTTGACGAGGCTATCCCGCAGGACCGTCGTAAGGCGGTCATCAACCGGCTCGTCTACGGCGACCGCCGTGGGTTCATTCGGAAGGAGGAACGAAGTGAACGTTAAGGCTTGGGCCGCGGTCGTTATGACAGCGCTGGCGGTCGCCGCGTGCACGCCCACGACAACCAGCACTGTCACCAGGGGTGACCACGGCAACTTCGAGATTTCCACCCCGTCCGGCTGCGGCGTGGAACGGTGGGCGGTGAAAACCGGCACCGACGCCGCCGCTTCGCAGGTGAACCTTTCCGACGTGCATGACACCACGGTCGCCGCGCTCAACGCGTTGCCGGTGCCGACGGGGTTCAGTCAGGACGCGCCGCGTCTTCCTGGTGCCGAGTTCACCGTGTGGCGGGTCTCGGCGACGCTGGTGGAGTTCAAGATGGAAGCCGACTCCGACTATCACCTGGTGCTCCGTGACGACGCTGGGAACACGATGATCGCGGAGATTCCCAAGCCGTCGTGCGTGCACGGGGTGTCACCATTCCTGGCTGGTATCACCAACGCACGGCAGCAGTTCGACGCCAAGTACCCGTCCGCCGGCAACGGTGTTTTCCAGACCGCTGGGGTACCGGTGACGGTGACCGGCGTCGGGTTCTTCGACACTCTCCACGGGCAGACTGGCGCTGCTAAGAACGGTTTCGAGGAGCACCCGGTAGACGATGTCACCTTCGGCACGCCGAGTCCCGCGCCCTCAACACCGTCGCCTACTTCAACACCGTGAACCAGGGATGGTGCTCCACGTCGAGCCACTTACCCTCGCGCAGGCCAACGACATGGTCGCCAGGTGGCACCGGCATCACAAACCTGTCCGTGGTCACCGGTTTTCCATCGGCGCCTACGACGACAGCCGGCCGTGCGGTGCGGCTATCGTCGGCCGGCCGGTAGGCGGGGGGAAGGATCAGTACCTCGTCGCTGAAGTGTCCCGGCTCGTCACCGACGGCACCCATAACGCTTGCACACTTCTGTACGGCGCCACGGCGCGTGCTGCGAAGGCGATGGGGTTCACCCGGATACAGACCTTCATCTTGCTGTCGGAGCCTGGTACGAGCCTGCGTGCAGCCGGGTGGGTGTATGAGCGGCTGTCGCATCCGATTGGGTGGACGAACGGTAACCGGCCACGGGACATGGATGTTCTTGCCGGGCGGAAGCAACTCTGGTACCGGCAGCTCAACTAGGCCAGTGGTATACTAGATGTATGCCCAGTGGATACCACAAACACGCCACCCCCGAACACCAGCGAATCGCCGAAAACGGCACCATCTTCCGCTGCATCGTCGGCTCCACCGTCCACGGCATCTCCGTCAAAGCCCAAGACGACCGCGACGAAATGGGAATCTGCATCGAGCCACGCGAATACGTCATCGGCCTCCGCCGGTTCGAGCAGTACATCACTCGCACCCAGCCCGAAGGCGTCAGGTCCGGCCCAGGCGACCTCGACCTCACCATCTACTCCGCCCGCAAATGGATGAACCTCGCCCTCAACGGAAATCCCACCATCTTGCTGCCGTTGTTCGTCCCAAACGAAGCCATCATGGTGCTCCACCCGGTAGCCGAAGAACTCCTCGCCCACCCGGAGATGATCCTGTCCAGGCAGGCAGGGTACCGGTTCCTCGGCTACTGCGAAGCACAGCGACTGTCACTGCTATCCCGCGACGGCAAAGGCCGCGACGTGACCCGCGCGGAACTCGTCGCACAGTACGGCTTCGACACCAAGTTCGCCGGACACATGGTCCGCCTCGGACTTCAAGGCGTCGAGCTGATGGAAACCGGCCGCATCTCGCTGCCCGTCCCGGAGCCGTGGCGAACCTGGATCACCGAACTGCGAGTCGGCAAGCACACTCAGAAAGAAGCCCTCGAAGTTACTGAGGAGCTGGAAGAGAAGCTCCAGCGGCTCATCCCCACCTCGCCGCTGCCGGAACACCCCGACCGGGAAGCCGCCGACCGGTGGCTCATCAGCGCCTACGAAAGGGTCTGGGCGCGGTAGTAGGGTGGTTCTCGCCGGGGAGTGTGCCCTGATCCAGACCGGGGCACACGTGAGTCTGGATGGTGCGCCCCGGAGCGAGGCCCCCGCCGGCGGGAGTAGCGACTCGTCCCGGCCTGGAGTTCGTCGTCCGGCGGAAAGATGGCGGGGGCACTCGCTTACCCGTCGGTGGGGATAGGTAAGTTGCCGCAGGTCAGGCTAGACATGATACCCTACCACCATGGCCACCAGAACCCACACCATCGACGTCCCTCACACCACCTGGGACGCTGCCGCAGCCCGCGCCAGCGAAGAAGGCACCGACCTGTCCAGCCTGATCACCCGGCTTCTCCAGGACTACCTCAGCGTCGTACCAGACGACCAGCTTCCCAGCGCCTACCACCGGCTGTACGACCTGTGGTGGAACCAGTCCGCCACCCTCGACAGCGACCGGCCCGGCCTGTCCTATATGGCCGACGCCGAAATCGTCGAACTGGACGCAGCCGCGGAAGCCATCGAGGCCCTGCTAGTCCAGACCCGAGGGGAGACCTGATGTTCTACGCAGACCTGCGCGCCGGTGGCCCGTACCCGTGCTGCAAACACTGCTGGCGGCACAAAGGCGCCAAATCCCACCGTTTCCCTTGCCCCGTGCCCCACTGCGACGAAGGAACCATATGGTCACCGCCGAGTACTACGACACCATCATCGAACGACTCCGCGAACGACTCGGCGAACGCGCCGAAACCCTGATCACGCTCTGCTACGACGCCAACGGCCTCGACTACGAGTCAGGCAAACACCGCGAACGTAACAGGGAAGAGGAGCCATACGTCGGTGACATGATCGCCAACACCGTCTACGCCATCATCACCGGCATCGACGGCCGGCACCAAGCCGAACTGGACGACCGCGTAGCGGAACGCCTGCACGACGAACTTTGCAACGATGGTGACACTCGGACGTGTGGCCGTTGGCGGTGTGGTACCGATCCCGCCAGCCGCTTCCATTCACTGCATGCCGGACACGTCGATTTCTACCGTCAGATGGCCCTGGGGAACACCAGTAACGAGGACCAGGGCTTTGTCGAAGTCATCACCCCGGGCGCGTTCGACAAGACTGTCGGTGACGGCGTAGACGTGCCGGTCACCTACGATTTCGGGCCGGTCGTCGGCACCGCCCACGTCACCAAGGAGGAACCGCAATGACCTACGTCCTGGTGGACTGCGAAGCCCGCGGCACCAGTCCTGTCAACGGCATCCTCACCGAGTTCGGCGCTGTCACACACCCCGACCGGCGCACCTTCCACGGACGGTTGTTCACCTCGGTGCCTGACCCTTCGAATCCTGCCAGGCCGCTCGTCGGTGAACGCATCGCCACCGACGTCCAAGTCGCGGAACAATTCACCGACTGGCTCGACAGTGTCACCGTAGGCCGGGCCGTTATGGTGTCCGACAACCCCGCCTACGACTTCATGTGGATAGCGGGCATGTTCGACCGTGCGGACATGCCCAACCCGTTCGGCCACTCCGGTAGACGTATCAGCGACTACTGGGCGGGGCTCCACGGCTCCTGGACGCGCACACAGGACTGGAAGGAACTCCGCCGCACACCCCACGACCACAACCCAGTCCACGACGCCCTTGGGAACGCTGAAGCCCTCGCAGAAATACTTCAACGGGCGCCTGGCCAAAAATAGGAAAGGAAGGCGCGTCATGTCCGTCCGCCGGTCACCACACACCAAACTCGTCATCACCCAGGAACTCATCGACACCAGCATCCGTGCCAGCTCCGGTCACTGCATGATCGCCGACGCCGTTCGCGACGCGGTGCCTGCCGCCCGGAACATATCCGTGGACTTGCAAACAATCCGCTGGACCGACCCGGACCGCGGCGTCCGCTACGTTTACCTAACCCCACCGCAGGCGCAGCTCGCGCTCGTGGACTTCGACGAAGGCAACCCCGTTCACCCGTTCTACGTTACCGTGCGCAACGCCTATGTCGCCACGGTGCGCAAGCGCACCCCCCGGATCAGGCCCGACGTGGTCGTGCCCGGCACCCCGAGGCATCTCCGGGGGAACGCCGAACTACACGAACGCAACCTCGCCGAACTGAAGACCGTGGTGCTCAGGCTCATCGACGAGAACGGCGAGGTTCCTTCCGGCCGGACGGTCGCCAGGGAACTCGGCAAAACCGACGACCATGCCACACGAACCAACTGGGACAAACTGACCGCCCGCGGTGAACTCCCCGCCCGGCACCGGGACATGCCCGCCATCATCATCGAAGGCGGCCCCACTGTGGAAACTAAGACCCTCGGCAACGAGCGCCGGGTGTACGGCATCAAGCAGCTCCGGCTTAGCAGGCGCACATGAAGCAATGCCCGCGTTGCGGCCGGTGGTTCCGCGACCACGACCAGTACGTCGAACACGCCTGGTACGAGAAGCCATGAAGTGGAAGTGCTGCTGGGGTAAGCGGTGCTGGTGCCCGTCCCGGTGCAAGTGCTGGTGCCGTGGATGTAAGTGCCGCTAGGTATTGGGTGGCACGTATACCGGCCTGGCCCACTCGGGAAGCCGCGCGTAGGCTTCCTCGGCTTCGCGGAACGTCCGCATCAGCCAGTCCTCATGGTCGCGGTGGGCTGCTGCGTCACGGTGAACTCTCCGGCCGCACGCCTCGCAGGTCACGTAGTCATCCACCAGGCCAGTCTACGCCGAGACTCCAGCCTCGGTACGGTTGTGGTATACTAGAGGCCAGTTCTTCAGCCTGCGGGAAGGGAAAAGATGAAGGTCAACATCGAACGGACCGAACCAGCCACCGGCGGCCAGCACCGCACGCCACGCGACCGGATCGAACCGGTGTTCAACGAGCACACCGGAGACGTCGAGCCGGACGCCCGGCTGGACATGTCCTCATCGGAAAGCTGGGAAGGCTCCAGCTCCCCGCAACCCGGTGCGCCCACCACCTGGCAGGTGCAAACCGAAGCGTTCCGCCAGTTCGTCGCCGCCGCCGAATCACTGGACTCCCAGGCCGCCGCGGAACAAGCCGGCGGTTCGGACGAGAAGGGTGGCATCTACTCGGCCGGCTTCAACCACGACCTGGTGGTGATCGGGAAGGGCGACGACGACGGCGACCTCAACACCAGCAACATCGACCGCAAGCTCGCGGCGATCAAGGTCACCGATGAGAACGGGCGCTCGGTCCCGATTCCTTACGGCGGCACCGCGGTCATGCCCACCAACCGTTACCTCGACCAGCACTACCTGGGCGAGTTCGAGAAGGACGAGGACACCGGCAACCTAGTCCCGGTGGGTCAGCGGCCCATCCGCGCCTGCACACTGTGGACCGACGGTGCCATGACCGACTACCGCGAATTCGGCCAGCGGCTCCTCGAAGACCACACCAGCGAATGGCCCGCCGAGCACTGGTTCATCGCGATCTTCGGCTACGGCGACGGGCACGACAAGGCCCTGAACCTGTACCGGCAGATCGCGGAGAAGCACCCCAACGTGCACGTCTACTCGTTCGAAGGCGTCACCAACCCGGCCGAGGTCGCCGAAGACATGGCGGTCGCGGTCCTTGGACGCAAGGCCGCCTGAACCTTTCACCGTTAACCCCGTCAGGTCTCCACGACTGGCGGGGTTTTCATGCCTTAGTTGACGGAACCCGAGTGGTAGACTAGACTGATTCGAACGGGTCCAAGAGAGTTACGACAACCATCCCGTAGACGGCCCGTGAAAAGGAGCCCAATGTGAATATTCGGGATTACATTTTGCAGCACGGCCCCGACACCGACCTTGGCACCCTGGCCGATGGATACGTCAAGGAAGTCCTCGCCCTCGGCGATCCCGCCGAGCAGCATGCCGCCCTGGTGCCAGCCGTGCGCAGCATGGTGTCCACGGTCGCGTCCAGCCTCCGCAAAGCACGGCGCAGCGAACCCGTCCAGACAGGGAACGGAAGCCAACGGACTAACGGCGGGCCTGCCCAGACGGTGGACGACAGCCAAAGAGACGGCGGCAGGCCCGCCGGTGCAACCCGCGAACCGTGGCTTGCGTGGCTCACCGACAACTCCAGGGCGACCTACTGGATTCCCGGCGGCGGCGGCAAGAAGCTCGTCATCGACGTGACCCCCGACGAGTTCGACCGGCGCGCGGAGTGGCTGGAAAACGGTGCGCGTGGCATGGCCAAGCAAGCCGCACACTGTCATGACCTCGCCGCGTTTCTCCGCGCACGCGGCGTCACCTGCGGACGTGAACTCCTGTGAGCACGCCCGCCCAAAGTAAGCACGACAGTCACTGCGCATACGGCGAGCCTGCCCAAAATGGGAACGATAACCAAGTGCCGCACGGCAGTCCCGCCCAACCGAGTTACGAAGGCCAATCATCTTGCGGCGGGCCTGCTCATGGCCGAAACGAAAACCATGCCCTAAACGGCAGCCCCGCTCAGATGACGGACGACAGTCAAGGAAGCCACGGCGGGCCTGCCCAGAATGTGAACGACAGTCAAGGGTCCTACGGCGGGCTCCCCGTTTGGCCCGGCACTGCGGACCTCCGCGCCGCCGCGGAATCCCTCACCGACGCCATCCAGTTCAGAATCGGAATCACCAACCGGCTCGGCCACCAGGAAGACACCATCGACGCCGGCATCGCCGAAGCCATGCTCGACAGCGTCCGCGCAATCGAAGCCGACATGCGCAAACTGCTCATGGACGTCTACGAACAATTCGTCCCCGAGCCCATCCGCGTCTGGGCCACGACCATCCCCGGCCTCGCAACCGGGGAACTGTTCCCCAGGATTTGTGGTGTCACCGGCAACCCGCAGGTCGCCGTCCCCTGGGAATGGCCGGAAGGGGCCAAGTTCCCCGTCCAAGCAGGTGACCCATACCGGCGTACCCTCCGCCAGTTGTGGCAGTGGGCCGGCGCAGGCGACCCCCGCACCGTGCCCTACTCCGACGTCCTCGGCCACCCTGTCACCCGTGCTGACAAACTCCGCGCAGGCAAACGAACCCAGCTCCGCCCGTTGCTTCACACCTGGTCGTCGGGGCTGCTGAAGTCAGCCAGTCCCGTCACCAAGGAAGGCAGCGCGAAACTGGGGCAGCCCATGTCGCAGCGCGCCGCGGAGTCACGGTACTGGCAGGTGTTCTGCGCCGAACGCGAGAAAGGACAGGCGAAAGTCCACGAACACACCTGCCGCAACCACAAGAGGGCGCCCTACTCCAACGGGTGCGCGACCGTCGCGCACCCGGAATGGGGCGAACCTGGTTCACCGTGGCGCCCCGGTCACGTCCTCGCCCACGCCCACCGCGTCGTTCAGAAGGAACTGCTCAGGGATTTTTGGCGGGCCGCACGGGACACCTGACCGGCAGGCCCGTCCACATCGACAACGACAGCCAGTCGCGGGACGGCGGGCCTACCCAATGTTCAGACGATAACCAGCCCGGGAACGGCAGGTCCAACCGTGGTACGGCAACCAGAAAACCTACGGCCTGCTCCATGCCAGCGACGGCAACCACGGCTCATACGGGCAGACCAGTCCAAAGTCCAAACGACAGCCAGGGACTTAACGGTGGGCCTGCCCAACCCCGAGACGAAAACCAAACCTGAAACGGCAGGCCCATCGTGGCGACGACAGCCAGTCCTCATACGGCCTGCTCCAAGGCACACACGACAGCTAGTGCGAATACGGACAGACCGTCCATAGAGTCAACGACGGCCAGTGGCTGTACGGCGGGCCTGCCCAATGTACAGACGGTAACCAGAGTGGCAACGGCAGGGCCAAAGATGTTACGACAGCCACAGCGTCTACGGCCTGCTCCAGGGACGCGACGATAACTAACGCTCATACGGGCAGGTCCACATGAGCGACGACAGCCAGTGAACTCACGGCCTGTCTCCATGGAAGTTACGCCACCCAATCACGACACGGGCAGGCCCGTCCAATCGCCCGACAACAGTCACGGACACCACGGCGGGCCTGCCCAAACATGAAACAGCAGTCAACGAGCTTACGGCAGGTCCCACATGGCGACGACAGCCAGCCGTGATACGGCCTGCCCCATGGTGCGGACGACAGCTATTCAAGACACGGGCAGGCCCGTCCACGGGGGCCGACGACAAGCCATGAACCGGACGGCGGGTCTGCCCAGCACATCCACGATAGTCAACATGGACACGGCAGCCCCAACGGCAAAACGACGACCACAAGACCGACGGGCTGTCCCAAGGTCGGAACGACAGCCATTCCCCTAACGGGCGGCCCGTCCAGATTAACGACGACAGTCACGGCTTTAACGGCGGGCTAACCGGAGGCACACACCACCCGCGGCGCTTACCAGACGATGAAAGAAGGCAAGAACGATCAAGGAACCCGCAGGCCACACACCACCATGCTAAACGGAGGCGGCCCGTCCAGGAGAACAACGACAGCCAGTCGCGGGACGGCGGGCCTGCCCAATGGTGACACAACGGTCATTTCCCATACGGCGGGCCTGCCCAGGGTGCATACGACGGCTATACCGACGACGGCAGGCCAGTCCACCGGGGTTACGATCCCCAAACGACATACGGCTGGCCCATGGATTTCACGACAGCACTGATATGTACGGCCAACCGCTCCAGTCCGCTGACGACGACCAGGACGAACACGGGCGGCAAAACGGCCCTCCCACACCACGGTGACCGGGAGGGCCGTTTTTTTATGCCCCTCACCTGCGGCGATGCCAAAACCGCCGCCGTAGGCTTTTTTTCGGAGAGAGAAATCGAACGACTGAGGTGGGTCGCCGGGTTGTGACTGGCTGTGGCGACCCCACCCCCCTGTGTTACCCCGCCTTGTTCGAATGCGTGTTCGGTTGCCGTGGTCGGCGCCGTCGCCGGTCGAACGGGCATTCGAGTGCGAACGTTTGTTCGAAGGGCAGGGGCATACGCGGATGCGCTCGAACAGGCGTGCTATCGCTCATGTGTTCGACAGGCGCTGTGCCGGCGTCGCAGCGCTGGAACAGGCATTCGAGTTGTCGGTGTTCGAATGCAGCAAGGACAAATTCGAACAGCGACGCTGTGACCTGCGACGATGCGAGGTCGTTAACATTGCTAACGAGATGATCATTGTTCCTTTGTTCGAATCAGCGCGCTGACCTGCGACGGAGCGGAATGTGACGCAGATCACAGGGAAAACTTAGACATCTAATCGTACATTTCACCTGTTCGAAAAACCACGTCTGACCTGCGATGATGCCACTAGACTGTTCGAATTAGGTCGTCTACGCTGCTGATACTCTTGTCTCATGACACGCGCGGGAACGATCACAGTAGGGAGTCCATCGGGGACTCGCACTGTCCGCGCGTGCGCAACCAAGGAGACACCCATGACCAGCACCACCACCACCGCTCTGGGACGCAACGCTGCTAACGCTGTCGTTGCATCCGCGTGCATGGACGCGTGCGCGAAGCTGCTGAAGACCTGGTCACCCCGCACCCATCACGGGGTGACCAGGGAGCAAGCGCTAGACGCGATGCGTCAGACGTTCGGGTACGTCCCGCCGGCCGCATGGTCTTACACGACCGCTCACCCCGTGTTCGGTGCGCGGACCGTTGGCCGGCCGGCCCCGAAGTCCGCTGCTCCGAGCAAGAGCACCGCGCGTCCCGGGAGGACCGCGAGCACCGCGCGCAAGAGCACCGCGAGCAAGGGAACGCCGGCCAGCAAGAGCACCGCGCGCAAGTCACCCGCGCGCAGCACCGCAACGCCGGCCACCGTTGCGCGTGTCGCGAACAAGAGCACCGCGCGCAAGCCGGCCAACGCGAGCAAGCCGGCCAACGCGAGCAAGTGACCAGCACCGCGAGCACCGCGAGCACCGCGTACCGCAAGGTGCGCGGTGCTCGCGCGTCTTCCCAGTTGGCCGGCCAGCACACCCGCTGGACGGCGAATAGGAAAGGCGAAAACATGAAGCAAAACGCCGCCGTTGTCGCCGCCGCCTCATCCGGTGTGGGCACTTCCCGCACCAAGGCGCAGGCGTTCACCCAATTTCAGGCGGACCTGCTCGAATGGGCTACCGAGTACCTCGGCTACCGGCCCAGCGCTGCGACGCAGGACAGGCTCATGGAGTTCACGCCGTCGGCGGACATGCGGGACATCAGGCTCATGCTCGACAGCATGGGCGACAGCGAATAGGAGGCACGGGCATGATGATCAACCCGAGCATCAAGATGGTGGGATTGGCTACGGCGGTGACCTTGTTCGTCGAGGCGGAAATTCTCCTCGCGGACAGGCACCACGGCCCGAAAGGGCGCAAGCAGGCACTGGCCGACCAGATACTCACCGCGTATCCCGGGCTCACGGCAGACCTGGTGGACCGGCACATCGAATGGGCGGTCGGCACGGTAGAGATGGGCTTCGCCGGCGTCAACGCCGATGTGGTCGCCGAAACGCTCACCATGTCATGGGAAGACGGCTGGGGCAACGTGAAAGGAACGCCGAGATGAGCGCCAGAATCGAAGAGATCAACGCCCTCGGCTTCGGCCCGGACATCGCCGCGGCGTGGATGTCCAGGGAAAACAGCCTGGGCCGCCGGGTTTGTTTCCACATCGCCGTCGGCGTCCCCGAGTTCGCCCAGTCCGGTGCCTGCTCCACATGCTGGAGACCGGGCCTGCTGCCGAAGCGGGTGCCGCTCGGCGAGTGGTACCGCGACATGCAAGCCCTCGCCACCGAGGCAAAAACCGACCACTTCTGCATGATGCCCGGCTGCGCCGAGTGCCTCCGCAACACCCGCATCCAGTGCGCCCGCAACAGCCTGGAGGCATAAGCCATGTTCACCCTGATCATCCACGCCGCCGCCGGGTGTCACTTCGTGCCCGCGCCGTTCCACGTGTGGGCCGAACAGCTCGGCATGTTCAACGGCGGGTGGCACATCTGGAACCCGGTCCCGGCTATCGGCCGGGTCATCTGCAACGCAAGAGGAGCCTGAGCCATGCACACTCCCGGCACAGCCTGCGACGTGGTACGCGTTCCGAAAGGCGGAGCCGTGTGCCGCACACACCACCAAAGGGTGGCCGACGCCCGCTGGGAAATAGCGGTAGCCCATCCCGAACTGGGCCTGAAGCCGCCGCCGCTGTTCACATGCGCCGACGCCGCGTGCCGCAACACGCTCATCGGTTTGTGCCGCGACCACGCAAAGGCGTGGGCTGCCGTGGTCGGCGCCGCCGCCGCCGGGCAACCGCCGTGCCACCGCTGCCCGGCTGAGCCGACGTTCGTACTGCTCGACCCGGCAATCGCCGAGTCGGGAGGGTGCGAGGAGATCGCCTACGCCTGCGACGCGCACCTGCCGGACGTGGTGCGCCTGTTCGCCCCTGATCCGTGCGAGGGGCCACGTCGCCGTCGTCGTCCGCTACGACACGTAACCAGGCAAGTTACTCGCGGGTAGGTGAGTTTCAGGCACGTCTTCCGCTCGTCCGAGCCGTGTAGTATACTGGAAGCTTACAGGTAGTCCATCTCCAAGCGGAGGCTCAAGTGAACATCGACAAGGCTCAGCAGGTCGCAAACCGGGTCTACGACCGCGTGCAGCGCGAGCAGGTGAGGCCCGCCGCCGCACGCGGTGAGGGCTTCAACGACGCCGAACTCGCACACGCGCACACCATGAGGGCTCTCACGTTCTGGGAGGCCGCAGTCAACTCCCATCCCGCGAGCAGCGCGTACCAGCGCGCGGCCCAGACCATCGCACAGCTTTAAAGGCGCTGAGAGGAGACACCAAATGTCCAGCGCACCGATAGTCCCGCCGGAAGGGCAGGACACCGAGCAATACGCCGAAGGCTGCGAACAGCAGTGGGCGCGGGAAGACAGCGTGGTATCCGGGGTGACCGTAAGCAATGGGCGACCCCGGTCCCAGCGCATCCGCGCCAGACGGCGAGTAGACCTAGTGACGCCCAGGTACTGGGAACGGAACGCGGACGCGGAAACGCCGTGGGCATCCTCCCAGACCCCGGTGCGGAGGCGAGTCAAGTGACCCGCGCGCAGAACGGCGGCGACCGGGGCTCCGCCGAGGAACGCAGATACCGCAAGTCGTGGCTCCTGCGCAGATTCGGCAACGGCATCGAAGCACCCTGCTTGCTGCGCATTTCGCCGATGTGCGAACGGAAAGTGTCATGGGCGACCATGAACATCGACCGGCTCATCTGCGGGATCGCCGGTGGCACATACGCGCACGGGAACATCATCCCCGCGTGCTGGCCGTGCAACAGGAAACGCCTCGACAAACCATTGCGGCATGTCATGTCCCGCCGTCGGGTGGAGACACTGCTGCGCCGGCTCGACACAGCCGGTGAGCGTCGTGACGCGCCCATGCGCCGCGAGGTGCGGAAACTGGTATTGGAGGCCCGGCCATGAGTGACCTGACCGAACGTGAAATCGCCCAGGCTCACACCATCGACGACCTCGACCGCGCCTACGGCAAGTTGAAACGGGCCGTCCGTGAACAGCTTCCCATGCTGGACGACGCACGGCACGCGCTCAACCACGGCTCGCCGGCGGTCACCGCCGAGTACCTGGAACGGGCCGCGTGCGCGCTGAGGAAGGCGCTGTCATGAGCAGGTGGACGACAACCGGCAGCGCGACCATCATCCGCGAGGCCATCCCGCACGTCACCGACGACGACCGCAACACCCGCGGCTACGAACGAATCAGGGCGAAGGCGTCCTACCCGGAGCCGGTGTCGTCGCGGGCCGAAGCGTACGCGGCACGTCAGAACCGGCTCGCGAAACGACGCGGCGACTGCCCCCGATGTGACGCGGTGCGCGGTCAGCGGTGCTGGGACCTGGCACTGCTCCCCACCAGGGCGTACGCCCTCGGGTTCCACCGTGGCCGTCCGATGCTGCCGCCACCGGCTGCGACGGTGCCGATGGAAAGAGTCCGGCCGGGCCGCCAGATATGCGCCTGCGGTCACAGGGCGCGCGAGCACAAACACCACGAAGGGTACTGCGGCATGTGCAAAGGCGCATGCCGGAAATTCAAGAGGAGGAAGCCATGACCGAGCGCACCGGAATAACCATCAAGGCGCCGGGGCTCGCCGCCTGGCTCAGGCAGAACGGCGTCAGCGTCACCGAATACCAGGCCCTCGACCACGGCGACAAAGAAGACCTGCGCAGCGCCCTCAGCGACGCTGGCGACTACACGGTGGACAAGGCCACGGCCATGACCGCCCGTGCCGCCTGCCGCCGCGGGCTGCACGCCCAGCGGGGTGGCGAGAACCTCATGGGCGCCTGAGCCCGCCTCGTACCACCGGGGCACTGTCCCGGTGGTACGGCGAAGGGCTCAGGAAAGGAGACGCCACAATGAGACACCACCTTCACACCGCCATCGACTACCACACCCACAACATCATCGGCTACTGGTTGTGCCGCCTGTACGAACGGCACATGGCGAGAAGCTACCGATTGAGGCCCACCCGGTAGGCCATGGGCGCACCCATCGGGCTGGCGTGCCTCCTCAGCGCCTGGGTCACCCTCGTCATCGTGGTCGCCCAGGCCATCCGAAAACGCTTGCCCAAACCGAAGCCAACCGACGAACGAGAACTGGAGCAGCTATGGCTAGAAGTAGACGGGCCGGAATGGCGCAAAATCCACAACCCACCGGCGCAGTGATCCGCGGCAGGGGCGAGCAATTCGTAGGCCGCCTCAACGATGCCGCCGTAGTCGGCGCCGCGGGCGTGGGCACCGACTGGGCACTACCACGCCGCGGCGACCTGGACACCGCCACGCAGGACGCCTACGCCGACGAGCATGTCACCGTGCTGTTGCGGCGCAGCAACGGGCCACATCCAGACGGGCACATCCGTGTCCAGATCACCGCCCGGTAGAGGAGCGCACATGCCTGAACTAGACACAGCAGCCGGGGGCTGGGTCGTCGAAGGCACCTGGGTGACGTTCAGCCACCCGGGTTTCCCTGAACCCGCCGTCGGGTTCGTGTTCGCTGTCACGCCGTGCGCGCGGGCAGCGATACTGGCACCGTTCGACGGCTGGGACGAGGTTGTCATCCTCGACCCAGCCGACGTCCACGATGTGATGCGCCTCGACGACGTGAGGAACGCCCTCGAAGTCCTGACACCCGCCGACATCAACTCCATCACCTTCGACCGCGCCGAACGGCAGCTCCGCATCGACGCCGTCCGCACCAGGGAGAACAGCCATGCCTGAGTGGTTCGATTTCACGCCGCAGATGAACCTGACCGTCGGCCAGAAATACTGCCTGCTGCACAAGTCGCCTGAGCAGAAGTACAACCGGCTTTCGGTGATGACGTTCCTCGACAGCAGCAGCAGCCACGGGCTGTGGAATGCACGCCCAGAAGGCGGTACCCAGACCCTGCCGTGGTCGTGGCTCATCGCCGTATGCGAAGCGCCAGCCACCAGGGCGCACACCCTCAACCTGGACGCCCGCATGTGGAGCATCCCCGTGCCCAAGGAAGCACCACACGCCGAACTGGTCCGGCTCGAAACCGAGTTCGAGGCGGCGGGTGGCCGCGGCGTGGAACTAGCTGACCGCATCGACCAGCTACGGCGCTGTGCCTCGTGCCGTGAGCCCGAGCATGCCACCTGTTCGCTTACGCCAGGATGCCCGTGCTGCGACGACACCATCACCCGGATGGCCGAGAAGACGCCCGTCGTGACCGCCGATGACATCCTCACCGAACGTGAAGCACAGGCCCTCGCCTTGGAAGCCGCGTTCATGCTACGGCAGCGGATACTCGCCCTGCACACACAGAACACGGCGCTGCTCGTCACAGTCAGCCCTGCCAGCGCGCAGCTCGCCGAAGTGCGCGTCCTCGGTGAAACCGCCTACGTGGTGGACGCCGAGGAAACCCTGGAAGAACTCGCCAAGGACTTCCCCGCCATCGGCTACCTGACAACCCAAGGGGCGTGCGTCCTGACCGGCGCAGCCGGTGAGAACGCAGACGACTGCACCACCCACGAGCACGAGGAGGCCACGTCATGAACATCGAAGAGGCACGCCACGCCGGTGAGCTGGCCTTGCGGCGGCTCGCGGCCCTCGGCACCGAAGCCGCCGCCGGGCGGCTCATGGGAATGGGCCTCCGTGGCTTGCCTGGTGCGCCGCGGGCTTGCATTCTCGCCGTGTACCTGACCCGCGAAGTGCCGTTGCCCGAAGGCAGGGAGTGGGTCGTCATCCCGCCGCACTACCGCATCAGCGGCGAGATCGAGCGGCATTCGCTGCCGCCGACGATGAACACCCTCGCCAGAGCCCACGACCAGGGCGCCTACCCGGAACTCGACTCGCGCCCGCCAGTGGTCCGAAGGCGGATGCCGTCATGAACACCGTCCTGCACTGGGCCGCAGGCAACTGGAACGACCCGTTGTCCCTCGCTGTCATCGCCGCCGAAATCGCGTTCACCGTCGGCTTCTTCTTCCTCCCCGAGCCGTGGAAACAAGCCGCCAAGCAGCTCGCCCACGACAAGCGGATACCCATAGTGGTGCGGGGGATGCTCATATTCGGCTCCCTGCCCATCTGGGGGCCGGTGGATGAAATCGTCGGCAGCGCCGGTGTGGTCATCATGTTGTGCACGCCGCGGATGCGTGCCGCCCTGTTCGACGCCATCGCAACAGGAAGGCAGGTGCCAGCATGAAATGGTTCCTACTCGGCATGCGCGAATTTCGCCTGGCGTGGACCACGCACATGCCAGACGATAAGGCTCTGTCGTCATACGACAAAGGCAGGGAGTGGGCGCACCGGCTCACATTCCGGCACTGGGAGGAGCGATGAGCCAGTCACTGTGGGCACTGTGGGCGGTCACCGGGGTGATTCTCATGGGTTTGTGGCAGCGCATGTGGACCCAGGCCATCGGCCTGCCATCCGAGCGCAAGTGGCACCGCCTCACCATCACCGGCCTGGTGTTCACCTTCGCCGGGCTGGCCGCCACAGGCTTCCTGATCGGGCGCCTGACATGAACCAGCAGCAGCCTTTCGACTCCACCCACATCAAAGCCAACGGCCCCGTGGAGGTGACCTGGTACCAGCAGGTCGCACGTAACCACGCCGCCCACCCGGGCTGGTCCACCGCGCAGCACGTAGCCGCACTGAACGAAATGACCGGCGAAGGCGACATGAAAACCTTCGCCGCCGCGCACGGCACCACACCCGAAGCGCTGGTCTCCGAAGCCTTGGAGGAAACACAATGACCGCACTCGGCGCTAAGCAGTATCAGGTCGGCGAAGACGACGACGGCCCGCTGTTCATCACCCTCAAACCGGCCTCCGCAGAATCGGTCGCCACTGTGCTGGCGGCAAGCGAAGGCGACCCGGAAGGCCGCAGCGAATGGTTGTGGGTCCGGTTGCCCGACGGCGGCCTGGTCCTCGGCGTCTACCCGCAAAGCGACACCTACATGGCCACCGAACACGACCACTCCACACCCATCGACGTGCCCGTCACGGAACACTGCGGCGGGAACCACCGCGCGTCTCCCGGCAAGGGGCATGCGTGGATGCAAGACGGCCACCGGCTGTGGTGCCCCGGCAGGGCGAAGGTGTACTGCGACCAGCACTGCGGCGCCTTCTACGAACCGGACAGAACGAACCCGGCCGAGGTACTCGCCGCCATGGACCATTGGAGCACCCATTCCGCCGACGACGGCTGCGCCCACGAAGGACCATGAGCGGGAAAGACCGGACGCTCACCTGGCACGCCCAGTTGCTCGGCCGCGGCCCATACTTCATGCCGCCAGGCGAGTACATGGCACGCTGGGACGCGGCCGACGCCCCCACCGACCACGAACTCGTCACCGACCACAGCCGCTGCCAGGGCTTCTGGCCAGAATGCAAGGAGGCACCACATGCGTAGGTCACCCTGGCTGGTGATTGCGGCCAGTGCCGTGGCACTGGTGGTAGTGCTCGTGCTCGCACCGTTCGTGGCACTGTTCACCCACTGGCAGGAATACAGGAAAAAGCGTTACGCCAAGTAAAGGAGGCATGATGCGAGGCCCCAGTTGCTGCGACAAAATACCGCCCGCTGACCACGTCCCAGGCGAACGACGCATCAAAGCCCACCGCTACGAAGACTGGGGCCTGGACTACCGGCACTGGATATGCGGCCACGACCACCTGTGCCGCATCTACGTGTGCACCAGGGAGCTGCGGCCCGCCCAAGGCGGCGGGATATGCGGCCGGGAAAAAGCCGTCCGCGAGGAGGCGTCATGAACTACAAGGCGAGAGCCAAATACGGCGGATATCCCTACCGTCCGGCAAGACCCAGCCCAACAAAGGTGGCATATATGTGCGACAACTGGCTGCCAGCCAAACCCACGCCCAGCATCGCCGGGAGCGTCCGCGCCACCGACATCGACCGGGACCAGACCGCCGACCGGCTGCGGGATAGTTACAGCCGCGGCGCTATCAGCAAGGCCGAGTACGACATTCGGCTGGACACGACGTTCGCCGCGGAAACCGTCGCCTCGTTGCAGTCTCTCGTCCGCGACCTGCCCGTCTACCGGCCCACGGTTTCCGTTCCGACGGTCACCGTGCAGCGGCGTCCGTCGTTCAAGCCTGCGGGGTGGCGGATAGCCGGCGCCCTGCTGCCCGCTGCCGTGCCCGCAGCGTTGCTGTGGTACGGCGCCACAAGCAACGGCTTCGCCGTATACCCGGGCACCGCGCAGGTGACAGCCGCCGCGGGTGGTGTAGTCACCGCCATCTTCTGGGCGATATGGTTCGCCCTGTTCACCTGCCTCTCAGTCGTCCCAGCCATCGGAAGGTACCGCCGGGAACTCGCCCGCCGGAACTGAGGAGGAGTTATGCCGTACTACCGCAACGTCATCAAGGTGGAAATCCTGTCCGATGTGCCGCTGCCTGACTCTCCGGCCTTTGACCTGGTGGCTGTGCACCAGGAAATCATGTTCGGCGGGTCATCCGGCCAGGTGACACGCCCCGTGTTCAACGAAGAAGTGCCCGCTGAGCGGATGGCCGAACTGCTCACCGCCCAGGGCAGCGACCTGTCATTCCTTCTGGGCGACCGCGATGAGTAACGTCCAGGCCGTGGAAATCGTCGCCGACGTGCCGTTCAACTACCTCGACTACGACAGCGAAATCAGCGCCGAAGACATCGCGTTCCTCGGCGCCTCGCTGCTGTCACCGTCCATCGGGCTCACCTACGCCTACCAGTGCATCGGCGACATCCCGAACAGCCACGGCGGGCATACCATGATGTACCGCCTCACCATCAGCGGGCAGGAAGCCCTCGCAGGACCGTACCTGGAACGGCTCGCCCTCATCCTGAAGTGTTGCAGCCCGCATGCGCGCCTGCACACCGCCCGTGCCAGGGACCTGGAGTTCTCACCCAACGAGCCGTGGCGCAACGTCGTAGACGCCGCGGAACTCGACCGCAACTAGCCCACCACCGGCTTCGCCGACTACGGCGCCGCCAACAACCAGAAAAGGGAAAATGCCATGAAGAAGTTCCTGCGGCGTGAATGGATGCTCGCCCTCGGCCTGACACTGATCCTCGCGGGCCTGGCAGCAGCCGTCCTCACCGGTTGCAGTACCCAGCCCAGTCACCCATCCGCCGCGGCGAGCACGCCTGCCGCTGTTGCGACGGCGACCGCCGCGCCGCCTGCCCCGCCATCTTCACCTGCGCCGCCGCCTGCGCCTGTGTTCACCGCGGCGCAGCAGCAGGTGCTCGACTCCGCCCAGGGTTACCTCACCGACGGGCAGGGGTTCTCCAAGGCGGGGCTGATGAAGCAGCTCACGTCGTCGTTCGGCGAGGGCTTCTCCCGGAAGCTGGCCAAGTTCGCGCTGGCCAACCTCGCGGTGAACTGGAACCACCAGGCTGTCCTGTCCGCCAGGGGTTACGTGCAAAGCGGGCAGGGCTTCTCCTACACCGGGCTGGTACAGCAGTTGGAGTCGCCTTACGGCGAGCAGTTCACCCCCGGGCAGGCGCAACACGGTGCCAGCGTCGCGCTCGGCCAGGGTTAAGCCATGCCGGAATCCATGACTACCGTCGTCCGCCAGTGGCTGCTGCGGTTCGAGGAAGAACACCACCACGAAATCGACGCCGCAGAAGAGGCAGCACTGTCACGGGTACGGGCACTCATCAGCAGGTACCCCGAACCGGACGGCAACAGGCACGAACACGCCGACGGCACCAAGCACTCGCACAGGTTCGGCACAGTCCCGCATATCCACGACCCGGCGACGGGCAACGTCATACCCGACCCGCCGGAGAAATAGCCATGTACGAGTACCACATGATCCAGTTCAAGGTCCCTGGCGGGGACTGGGAAGACTGGATGTCGCTGCCCTGGTTCGGCGTGCCGGGCCGCCAAGCCGAAGCCATGGCTATCGCCCGTGGCAACGAGGAAAACCCGGGCATGGAGTACCGGATGGTCCGCCGGAGCGAGGAGGTGCTCGATGATGTCTAAGCCGGTGAACGGGCACATGTCCCTGTTGTGCAAGCTGCAACAGGGACGCACGCATCCGCCGTGCCATTCGGGTACTTGCGACGGGCACGGCAGCGGCGAGCTGTGCGGCCGACCGTGTGAGTGTGAGTGCCACGAGTACGAGCGTCACGAGTACGTGCCTGCACCGATAGCGCTCAGCCGCCTGCGTGATTGGGCACTGGCTGAGGTGGAGTTGGTGAAAGCCAACCCGGCGCAGTCGCAAACCATCCGGGCGGTGCTGCACAGGATGCACACCTTCGCCGGGAAACCTGCCGACCCCAAATGGTGCCCCAACTGCGCCAATATGGCCTCAGCGGGTCTGGGCTGGCGCCCGGCGCCGCCTCGCAGCGCGGTGGTCTACGAAGTCGCCGGTGAGCCCGGCACGTGGCGTATCCGTGCGCAGAAGCAGCCGGAGGAACCGGGCTGGGTTGGCGGCCGGGTGCTGTGGGGGCATGACCAGCCCACCGAGGAACTGGCCTGGGCGATCGCCAACGCCTGGATCAACGACGGGCAGCTCCCCGCCGACAACCCGCCGTATCCACATTCGGGTCTCGACAACCAGGGCATTGGCCATGTAGATATTCGCGGACAGACAGGTACCAACGACTACGGCGGCTCCCTCGCCACCTGCACCTGCGACTACCAGCCGGGCCGGTGGCCGCACCGCGACTGGTGCCCGGTGATCACCGGTGTCGCGAGCAGTCGGCCGCCGGAGAACTTCTGTTCGGTGTGCGGGCCGCTCGACCAGCCCGGCGCACACACACAGCCGGACTGTCCCCGGTACGTCGTCTACCACCTGACCGGGCAGCAGGTAGGGCCGTGCCTGCGGTGCGGCGTTGACCCGGAAAATGCGGAGAACGATTCCATGTGGACCGGGCTACCTGAGGAGGCAACCTGCCTGTGGACCGGGCCGCCGGAGACTGAACCGCAAGAACACAACTGCGCGCCTGGCGAATGCCCAGGCCACGACTGGTAAAGGAGCCACGCCATGAAGTTTGTTCTCAGCGTCGGCAACATACAGGCCGGCACGTTCGGCGAAGACGAAATCGCCGAGATCATCCACGAGCGCCTGGAAGGTATGAGCCCAGGCGACCAGTTCACCGTCCGGGCGGTACGTGGAGAAAGTGCCCCGTTCGAGGGGGACGCTGAACATGCGGCGCTGATGGCCAGGTCTCTCGCCGCGAAGGTGTCGCCGGAGGAGTGGCACCAGATGGGCGGGGCCGGAAAGTGAGTACCCACGTGGTGCTCGCGTTCCTAGCCCATCATCATCCTGTTGGCGAACCAGCAGACGGCGGCGCGGTACTGGGCCTATGCGCCCTCGTGCTGATCTTCTTGCTCATCGCGGGCGGGAAGAAAAAGAAGTAGCCCCGCCCGGGAGTTGAACACCCAGCCGGGCGGGGCTATGCTCTTGCTCAGCTACTAGCAATGTCTGAATGCTACCGCACCAGCGCCTGGTATACAACAACTCCGGGCGGACTGGCAGGGTAACTCGTCCCGGTTCGCCCCACAGGGTTTCTGCCTGCCCAGGCTGTCACAACCCTGAAGGCGAAGCCGAAGGGGGGTGGGCGGGCAATACGGGAAGTCCCTCAAAAAATCCGGTGGAACCGGCTCACGGTGGTCTGCCCGTGGCTGCTGCCTGGTGTCCTTCAACAGCGGCACCAACGACCAGTGTGGTTACCCACCTGCACAACCTCAGGAGGAAGGCAGAAAAAATTGGAAACGTTGATGTTCGGGCCGCAGGGGATCGGCACTTGGCCCCACTGGCACCACGACAACAAGCGTGGCTGGTACCCGTGCTACCAGGATCACCGGCCGGGCAAGAGGAAAGGAAGTGGATGATATGGCAAAACCAAAATTCGTGCCGAATGGTGCGTGGCTGTTGGTTCTGCTGGGCTTGGCGGTGTGCGTGTTCGCGGTGGTGGAGCCGTGGACCCGTTCGGCGCCAGTTTCGCTGGCGTACACCGCACTCGTGGTGTACTACTACGTGGTGAGGAGGCGGCGCCGGTGACGGGACTTGGTCCTGGCCAGGAGACCGGCGACGTGATGGGGCCGCCGCCGTATGAGCGCAGGCTCAGTGAGCGCCCGCAGGACCGGGAGGAGTTCGACGGCTGGCTGTCGGGCATCCTGTTCCGCAGTCGTCCTGGCGGTGACTACCGGATTCCCTGGATTTTCGCCAGCCCCGCCCGGCGGCGTGAGCTGCGCCGGGACTGGGAGCGCATTGTTCGCTCTCACGCCGGGCGTATCTATGAACTTGGCCGCAGGCCATGAGGCTCTGGCGGAATGTGTGGGCTGGCGAGTGGGCGCAGCAACTGCGTGAGCGTGTGCCTGGCCGGGAAGATGAGGGTACTGGTGCCGAACAGGGCATTAAGCCCAGCTTGATCTTGCAGGCACGCCGGGCACGTGAGAGCAAACGGCTAAGGCGTGCGAGGCGGCGGCGGTGAAGCAGCCCGGGGAAATGACGGACATTGACCTGCTGACCGTGTGGCTTCGGCGGCGCCGGGAAGCGGGGGATAGGCAGTTGACCCGTTCGGCTGCTGTCGAGGTGCGGCATGTGTGCTTGTACGCCAAGCAGCAGCTAGAACAGTTGCGTACTGAGGTGCTACACCCCGGCGTCATGCCTGGCCATGTCGTCATCGAGTTGCGGGGTGTAATTGCCGACTTGGAGAGCTTGACTGCTTACATCGAGACTGGCAAGGGCGGCGGGTTCTCCGCGCTGAAGGCCAAATGAAAACTTGCCCTCGGTGCGGTCACCGGGTGTGGCGTCGTCATTGCCCGGTGTGCGGGTGGACGCCGCGGTGAACAAAATCCGGCTCGAACTGGCTCCGCCGCCGTGCCCGGAGGTCAAAGATGGCCACCAGTGTGAACGCGGGCTGGGCCATCCTGGTGATGTCCACTGGTACACGGCGTGGACGCACAAGAATCAGTACGGCAGTTTCCCCAGCCACTCTGTGGAGTGGCGAACAGAAAGTGAGGCGTGACATGACTGCACTTGGCAGTTGGAAGAACGTAACGGCGACCCCAGTGGGGGCTCGGCGGTTCGCCCTGGACGGTGAGTTTCCTGTACGGGCAAGGCTGGTGGCCGTACTACAGCAGCAGCCTGGTGGAACCGTCACCTGGCCCGTTCCACACAGCCGGGGCGGCGATGGAATACATCAACAACCTGATCGCGCACGCTACGGCGGCCAGAGACGAGAAGTTTCCGCCCAGTGCGGCATGCGGTGCGAAGGCAGCCCATTCGTTCCATGTGTGGGGCGGCGGAAAATACCGCTGCCCGGGTATCTACTGCGATAACCGGTCCACGCACGCGCCGCATCGCGTGACGTTGCCAGGTGCTGACTGGTCTTGCCCTGGTGTGCCTTGGCCTGTGAAGCCCTGCCCTAACCGGGCGCCGCATCCCTCGCACAAGTGGGGCTGGTCGGACGGTTCTGATAGCAGGTACGAGTGCGCCGGTTTGGTGGTCGGGGAGAAAGCGCCGGCGAAGGAATGCCTCATCCACGCAGGCATGAGCCCGACTTTGGCGGCGGACCGCCTTGGGCAGACACTCCCGGCGGATGAGCTGGCGAAGGTGCTGGCGGAACTGTACAACCGGCAGCCTGGCTGCTGGACGCTCGACACGGGCATGTCGCCGGAGCAGGTTGCCGAGCGTCTCATCGCTGCCATTGGGCAGGACGCCGCGAACAATGTGGCGTTCAAGATTTACCACGCCGCACGGGGTGGGTCGTTCGCCCATGGGGACCGCGCAGGCTGGACCGGTGTGTGTGAGCGGCCGGAGAAGTGCCCGTGTCCGGCGGCGGGAGTATGGGGCGCTGGTTCTGTCATGCCCCGGGGTCATTATTGGCATTGGTCGGATAAGGCGCACACGTCCGGCTACCTCGCTCACACGACAGGTTACTGACCGGTAACATCAGTTTGGGGCACGTCTTCCGCTCGTCAACGCCAGGTAGTATACTGGGAACCTGCACCGGAAGACTGTCCAAAACCGGGAGGCTCAAATGACCATCCAGACACCCGAAGACGGCCTCGTCGAGCACCGCACACCCGTCCTGCCCGTCGTCGCGCACGCACGCCCATAAGCCATGACCGACGCGCGAACCGTTCCCGGCACCCCCGTCATCACCCAGGACGGCCTGCTCGGAATCGTCGTTGACGCCGACGGCACATTCGTGTCCGTCGTCACCTGGGAACTGGACACCGAACCCGGTGTTTACGCCTACACACTCGCGGCGTTGCGCCTCGCAGTCAGCCACAGAGACTTCGCCGTCAGCCCGGAGATCATGACGGACATACTCCGCACATTCGCCGCCGAACTCAACCGGAGGAAAACATGACCGGACGGCACGCACACACCGAGAACGCCCGCACCGTCGGCGGGGTCGCCTACACCGCGGCCGAGACCATCACGCCGCGGCATGCCGGTGTACCACGACCCGGCGAGCACCGCTCACACCGCGGCCCCGAGAAGCCCACGGTGTGGCGGACACCTGCGGACGGCCCGCAGCGGCTCACCCGCGAGGAAGCCGAGCTGCTCATGCTCGGATGGCACAGCGAACACATGAACGACGCAGGCTGCTGCAACCCGGTCGATCCTTTCATCACAGGCGGGCCGCTTCGGTGCGACGGGTTCGTGTACGCCCGGATCAGGGGCATGCACCACACCATGTTCGTGATGCCCATGCCGTACGACGCGAACGTCAGCACCTACCAACGGTGGGCCGTCCTCGACATCCTCGACGACCTCGACGGCCGGCAACTACGCGAGGGTTTCGACGGGTACCACACCGCCCTCATGTTCGCCGCGGCGCAGTGCGCGGTGGACCTCGCCACAGAAACCGACAGGTAAGCCCGGTGCCCACGCAGAAGGAAATCCTCGCCGAGCACCGCGAGCTACTGGACCAGCAGTGGCATGAAAGGTGGCCGCACGGCCAGTGGACAGTCATCCACGGCGCAGGCCGGTACTGGATCGCCCACCAGGTCAGGCGGTCAACGTCCAGCACCCGGTGCCGGGCACGGAACGCCGTCTTCTACGGTCCGCCACTCTTTGGCGGCCATCCCATCCCTGATGGCAACATCTACGTCAGCGACTGGACGTTCTACCCGAGCCGCTGGTACGGCCAGCCGTGCAAGGTTGAGCACTGCGAAACCAAAGACGCCCTGCTGAAACGGCTGGTCAAGCTGGGCGTCCCCGCAGACGTCATCGAGAAGGTCCGCGCCTGGCGCGCAGAGCCTTAACAACTACGAGCGGCATCCGCTCAACAGAAGGAGACACCATGTCCAGGCAGCCTTACTACATCCCCATGCCGCGCCGCGTCCGGTCACCGGAACACCACTGGCACCTCGGTGCCGCTGTTGTCATCCTCGCCATCCTCGGACTCATCCTCGTTGGCGTGGTGTCATGCAACCGGTTCGAGTACGGCACCGAGCACCTCGTCACATTCACCATCGCCTCCAAAGACGACCAGGCCAGCGGCAACAACCACAAGTACCTCATCTTCACCCGCGGCGGTCACACCTTCGAGGACACCGACGCCTACTTCCACGGCAAGCTGAACTCGTCCGACATCTACGCCGGGCTCCAGGTCGGCCACACCTACACCTGCGACGTGTACGGGTGGCGTAACCATGTCCTGTCGTCCTACCAGAACATCATCTGGTGCGCCGGTGTCGCCGGCGCCCCCGCCCATGTGCCCGGCACCCCCGTCCAGCAGTAGCCGATGACCGGACACGTGGCGCTGGTAATGCTCGGCCTGATCCTCACGGTCGGCATCATCATCACCGTCATCCTCACCAAGATCGCCTTCTGGGTGCGGGACATACGCGCCTGGAGCGCCATCGAATACCTCGACCAGCACCCACCGGCCGGCATGCCCAGGCACGAGCACACCTGGCCACCGCAGTAACCCAATTCGCCAGGCCGCAGCGACCAAACAGCGGCAACAACCAAGGGAGTTGAACCACCATGACTCAGTACGGGTCATCGCAAGGCAGGTACGCGCCGAACGCCACCCGCGCATCCGGCGGCAGGCAGTACGAGGAACGCCCACCGCGCAGGGAAACGCCGGACACCGCGGAAATCGTGTCGTACGTCATGCTGCCTGGGCGGCAGACGAAGGCGTTCCAAATCTTCGACCACCCGAAGGTGAACGACGACGGCGTCGCCGACTGCATCATCTTCACCAAGGACGGCGTCTACATCCCCCTGGACCACCACCTGTCCACGGTGCCCATCGAAATCGTCGTCCGCGCCGCTGACATACCGGCCGTGCGGCCACCGAGGCGGAAGGGACGCCCGGCAGCGAAAACCACCCGCAAGCCAACAGCGGCTGCGAAGACACCCGCGGCGCGGAAGGTCAAGGCGTAAGCGATGCGGACCATCTACCGCCTGCTGGCAAGGCAGGCCCGCGCCGACCGGACCGTCGCCTTCGAGTTCGAGTTCGCCGACCCAGCGACGCTACGTCTCACCCTGCCCGATGCCGAAGCCTTCCTCATCCCCGTTGGTGAACTTCAGGCACTTGTCCTGAACGTCACCGACGGCATCCTCGTCCGGGCGGACGTCGCGGCGAACATCACCAACGCCGTCAACGACCTCGACACCACCCTGAACCGGTCCGGCGGATTTTGCCGGGAAGACAGCCTGCGTGACCTGGCCAGCTCGGTCGTGGACCTGTGGCGGGAGGTCTGCCCGCGCCAGCCGTAGTCGGCGCCGCCTGGGCGGCTGGGCTCCTGTTCAGCCGCCTCAGGTTCTACCCTACCACTTTGCGGCAAGCGCTTGTAACCTTGCCGGGATTCCGAAGGGGCAAAACCGATGCCAAACAACCGACTACAAGCCGTGGCCACGACCGCGTACACCAAGTGCGGCGAGTGCTGGCACTTCGTCGAGCCTAACGAGGTCAGCGGCCCTGGTATCGCCACCTGGCTGCACTTGGACAACGGCGTTAAGGAACACGACCACGACGCCACGCCCAGTACCGACAGCCGGCCCATCTCACTGTGGCGTGCCCACTACCCGGAGTTGTTTTACTTGTACGCCGACGGTGAGACAGGGCCGAACTCGATCCTGTTCAGCATTGCCCACGACAGCCAGCCGGGTGGCCAGGAAGACGAGGCGTCCCCGGACATGACCGTGCCACTGAAGCTATTCCTGTGGCGTGACGTTCTCCACAGCTACACCAGCGGGATGGCGTTCGCTATCGCCCGCAACGTCCACGAAGCCCGCGGCCTGCTCTCGGGAACCGACGCCTACTGGGGTGACGACCTGGCGGCAGAACCCGAAGTCCACGACGTCACCAGCCGGTTCTGCGCCTACAACCAGGGAGGTGGCTGACGTGAACGGCTGGGTAGTACGACCCGAGCGGCCGGAGAATGACGAGCCCCTCACCGCACCCATGCCCCAGGCCGAGGCGATTCGGTGGGCCAATAAGAAGCAGAAGAACTGGAGCCTGCCGCTGGTGGTCCGGCCCGACGAATCGGGCACTGTCGCTGTGTCCAGGAAATTCCTTAGCCGTGTCGTCTACGAGGCGGGCACCGGCGACGACACGATGTCGTGGGATTACGCCGCTACCGCTGAGGTGTACATCCGCCGTCTCGGCGTCCCGGCCCAGGAGTAACCATGAGTAAGCCGATACCGGTGTGGGCGGTGTGCAACAACGGTGTCATCAAGAAAACCGCCGTGTTCAAGCAGTGCCTGTCCAAGTGGGCGTTCATGTCCTGGTTCCACCTGGTCAACGGCGGCGACGACATCGACTTCACGCCCGAGTCGGTGGGCCGCCGAGTACTGCGCGTTCAGGGCATGGACCGTGAAGTTCTCGTCCGCGTCCGCAGCGGGCGAATCGTAACCGAGGAGGCACCATGAAGGGAAATGTCGTGAAGACAAACGCCTTGGCGTTGCTGTTCTTCCTGACCCGCGACCGGAAAGCCTGGTGGAAGGCGCGGTCGCTGAAAACAAAGGGCCGCATACTGCTCGGCCAGGACGTCCTGTTCGCGTTCGCCGGAGCAGCGACCCTGCTCTGGGTATGGCGCGACGCCATGGCCGCTCAGTTCTTCGCCTCGTTCTACCTCGCCTTGTTCGTTGCTGCCACGGCAGTTCATGCCTGGCGCAGATGGCAGGCACTGCACAGTCCCTTGTTCTACCTCGCCGCCGTCCAGCATGACCTTGGAGGTGCCGACGATGCCAGCCGACCTCGGTGACCTGAGATACGCCCTGGTGGGTGACGGCAGCGACGGTAACTTGCTTGCCGCCCTGGATCGTCACGCCCAGGCAATCGCTGACCCGCTGTCGCGTATCGCCGAGTTCTTCGATCGGCTCGCCGACGACCAGTTGTCGGAACGGCTCGACGCCGCGCAGGTGATAGAAAGCCGGTTCGCGCGGCTGATCGAACTGCTCACCCTCGGCGCCGGCGACGGCGCCCACCACAAGGACTGGGTCCTCGACCAGATCGCCCGGGAACTTCTCGGCCCCGCCTACGACAACTGGGCCGCCGTGGAGGAACACGGCTGGTCCAACGTCACCGACAACGCCATCGCCCCCTAAGGAGACACCATGATTACCAGTGGCCGTGCCAGGCATATCAACCAATCCCTCCAAGTCGTGGCCGAAATGCTTCCGACACGGCTTGCGCTCGCCGCCATGTGCGGGCAGTCCGACGAGGAAGCACCCATGACGGGGCCGCACTTGGACAGGGTTATCGGCGACCTGTCTGAGGCGCGAGTGGCGGCGGAAATGCTCGCTGAGGGCATCTCCCAGGCGGTTGACTTGTTCCGCATGGAAAAGGCCGACACCGAAAGAGACGACTAATGGACGCCGCTGAACTGGCACGCCGTCTCCGTGATGAGACCGGCGTAATCGCTGAAGGCGACCAGGGCGGTCACATCGTCCGTATTCCGGTGGACACCGGCATACGGCTGCTGGATTTCCTCCTGTCCTCCACCGGCGACGAACAAGCCAGTGCTCTGGTAACCAGGCTCGCCGAATCAGACTGTCACGTTCCCTATGAAAGCTTCTGCTACTTCTGCGGCGCAGATATAGACGGACTCCTCGTGGCAGCTCGCCCGCATCACGACGATTGCCTGTGGCGGCTTGCTGTGGCCTGGAAGGAGGAATGGGCATGAGGCGCGTCGATCCGCAGTACCCGGTTGTCGGGTTCACGTCGGCGCGGCGCTTCGACGCGCACGCCGAAGCGGCCACCGCGGTCCGGCTCACCCAGATATCCCGGGGTATGCGCCACGGTGGTGTGATCAGGCCGAAGTTCATCACCGGTGCCGCGCGGGGCGGCGACGCTTTCATCGGGCGTTGGCTGGTCACGCACTGGCTCGAACACGCCGACCATCTTGTCCTGGTGCCGGCGTGGCGAAGCCAGGTGGACTGGTGGTGGACCAGTCTGCCGCCGCGGTGGCAGAACCTCGTCGAAGTGGAGCTGATGCCGGAAGGCACCGACTTCGCCTACCGGAACAAGGAACTCGTCCGCCGTTCGCAGCACCTGGAAGGCTTCCCTGAGCTGCCTGAGGAGCGGGCAATCATGTCCGGTTCGTGGCAGACCATCCGTTTGGCCCGCCATGCGGAGAAGTCCCATCACGTCACCGTCGTCGGTGAGGTGCCAGTGAGAAAAGGCTAAATACCCTACCACTCTCGTCCGGCACGTTTCGTAGAACAGCCAAATCCACCACTTCAAGGAGGGCTTCACCATGACCGCCCGTAAGAACGCCAACGCCGGTCCCAGGTTCCACGAAGACCCGCACCTGCCACCGGGCAGGCAGGACATCACCCTCCGGCCGATCCGCCTCACCGACGTGCCGTCCCATCCGGCGCCGCGGCGGCGCCTCCGCTCGACCACCCCGAGCGGCTCGCCTTCATCGCGTTCCTTCCGCCTGACGTAGGACGATGGACCTGCTTCCCCTCGCTGATGCCACCTGCCCGGCCTGCGGTCAGATGGCAAGCATGCGCGAGCGGCTGGCCGTGTCGGTGTATACGTGCCCATCAGGTCATGTCTGGAAGACGGGCTTCTGGAATGGCATCGAATGTACTTGCGAACAGTGTGACCCGGAAGGTCACGCCTAACAGGAAAAGGAGACACTGCCATGATCACAGTTGTGAATGGAAAAGGCGAGACGCGAGTACTGCGCGTCACCACTGCCGGGGGCCAGACGGTGCTTCAGGTCAGCAAGACGGATGGCGCGGTGGTGACAACCCTGGTGATGACCGAGGACGCCGCTTCGCAGCTCGCCGGAGCCCTCGACAACGACCCGCAGTAAGGGGGCGCACATGTCCGGGCAGGCGCTTTCGCTGCGCGTCAGATACGAACTGGAAAGCGATGGTGCCTGCCGGGTGCTGGCGGCGTCGCAGGACCGCACTCGTCTGAGTGAGGCGTGTGAGTGTGACGCCGAGCCGCGGGAGGTCCGGTTCCCGCAGCAGGTCATCATCGCTATCTGTGACCGTTGCGGCGCTGTCTGGAAACCGTGACGCAGGGTCACATTCGCCACCCTCCATGTCCGATTTGTGCTCGTTCGCGGCATGGAGTATACTGGAATCTGACCACCACCACGTCCAAAACCGGGAGGCAAGCATGGACGCACAGGCACGCGGCCCCAGAGAAGTAGGCAAGGAGTACTTCTGCGGCTACTGGCGCAAGCACTACACCGTCCTAGCGTTCGGCGAGCACACCATCACCGTCCGCTGGCAAAACGGGAAGGTCGCCACCCACATGACCGCCTGGGACCAGGGCCGCGACCTCCTCGTCCGCCCCGTGGACCGGGCACCCCTCGGCCGTGAATACTCCGTGGACGGGGTGCACTGGCATTTCGCCCCCAACGTCGCAAGGCAGCTCGTCCGCACCTGAGCAAGGCGCGGCAACAACAAGGGAGGAACACCCATGCCTGAAACCATGTCCACCGAACAGCCCGAGGTGATCGCCGGTTCCGCGAAATGGCTCTCTGTCCTGCTCGGCACCGACACGATGCCCGCCGGGTACACCGTCGCACTGTTCCACAACGACGGCGGCACCAGCCCCATCGACCACTTCACTCTCACCGGCCGCCCCGTCGAAGGCGACAACGCTGCGCTGATGCTCGCCATCGTCCAGTACACGATCCTGCACCACCAGGTCGCCCACTTCGCAGCCGACGCGAGCGACGAGGACTGGGCCGCGGCGGTCGCCCGGGTCACCGAACTTGGCGACTTCGACGAAGACCTGACCGTCGCGGAAATGCAGGAAGGCCGCACCAGGATTCAGGCGGCGAAACCCGGCGGCGGCGCCCTCGCTGCGCTCCTCGCAGGAACCGGCGACAAGGTCCGCGTGATCAGCGACCCGGCAGAACTGACCTCGGTGCTCGCCGAACTCCGAGCCCACGCTGAGGACACCGCACGCGCCGAGGACACCGCACGCGCCGAGGCGATCAGCCACCTGTAACCCGAAGGAGACGGCGTGCCTGTTAACGCAGAGGACGTCGCCGTAACGTTGCGCGCCGCCGGGATCGACGCTGTCACTACCACCGGTGACAGCGGCCCGGTGGTGACGTTGAACCCCGGCGACGCCACCACATTCCTTGACCTGCTCACCGGCGGCGGGCGGCAAGGTGAACACCACCAGATCATCGCCGCGTTCGCTAACACCTGCCCGCATTACGGCAACGACGACGACGAAAGCAACAACGAACAGTGCCGGTACTGCGGCTGGGCCGGCACCGACGACGAATGGCCGACCGCAGAAGAAGAACACAGCCACAACTGCCCGTGGGCCACAGCTAACAGATGGCATAGGAGACACCACCCATGAAACAGCCCCCAGTAATCACCTCGTCGGAGCCGCTGCCGTTTTTCGTGTACGGAACCCTCCGCCCAGGGTTCAGGCTCTACCGGGGCCTCGAAGCCCTCATCGAACGGCACGAACCAGCCCGGCTACCCGGGTTCGACCTGTTCATCTCCGGCTACCCGGTGGTCCGCGTATCTGACGGGCGAGGCCGGTATGTGACCGGGGACCTGCTGTGGATGACCGACCACGACGCGGCACTGCGGCGCTGCGACGGCATCGAGAACTACCGTCCGCCATACAACACCATGTACATCCGCGCCGCCGTGCTCGCCTTGCGGGGAGAGCAGCCCGGAATCCCGGTGACTGCGTGGGTGTACATGGGCGGCCCGCGGATGGGCTTCTACAACCGGGTGGAATCCGGCGACTACCTGGACGTGGTACGAAGTGAGGAGGCGCGCGTATGAGCCACCCGATCGGTGAAACCACCGATTCAAGGCTGAAACTCGCCGGCGGCACCCCCGCAAGGCTGGTGTCCAAACTGCTCCCCGGCCCGGCACTGTCAGCGACCCTCACGGTGATGGCGCCGACACCCGTGTACCTCACCCAAAGTGTCGCTGGCAGGGAACGGCGGATGGAACTACGGGCGATGAACGGCGTCTACTACTGGGCCGAAGACTTCGGCACCTACCTGGCCACCGACACCGCCCGGGGGTCGCGGGAACTGCGGCCCCTGCTCCGCATGGAAGACGACCTGAACCCGGCGTTCATCGTGTTCACCGACGACGGGGCGCCGTCCGCAACGATAATCGCCGGTTACATCGCGTCAGCGCCCGGCACGTGGCACGTCTACGAGACAACCGGAATCCGGTTGCGGCCCACCAACAACCGGTCGCCGGAGAACGCGCTGCTCATTCTGGTGCTGACCAGAGAGTCAAGCTTCGGCCGCCGCTGAACTTTCACCCGGCTGGGCAACCCGCCCGCCGGCTCATCTAGGGAGGACGCCTATGTCACTGCGCTTGCGGCGCGGTACCACCGCGCCGCGAACAACCGGGATGCGCGCAACGCCTGTCCCGGTAAACCCGGCCACCACAACGAAAGGAACCACCATGCCGGAAACCACCACCCTGACGCCGTTCATCGCACACCTCACCGACGGCCGCACCCTGCCCGCCGAGTTCGACACCTGGGGCTTCAAGATCGTCCGCGGCGACCTGACCACCTGGGACAACGGCGACGGCACCCGGGTCCAGTGGCCCGCCACCGGTGTCATGCACGACCGCAACGCGGTCGCCTCCGACGAGCTGTGCCCCAACTCGGAGATCGGCGGGTACGCCATCGCGAAGGACTTGCGTGGCGCCCGCGACGGCCAGTACGGGCACCAGACGATCCTGCTGGTCGCCTACAACCAGGCCGACGTTCTCGCCTCCGGCAACCACAAGGCGCGGGTGTCCAAGGCGCACGTCGTCGCGGTCATCCACGGCACCGACGTGTACAAGACCGCCGCTGGGGTGGACCTGTCCCGTGCGGACTTCAACGGCGCGGACCTCCGCGGCGCGACGTTCGACGGGTCGGACCTGTCCGGTGCGGCGCTGCGCGGTGCGCGGCTGGAGGGCGCCTCCCTCGTCGGGGCGGACCTGTCCGGGGCGAACGTGTCCCGCGCTGAGTTCAGCAGTGCGAACCTCGAAGGTGCCAACTTCACCGGCGCCGACGGGTTCCACGCCACGTTCACCGGCGCGAACCTCGCCGGTGCGGTGTTCACCGGCGCCAAGCTCGCTGGTGCCAGCCTCAGCAAGGCCACCGTCGCCGGGCTGAACGTGGACGGTGCCGTGCTGACCCGCGCCAACCTGAAGGACGCCGACGGGACTGTCCGCAACGCGGGCACGGCGAAGCTCGCCGGTGCCGTGTTCAGCGACAGCGGCCCGTTTCAGCCGCTGAGCGTCCCCGCTGGGCGCCGGGACATCCTCGACGCCCTCACCGGGTGCGGCGTGTACGCGGTGATGGAGGGCACCCGCTAATCCCGTCCCCTAACCGGCTGAGCCCCACCCCCCTCCCGGGTGGGGCTCAGCCATTCCCCCGGAAGGAGGAAACAGATGAGGCTCATCTCTTGGAGCCCTGAGGCGCGGGCTGTGCGACAGCAACGGCGGCTCCGCCGGGAACACGTCGCCAACACGCCGAACATGAGCGTCAAGGTCACCATCGAACGCCGGCAAGGCAGCCTGGTCACGTCGCAGATCAGCGGCGTCGGGGTGGACTTGGCGGCTGCGCTGTGGAACGCGCGAGGCCGGGCGGGAACCCTGTTCCGGGAAGTCGGCGAGCACCTCGCCCGGTTCCCCGCCGAAGAAACAGACCAATGAGCGGCGACAACCACACCGCGCTAGTCGTCACACCGCAGACGGGCTACCCGCAGATCAGGTGGGCTGATAACGGCGCTGGCAGCGGTGAATGCGGCTGGGTTGGGGTCTGCTCAATGTGGGTGTTTCAGATTTGGCGGCCCTACCCGGAGCGGCAGTGGGAGCTGATCTGCAACCTGCCAGGTTCCCGGTCCAAGGCGAACGACAAAGACCTGGACGAGCTGAAAGGCATCGCGGACCGGTGGCTGAGATGGTTCCTCGACGACCTTTACAACACCAGCCGGAAGTTCGGAAGCTGAACGCCCTATGGGGGTGGAAACAGGCAGACAAAAAAGGCGGCGTCCATTGGGTGCGGGGCACCCTCGAAGAAACCTACAACCGGGTAGCCGGAGACGGCGGCGAGTGGATTCTCGTGGCGTCCGTACCTAAAGAGGCGTTTAAGGAGGTGATGGAAAATGTCAAAAGGGCACATGAAACCGAGGGTTCATTTCCTGTATGACGCCTGCCCGTTCGTCCAGTCCGAGCCGGGTTACCGGCTGGATATCTGGTGCGCCTGCCATGACCATTTCGGTTCCGACATAGCCGCAGCATTGACCCACATTCCGGTTGATGCGCTGCCAAAGCCGCCGAGTGAGATCGTGCAGGCGCTGGCGAAGTCGGTTACGGGGGCTCGTAGCTGGGTGACACAGGCACAACGGTCAGTGGAATGGCTGCTTGACAACCAGCCGCGAGACACCACCACTGCCGTGCAACTGGAAAACGTCTACGGCAACTTGCAACGCGCCGCGTGGGTGCTGCACGACCCCGAAGCCGACGAACACCGGGCAAACGAACCCCAGCCACACACGACCACTCACACGCAGTACTGCCTTGCCTGCGGCAAGGACCACACAGAAGCCTCAGCCGAGAGGCTCAACCAGGAAAGCGAGGGACGCTAATGCCACGCACGACCATTCACCACGAACCCATCCCCGCCACGCTTTGCGGCTGCCCATCCTGCCAGAAGAAAGCCGGGTACCCCGGTATCACCTACCCCAGCACCAGCGCCTTCACCCAGGTCGGGGGGCATTACGGAACCCGGCAGTGGGAGGCCGGTGGCCGCGGCCCCCTGTACCTGGGAATGGAACTGGAACTGTCCAACGCCGGCGCGTCCGCGTGGCGGCACGCCTGCTCCTACCTTGGCCGGGGGACGCTCGCCGAAGTGAAACCAGACGGCGGGATGATGGAGCTGACCAGCCACCCGATGTCACCGGCGTACTTCATGGGCCACTACCCGTGGCGGATGCTCGGCGAACTCCGCGACCGTAACGTCTACGCGGAGCCGGACCGGGGCGGCATCCACGTCCACGTCAACAAAACCGCCTTCGACGGCGCCGTGCACATCTTCAACTGGATGCAGTTCTTCTACGCCAACCCGTGGGAAATGACCGCCCTCGGCGGCAGGACCCAGCAGGGCACCCGGGGGGGGCGCCACTTCCAGACTGTTCCGTCGCGGGATGCACTGATGCGGCTTGCCGAGCAGGTTGCCGCGCAGGTGGAACTTCACAACGCCAGGCACTGGGCCGCGACACACGCCGTACAGCGCGACGGGCGGCGTGTGTTCCGGGCCGCTGACCGGGCCAGGATCAGGGCCGCTGAAGCACGCCAGGCCCTCCAGCCCTACGGTCGGTGGGGTGAAGCCGCCGCGATCAACGTCCGCCGCCACACGGAAACGTTCGAAGTGCGGTTCCCCGGGGCGGCCATCGAACCGTGGGTGGTGAAGTCGCGGCTGCAACTGGTCGCCGCCGCTGCGGAGTTCACCCGCACCCTCCAAAACGGCGACGACCAGAACCTCCGGTTCCCGTTGTTCGCCGACTGGGCCGCCGCGAACAGGTACCCCGAACTGTCCGCGGCGGTGGCGACGCTGTGACCAGCGACAAACCGGTCTGCTGGGGCAAGCGGCATTCGTTCAAGGTCGAACGGACACAAGCGGGTTCGGTGTCGGTTGCCGAGTACCTCGACGACGACGCTGTCGCTTTCGCCAGGTGTTACAGCCCCACGCCGCAGGAATGGAACGACTGGTTCGCCCATGCGTGGCAGGCGGGGCAGGATTTCGAAGTCCGACAGCGGGACGAGTACGACACCGAGGCGGAGGAACCAGCGTGCCCTGCCTGCGAAGGCGAATGCACGTGCAGCGACACGGTGAAGGCCGCCCGTGCACGGTTCGCCCCTGACGGTGAAGGCGCGGTGACCCGGAAGTCACAGGTCACGTCCACGTCGTATCCGCGTACCGCCCCTGCTCCTGTTGTCACCGCCCCCTTTCCCGGACTTGCTGTTCCGGGCACTGAGAACGGCGCTGACGCCGCGGAAATGATATAGGCCCACCATTCCTGGAACGCCACTGGGTGGTGGGGCGGAACCTACTACCCAGTGGCGCGTCCAACTCTGCAAGAAAGGACAGCCTAGATGTGCCTACTGACGTACCTGAGACCAGGTGCTCAGCCCAACGCCAAGCATCTCGCGGCCGGCGCCGTCTCGAACCGCGACGGCCACGGATACGCCATCGCCGACGGCGGCACACTTTTCGTCCGCAAGTCGCTTTCGCCCGGGACAGCCATCAGCGAATTCGTGCAACTCCGCGAAGAACACCCAGACGGCCCGGCGATCTTCCACTCCCGGCTGGGAACAAGCGGCCTCAGAACCACCTACAACGTTCACCCGTTTTTCGTCGGCAACGACAAACTCACCGTCGTCGCGCACAACGGCATCCTGTTCACACCGCCGCGCAGCGACCCCCGTTGCGACACGCGCATGTTCGCCGAAGGCATGCTGCCAGCGACATTCGGTGACCTGGACCATTACCGGCTGCGCACCACCCTCGAAAACTGGCTTGGCCGCACGAACAAGATAGCCATTCTGACCGTCAACCCGGAGTTCGAAGATTCGGCGTACCTGTTCAACGCCGAATCCGGCCGGTGGATCGACGACGGCACCTGGCATTCCAACAGCAGCTACCTGCGGGCCTCCGACTGGTACCCCCACTGGCTCGAAGACCTCGACGAGAACACCGGCGTCCTGTGCGCGGTGTGCCTGAAACGGGGACACATCGACCCGGACACGATGATCTGCGGCAACTGCCACTACTGCAACGAATGCTTCGAACCCGATACAGCCTGCATGTGCTCCCCCAGCGAAAGATACGACCGGCGCCCGGGGGGGTCAGGCAGCCAACTGGCGATCACTGCCGGGCCGTCGTCATGACCACATACACGATCAAGGTGGTCCACGGCCCCCGGTCAAGGCCCCTGACCGGACCCGCTGTCCCGCCTGGCGGTTCGCAAGAACATGAACACCTCGAAGCCGACCGCGCACGAGAAGGCATCCAGGTGTTCATCGACGACCTGTTCCGGTTCCACGGCAACGGCGTCAAGAGCATCACCATCACCGCCGAACGTGAGGAGGGAGGTGAATAATGCCGTTCAACATTCACGGTGAAGAATACGACGACGGTTGCAACTGTGTAGGCTGCCGCCGGATTGTCGCCAACCGCGACTACGCCGACGGGGCGGTCTATTACAGCCGCGACGAAGCCGACTCCGCGAACCGGAGCTGGCGGCTGAGGCGCGGGGAAAGGCCGGCTTCGAGATACACGCCGCACGCATACCAGCACGTGCCGACGGTAACCCTGCCAGAAACCGTCACGGTCGGCATCACCCACGAAGGGGGGTACTGGACAGAAGCCAGCGTGTACGGCCAGCCATGGGATGAAGGCACCATCAGCGAATACATCACGATGATGGACGCCCGTAGCCGTGGCCAGTCATGGGGCGCGTACCGGGTCGAGCCGGAACTCACCCCGGTGCAGCGGATAATCGCCCAGTACCCGCGCAGCGATCCACGGAAAAACTACACGTGGACCCCGCCGCGCTGGGTAATGCACGGTGACGGCCCGTCGTATTACGGCATGGAAATTGAGATCAAGTGCCGCAACTCCCAGGTGATGCAGCACGCCCAGGCTGTCATCGGCGCGCATGGTCATTTGAAGAACGATTCGTCGATCGGCGGCGGCTTCGAACTGGTCACGCATCCGATGTCTTTCTCATGGGCGATGGCGAATTTCCCCTGGGACCTGCTGCCGCAGCTCACCGAAATGGGCTGCACGATCGACCCGGCGGTGAACGGCATCCACGTCCACGTCAACCGGGACGGCTTCACCTCCGGCGCGCACATGCTGCGGTGGCTGAAGTTCATCTACCGCAACAGCAGCCAGGTGACACGGATCGCCCGAAGGGAAACAGCAAGGTACGGCTCGTTCAGCGACACCGTTCAGGCGGCGCATTACGCGCACATCATGGCGGAAAAGGCCAAAGCGCGGCTGAAAGAAGCTGAAGCCCGGTTCGCTGAGTTTGCGTCGTATGAGAACGAGGTCGCCTACGCGGAAGCGAACCGTGACTTGCGAGCCCTGATTTCCGGCGACCGCACCAGGGTGAGCCGGTACCAGGCGATCAACACCCGGCCCCCGGACACGCTGGAAATGCGTATGTTCGCGTCAACGCTGGCGGTCATGGAAGCGCAGGCGACGTTGCAGATGGCAGCGGCGTCCGTTGAATACACCCGTGGTATCCGCGCCGCGCAGGTCTGCAAGGGGGCCTGGGGGTGGATTGCGTTTTCCGCATGGTTGCGGGACAACGGGACCACCTATCCGGCGCTGTTGCAGGCGAACCGGTACGCGCGGATGCCAGCCGCGCCGACCGCAACCTACACCCTGTCCGAAACGCCACGAAGGGGGCTTTGACATGTGCCTGTTGTGCGTTCTCCCGGCGGGTGTTATGCCTGACCCGGTAGAGCTGGAACTGTCCGCGGCGAACAATCCTGACGGGTTCGGTTACGCCATCATCACCGCCCGGGGGAACCTGCTTATCCGCCGGGGCATGGACGCCGACCATATCATTTCCGCTTTCTTGAAGGACCGGAAAAAGCACCTGGGGCCAGCGATATGGCATTCCCGTATCGGAACTTCCGGCACCAAAACGTCGATGAACTGTCACCCGTTTATTGTCGGGCGGGACCACCGGACAGTCCTGGCACATAACGGGACACTGTTCCGGCCGCCACATAATGAGCCGCGTTCCGACACGAACATTTTCGCCGCGGAAGTGATGCCGGTGCATTTCCGGGCGGTGGACAGGCCAGCGGTGCGGCTCCGGCTGGAACGTCAGCTCGGCGGCAACAAGGTCGCGTTGCTGACCACAAACCGGCGGTACCGGCACCCGTTTTACATCTTCAACGAGCACCTCGGCGAGTGGACCGAGATGGGCGCGTGGATGTCGAACAGTTCTTACCGGGTTGCCCGCCGCCGGTACGGCGGCAACAGCAACTACCGGTACCAGTACCGGGACGGCAACGGCTGGCGGTCGTACGACGGCGGGAAGTCCTGGGAACTGGTCCCAGAGGGCGGCTTCTACACCGCCCCCACGAAGGGCACCCGCTACGGCTGGTGCCGGTGGTGTAAGACGCAGCAGGTTGTGGACCCCTACACGAACATTTGCACGAACTGCCACGTCTGCGGGGAGTGCGGCGAATGGCGGCGGAAGTGCGAATGCAAACTGGTGCCGGCGTGAAACTTCTGCGCCCGGTAGACGGGCCACCGTGTCCTGAATGCCCGTACCGCAGGGACGTCGAGCCGGGTATCTGGCCGGAGTCGGTGTACGGGCGCCTGGCCGGTTACGACGGCAGCCTGACACAACAGCAGGCCACCGGCACCAAGAGCTGCATGTTCTGCATCCGCAAGTCAAGCCGGCTGTGCGGCGGCTGGATAGCTGCGCATCCGCTGCCCATTAACTTCGCCTTGCAGATGCAGGCGCCCAGCGGCACGCTGGATATTGATGCGATCCGGGCGTATCGTCCCGGTGTGCCGGTGTTCGACACTGGTGCGGCAGCAGTCATCCACGGCTTGAAGAGAGGTTCAATGCTTACCGGCGGAACGTTGCTGGACCGTAACCGCCGCGACGACCGCTGCGACTGCACGCACCGCCGGTTCTCCCACGACGACGACGGCTGCGTGTGGTGCGACTGCCTGATGTTCAAACTCGAAGGACCCAGAACGCCGCGGCGGTCATCGGCTGACGTGGACGCGCTAGCCGAAGAAATCGTGGAAGCCGTCAAGGAATGGGCGAAAGGTGACGGGGCGAAACTGGACCAGGCCGCCAAAATCCTTTCCGTCAACCCGGTACTGGGGAAACTGCCGTCAGGCCACGACCACGCATCAGGGTGGCGTTGCGGTATGTGCGACGACTGCCCCGTGTACCGGCGAGACGAAGACGCCAATTTCTGTAAGTGTGGCCATTCGGTTATCAACCACGCCTTCGAACGGGTAAGCGAAATAAGGAGTCGCCATGATAAGCAAGAACAGCCCGCCTGAGCGGGCAGAGATAGACCGGCTACGGCAAATCCTCTGGGACATAGCCAGAATGACCGGTTACGAAGGCCCCGATGAGGCGCCGCCGCCGGGCGGTGACCCGGACGTCCCGGAACTCGCCGCTGATTCGGTGAAGGCGTATTGCGCGGAGTACCTGTCCTACACCTCACCTGAAGGCAGGGATGTGCACCCTGCCGCCGGGCCGGATGACAGGTGCACCTGCGGGCTGACCATCACCTGGCACCATGACGCCTGGGTGCATTTGTACAACGACCGGTTGCTCACCCGGGTGCATACCGCCGCACCGGCCACCGGGTACTACGAACCGGGCCGCACCGAACCCGAGCAGGAGACCGGCGGGGAAGGATATAGCCGCGGCGGTGTGTTCCCGGACGACATCGACGTGACGGCTGTCCGGTCGCTGGCAAGCCAGTTCGCCGAAAACCGGGTCACCGTGTCCCCGGACGTGTCCCAAACCACGAGTGAAGGCGGCTTCGTGTACCAAACCCCGTCCGGCGAATACCGGACGTCCGGCGATTACCAGTTCCACATACAGCCCTCGCGTACCCGGCGGCCCATACGTGCCCGGGAACCAGACCCAAACGACCTAGTCGATGAGGAAGGACCCTTCTGATGCCACGCTCAACGAACACAGCCCTGGTCACCGTCGGCCCCATGCCACCGTCGCAGGCGACACGAATCGCAACCGCGCTCACAGATGGCCGCGTGGACCTTGAAGGGCAACGGGTCGCGGTGGTCGGCGGCATCGACCACGATTCCCAGTATCCGCGGCATGCTTTCACCGGCGGCGAGCTGGACATGATCGTCGAACTCGCCGCGAACTGCTGGGGGCAGCAGCGCAACGGAGCCCTCGGCCGGCCCAGCGTAAACCAGGCGGAGGCACGGCTCGCGATGCGCGCCTACTACAGCATCAACGGCCTGGGCACGCCGTCAGCGGAGCAACTACGGACAGCTCATAGCTCGGACCATTACTGATGCCAACCCCTGACCCTGTTGCCCGCCTTATTAAAACGGCACCTTACCTGGATTACCGGCCGGCACTGGTCCGGGGAACTGGGCCGCATAGTTACAGGCGGGAAACGGGGCGGGGGCGGCGCAACAACCTGGATTCTGTTGGTCTCATCCACGGCTGGGATTTTGTCCCTTACGCCTGGGCCGGCGAAGGCCGCGCTAAGGAAAGGACATGGCTCGACAAGCTTTTCGAGGAAGGGAGCGGCGAGTTGAACGAACAACCGCACCGGCCACACACCTGCCTGTCATGTAGTTGCATCATCGAAGGCGACGAGCCTGAGATAAAGATTCCCGGGCGGGCCGGGCCTACAAGCACCAGGTATTCGCATGCGTCGTGGCAGGGGTGCCAGGCTGCGATGGAACGGTCACGTATCGCGTTCCGGGCCAGTTACCCGCAACAGTCCAAGTCGCGTGGCACCCCTGGTCACGGCCGGGCCACACCAGTCGCGTCGTCACATCCACCGAGGTCACGGGCTGGTGGTATACTAGAACAGCCACCACCCGTAGGAGAACCCATGAACACAGACATCCTCGCCATAGTGCGAGGATTCAGGCACAAGGGCTACACCGTCGAACAATCAACCGGCACAAGCCACTTCTTCGTCCGAAACCCAGACGGCTCCCTCTACACAACACTCCCCAGCACACCCCACGCCCGGGGCGTCACCGAATCACAGAACCAGCTACGCAAAGCCCCCGACCTGAAAGCCGCAGACAAAGCCAAACGGAAGGTCGCCGCAGCCGCCGCGCTCGGCGGGCCAGCACCAGCCGAAGCACCACGACCTGCGGAACAGATGGCCGAACTGCCGGAAGTCCGCGAAGGGAAGATTCCCCTCACCGCCTGGTGGCTGTGGGACCACCTTCGTGTGGAAGCCGAACGGGGTGGACGCAAAGCCCAGTACCAGGGCAAGGACGGCTGGATATGGGAAGGCCACGTCACCGCGGCGATGGCGCGGCTGTGGCCGAAGCTAGCCGATGCGGATACGGTGCGCCGGGAAGCAGTCGTGAGCCTCGGTGAGTATCTGCGTCTCACCGGCCATGTGGTGAACATCAAGAACCGTGGCCCGAACGCGCTCAGCGAATACTGGCTCGCACCTGTCTGGGCCGGTGGCCCGGACACCATAGGCAAAGCGCGGTCCGCTGCCCGTGGGGTGAAGCAGCGAGGCGGGACACACGACCAGAACATAGCCGCCATCGAAGCAGCCGTTGTGAAACTCGCGGCCCCGCAGGGGACCGTCACCACGGGACAGCTCATCGCCGAACTGCCCGGCATCAACCCCAGCGTCATCTCGACCCTTCTCGGCGAGGTCGTCGCCAGCACGTTCCCGTTGAACAGGGTCAAGAACGGCACCTACCAGTACGAAGGAGAGCCACATATGACACAAACGCCTGCATCCCGCCGGCCGAACCCCCGGCTCGAAGTTCTGCGTTACAAGCAGGAAAGGCCGGATGTTCCTGAGTCGGTCGCAGAGGTCGCCGCGGCGCTTCGAATATCCGACCAGGCTGCCGGGAAGGCACTGCGTGAATGGTGGCAGGACGGCACGCAGGGTATCGACCGGCTCACCGGCAACCTGTACGTGTTCCGCACGCACCTGCTGCCCGACGGTCACCCGCTGCGCAATACGCCAGCCGAGACCGCACCTGAGGCGGAGATGCACCTGACGCCACGCGAGGTGGCACAGATCGAGACCGCCGCTGAAACCCCCGCACCGGAGAAGACTGCACTCGCGGACAAGAAGGTCCGGGAGGCCGTCGAAGCCACCAAGCCGAAGACACCGGCGGGCCATCAGCGTATCGAAGACTTCGTTGCACTGCGGCCTGACGCGAAATTGTACGCCGAAATGTTCACCACCGCCGATGGTGTCACCATCCTCATCGACGAGGACGGGCAGATGCGCGAGCTGAGGCCGAAGAAGTGAGAATCCAGCAGGACGGCGGTGTGCGTCCCGTGAAGGAACGGGACGCACACCGGGCAGGCCCAGACCATCCGTACCGGGTTGCCGTTGTCGTTTACATGACCCCCGAGGAACGTGACGGCTGGGGATCAGGGCAACTGGTCCTCGCTCTCACGGAGGCGGAGACATGACCCACTGCCCGCAGTACGCTCACGCCCGCTGTCCAGGCTGTGAATGCGTGTGCCATGGTGCGCGGGACCGGGTGCTAGCCACGCGAACCCCGCGCATCCCGCGGCATGCGGTGGCCGTCATGACGAACGCCTGGGGCACCGAGTCCGTCGTCGAAGACCAGGACGGGGAGTCCCTGACGGGCGACCGGGTGTTTCCCGACATGGACCACGCCGAAGAATGGGCGGAGGGTTTCAACACCGCCATGCGCGGGGTGTGACGTAGGTCACATTCCTTACCAGGGTGCCGTGTAGTATACTAGAGGTACCCACCACCATGCGCGGAAACAAAAGCCGCGCAGAGACACCAGGAGGCAACACCATGCGACGAACCCTCACCACGGCGGTAATCGCTGCGCTGGCACTGCTCGCTGCGGCGTGCGGTACCAGCCACAGCACCGTCAACGTCACCCCCAGCGAAAGCGCAGCCGCCCACGCCGCAGCGCAACGCGGCATCACCGTCATCGAGCAATGCACACCCAACGGCAAGGCGATGATCGGCGGCATCGTCAACCACACCGCCACCGGGCTCACCTACATCCAGGTCGCCAAGACCTTCAAGTCCAGCAAGAACCGGGCCGCCATCTGGGCCTGTGCGTCCAAGAAGGCCCAGCAGATACCAGGCACCAACCCGAAGGCCGCAATGGAAACCTGCTTCGCCAAGAGCGACGCAGCGACCACCGCGGTGCGGCACCCGTTCCACGCCGCGCACCACCCGGCCCAGACCGCTGAGGCGCTGCTGAACGCCGCCGCGGTCTGCGTGGGGAACGAAGTCTGATGTACGCGCCGCCGCGCCTGGGAGTAATCCCGCACGAGAAGGCGCAGATGCGCGGGCAGATAATCGTCGCCGGTGTCCTCATCGGCCTCATCGTGTCCGGCTTGTACTTCGGCGTCACCCAGGTCCACTGGACCTTCGGGCAGCTCTGGTCAGGTTTCTGGCTGAAGCACGCCTGGGACGACACCACCGGCGCCTACCTCAGCCAGCACACCTGGTTCATCAACCCCGCCAACTGGGTCTACTACCGGCACAACGTCCGCAACCTCGGCATCCCATCGCTGGCGATCTTCGGCGTCATGTCCATCTTCACCGCCTCGAACTACTCCGGCAAGCAATACCGGGGCTGGAGACTACTCCTGTCCCTGGTGCTGTTTTTCGCCGTGTTCGTGGTGCTGGTCTGCGCCGGAACCTGGGCCGGACTGTTCTTCATCCACCGGCCCGGACCCGCAGGCTCGTTCTTCACCATGCACGACTACATCCTCTGGGTGGTCCTGGGCATCGCCATGTCCCAGATACTGCACCGGCTATTCGGCCCCGTCGGGGCTTCGCTTCAGTCCAAGTGGGTGGAGTTGGCCGTGGACAACTGGTGGCGCAAAGGCGCTGGGGTCTACCCGGCGTGGGTCCGCAGGAACTACATCGCGCCGGTGACCGCACGCCGCAGGTTCGACGAAGTCGCCCAGAAGGACTGGATGACCGGCGAGGCCAAGGCGCTCATAAACGCCGGGCCGAACGTCCTGTCCAAGCTGACCTGGTGGGTCGCCGGACTAGTCGTCCCGTTCGCGCTCGCCCTGGCGGCGCTCGGGGTGGTCGGGCACATCCTCGTCGGTGTGTTCGGCATATCCGTCCCGTACCTGGCACCATAAGACCGTCAGTCCAAGATAGGGACGAAAGCCAATGTCCATACGACTGACCCGTGAGACGTGGGGCAGGGTACCGTTCCCGGCTTGACCCAAAGTCGAAGGTACCTGGCCGGTGACCGCTCCGGTCCTGGCGCAAACGACTGGAGCGGACCCTGCCCCACCCACAAGCCCACCTGCGGGCTGACCTGTTTAAATAAGGGCGAGACACTTCAAGCGGGACCTTCGCGATACGTCGCCCCGCCTGAAGCAACAGCAAGGCCCTGGCCCGCAGGTGTTGAACCGCCGGGCCACGATCGGTTGCCGACGTGGCCCGGCTTTAGTTCCTCCCATGGCGCTCGGACCGACACTCCGGGGGATGGGAGAGTCAAAGACCTGCCGTAAGACCTCGTACTGGAAGGCGAAAACGGGGCAGCAGGCAACCCGCTGGGTGGCAAAAATGCGTACTGCGAATAAAAGCCACCCAGGTTGAGGCGGTAAACGCACCAGCCGAGCACTCGTACGCAGAGCATGGTGCGTGGCGTCGTCGCCTCTTTCACGGTGGCAATGGATGTTGCGAACCCCAATGCGATGCCACCGTTTCCTTGGCAGTAAGCAGCGCCGGCAGTACGATTGCCGGGGCCGTGACACTGCCCTCCGCGGGTGGTGGTTCCGTAGTCGCCTGATCCAGGGCTGGACGGACCTAGTACCGCGTAGCCTGATCCTGGGCACACGGAACCACCACCGAACGGGGACTAGGTCAGTCCAGTAGCCTGACGTTTAAGCCACCATGAGAACGGCGACCTATGTCCCAGCGACTCAAAACAACACAAAGGGGATACGGGCGGCAGCACCAGCAGGAGCGCCTCCGATGGAAGCCCATCGTTGAGGCAGGGCACGGTGTCTGCTGCGAAGATATCTGCCTGAAGGCCACCCGGTGGATACGCCCGGGGGAGCCCTGGGACCTGGCTCATACCGATGACGGCACCCGTTTCAAGGGCGTGGCTCACCGGGCGTGCAACAGAGGTGACGGTGGGCGGCGTTCGTGGGGCCGTGGTGTAGCTGCGAGGCGTACGGGTAGAACCCCAGAGCCTGAGAGTCAGGCCCGGCGCTGGCGTCCCAGCAGACAATGGTGACGTGGTAGATTTGCCCACATGGAGATTCCTCTTCATGGAGCCTTCGCGGCCGGGCGTGTAGCACTTATAGATGAGAACGATTATGCGATTGTTGCCAACTATCGCTGGTACCTGCACCCAAATCCCGCCGCACCCGACAATCCCGATAAGGGATACGCGCGGGCAAGTATCTGGCGTTCCGCAGAACGCAAGGTCGGTCACGTGTTCATGCACGCGCTGATCGCCGGACCACGGCCTGACCACGCCAACGGCAACAGTCTCGACAATCGGCGGACCAACCTGCGACCTGCAACACGAAGCCAGAACGCGGCTAATTGTCCCAGCGTCGGCGGCTCATCTCGTTACAAGGGAGTCTCCTGGCACAAGCGACGTAAGGGACACGGCGGTCATCGTGACGCCTGGGTGGCATACATCAAGGTGAACGGACGACAACGTGAACTTGGCCACTTCGATGACGAAGTGCAGGCCGCCCGGGTGTACGATGCCGCTGCCCGGGAAGCATGGGGAGAGTACGCCAGACTTAACTTCCCCGAGTGAGGAGACTCCGGTGAGTTTGCCCTGGAAGTGGATTCTCATAGTCGTCGGCATCGGCATGGTTTTCGTTGCCGCGCTGGCCACGGTGGTGACGGGATTCACGGTGCCTGACTGGGTGTTCCCGTTCGGCGCGCTTGCTGCTCTGGTTGGACTGGCGATCCCATGATTATCCTTGGCTTGATTCTGATAATTCTCAGCGCCATCGTCCCGAAGCTGGCAGTCCTGTTCACCATCGGCGTCATCTTGCTGGTGATCGGCGTCATCTTGCTGATCCTGGGTTTCGCGCACCCGGTGGGGCCGCGGCGCTGGTACTACTGACCAGCCCCCAGGGTGGTATACTAGGTGGATGACCGACCACCAACTGCCCTCCTACATTTTCGAAAGCCTGCCCACCTCGGACATCCGCCGCGTCCTCGGCGTCCGCGACAGCGAACCGCTCCTGTTTTGCCACAAGCACGGCATCTGGTCCCCCGGTCCCTGCCCCGGCTGTCAGACCCCTTGGCCAGAATCTCCTCAGGGCCTCCCGTGCGGTGACTGCGTGCGGTGCTTCCACGGCAACTCGTGCAAGCACGCATGCGAGGCCCCAATCTGCCATCCCGAGCAAGATTGCCTGCCCGAGGCAGGAAAGGGGCACCATGTCTGACCTGGCCAAGGCCCTGGTGAAGTTCCAGCTTGACCTTCCGAACATCGCCAAAGACCTCACCGCCGACGCCGGCAACCGGGGCACCTACCAGTACGCCGGTCTCGACACAGTGTCGGCGAAGATACTCCCCCGCCTCGCAGCGTGCGGGCTGGCCTTCTCCGCTGTCACACGGTACGACGAGGAAGGCAAGTTCCTCCTCGAATACGCCCTGCTGCACGAAAGCGGCCAGTTCCGGCAAGGAGTGTTCCCGTTGCCGGTGACAGCGAACCCGCAGCAGATGGGCTCTTGGATAACTTACGCCCGGCGGTACAGCCTCCTCATGGTCACCGGCGTGCACCCTGGCGGCGAAGACGACGATGCCGCGGCCACTCTTTCCCTGGACACGACCACCCCGACCGGCAACTTTCGCGGAAGTCATGGCGTGGCACGACAACCAGATGCGCCTGCACGCCCGGCTCCGGTTGCTGACCGGGTGATCGAGGAACCGGAAACGGGGCATGTGAACGAGAAGGCGCAGGTGCTGGCCAGCCTCGCACATGAGCTGAACAAGCAAGGCTGCGACGTGGGTGAGCTGAAGACCCAGGTGTACGACATAGCCAAGGCCGAGAGCCTCTTGAAGGGCCTGGTGATCAACCCGTTCACCGGCACAATGGTGCAGTTGTCCACGGTGATAACCCAGGCCCGTAAGGAAGCCGAGGCTCGCGTCATCATCGCCGAAGGTGACCCCGAGCAATGACCAGGCGCATGTACCGGTACGAGGTGCCAGTGGATGACGCCAGTCACGTCTTCTACTTGTCCAGCCCGCCGATGGCCGCAGCGACCACCGTGCCCGGTTTCGTGAGCTACGTGGTCGAGTTCTGGGCTGAGCACGAGGACCATGCCACGGCCACCCACCACGTCTATCAGGTGTTCGGCACCGGGCACGAGCTTCCCCCCAACGCCAGGTGGGCTGCTACCTGTCCGCGCACCGACAGTGGCTTGGTGTTCCACCTTTACGAACTGCTCGGCAACGAACAGTGACTGCCTGGGTGGTCAGGTACTGGGCCAGGTGGAAGTGGACCACCAGCGCCTGTCTGTTCGTCGTCGCCCTAAGCGTCTTTTCCTTCTTCGTGCTAGGCATGCCCTGGTACCGGGCCATGGTTCCCGTCGTCATAGTGCTGGTTGTGATTGGTGACGGGCTGTGGGAACGGTGGCGCAGGTGAACGTCGGCGAGTGGTTCCGTATCCTGTCCGGTGAACACCAGGGCCGCTGGCACATGGTCGGGTGGATGGGCCACGCGGTCAAGACTGAATCGTTGGGAGTGAACCACACGGGCTGGCTCGGGTTTGCCATTTGTCCCCGCTGTCATGCCATGGTGATCACCGAGACCCGGGTCTTCGACAACCCTTACGGCGACCAGCGGTGGGCGCATGAGGACTGGCACGCAGCCACCGACTACCCGCACCCGGACACACCGTGACCTACCTCGATGATGTTGTCGGGCAGGCCCGCGCCTGGGATAACGCCCGCACCAGAAGCCAGCAGCAAGAAGTTGGCTGGTCCGGTCTGCATCATTGCCGCGCCTGGATGGGGTTCATCATGGCCCGGGAATGGGCCACCGAGGACACCGACACGTGGCGGGCCATCGCCGGCACCGCGCTGCACGAATGGCTCCAGGCGGTCCGTTACAAGGCCGCACCGAGGGACCACATCATCGTCTTCGAGGAAGAAGTCGAGTACGGCGGCATCCCGGGGCACGTGGACGAGGTGAACTACACCCTCGGCGAAATCACCGACTACAAGTTTCCAAGCCTGAAGTCGGCACGGATGTGGCGTGACCCTGAGGTTCAGGAGGAACGCCTCACCCAGCCGCAAGGGTACGCGGCGGCGATCGTCGGCACCCACCAGTGGCGTGCCCACGCACCTGACCCTGACCACGCCACGGTGCGGTTGCTTATCTGCCCGGTGGACGGCACCTTTGACGACTGGTTCACCATCGAACGACCTTTCGACAGGTCCGTCGCCGACGGTGCGCTCCTGCGGTACCACGAAGTTGAGGACATGCAGGCACGTGGTGAGCCGCTGCCGAAAGACATGCCGTTCCACTTCTGCGAACGGTTCTGCGAGTTCTTCACCGCATGCCGCGGCGACGAGAAAGAACCAACCGCCCTGCCAGAGATCACCGACGCGTTCATCGCCGCGGCCATCGAACGGTACGGGAGGGCAAGCGAAGCTATCCACGCCGGGTACAAGGTGCGTGACGAGCTGCGGCCGGTCCTGGAAGGGTTGCGTGGCCGCGCCAGAGGGTTCAAGGTGTTCATGTCACGGCCGAAGGCACGTGACAAGTGGGTCATCGACGAGGACGCCGTCAGGGAGGTGTTCGCGGCCCGTGGCCTGGAAATGCCAATGAAGCAAGCCGATGGCAAGAAGCCGTCGCTTTACGTGATGCGTGAAAAGTGATTACCTTTACCGTTCTTGCCGCCCTTGTCTCCGTAGCCGTAATTGCCGGCGTCATCGCCGCCATAGCCATTGAGGGGCATCTATGAGACCTGATGCTAATGACAGGCGATTCGTCTGGCTGCAAAGCTCCCTCCTGCGGCTCTACAACGAGGTGGAGCCAGACGCGCACGTCACAGCCGTGGCGATAGAAGTCTTTACGGCTGAAGGCACCAGGTTGCATTACACCGCTGGCATTGACAGGCCAGATATTGGCCGGTCAATGCTCACGCCGGAGGCTGAGGCTATTTCCCGCGAGTTCGTGGCGGCAACAGTGGACCTCACACCGGAACCGGCGCCGTGAACGAATCGTACGTTTGCCTGTGCTGCGGGAAAGAGGCGAATAGTGAACGCGACTTCATCCTCGGGCGCAGGCCGGGCACAGGCTGCTGCTGGAAATGCATCCTCGGCAACCCTGAATGTGAAGCATGCGTGGCAGAAGGACTTCCCGACAACATGGCTGTACGTGACATATCCGAGGAGGGGGCCATGTTTCGCCCTGATATGCGGTGACGGTGTCATAACGGCCACTCCGCCTATCGCACGGTGGTGTCGCGGTGAGGCAACGGCGAAGGTTGTATACTACTATCGCCGCCGTGGTGCCAAAGTGGAGGAACAGGTTTCGTGACCCTTGCCGAGATACGGGCCGCCGTACTTGAACGAGACGGCTACCAGTGTGCCCGTTGCGGCAGGCCCTGCGTTTACGACCACTCCATCCACCACCGCATTCTCGGCAACCGCAAAGACATGCGAGCCTCCAACCTGGTCACCCTGTGTGGCAGTGGGACAACGGGCTGCCATGGCTGGGTTCATGCCCATCCCACCCTTGCGCAAGACGACGGCTACATCGTTTCGAAGTTCCACAAGGCACAAGACACGCCTGACATTCCGGTGGTGTACGGCGCTGCGAACGGCCGGATAGCCGGCTGGTACGCGCTCGCCGACAACATGACCGTCCAAGCCTGGGGCGAGTCCTTCAAACTCGAAGCCGAGGAGGGCAGCCGTGCGGCACGGAACACCTAGCGCCTACAACCACGGCTGCCACTGCGACGAATGCCGGGAAGCGAACCGGGTCCGATGCCTCGACCAGCGTGAACGGCTCAGGCAACGGACCATCCAAGGCGACCCCGCGGTGCCACACGGGACCACCGGCGGGTACAAAAACTGGGGCTGTCACTGCGTCGAGTGCACCATCGCCAACACCATCTCCAGCCGCGAGTACTACAACGCCTGGAAAACCCTCCCCGAACCTGTGGCCTTCTTCGTCCGAGGGGCGTAGGCTTCGTGGCACCGCGTCATCTCAGGGTGGCGCGGACACACTTCCAGACAAAAAAAGAGGACCGGCTGTCCGTGAAGAACAACCGGTCCTCGAAGCCCTGATGCTGTCCAGGCCGACGGGCTTTTACCTAGCAGATAGCAGGTAGTATGCTACCCGATCCCAGCCAGGTTGAACAGCTCATAGGGCTGTCCAACGAGCGGGACTTGTGGGAAACCCTCACCGACCAGGCATTTCGCCGCGGGTTTTTTGCCGGCCGGCAAGCAGGATTTGACCGGGGCTATGCCCAGTGCCTGGCCGATGAAGCTCGCCTGCACCGTGCCATCTTCCACCCGATGGCCCATCCTGGGGCATACGCGTCGCAACGGCTCATGAACACCCTCGCCGGATGCAAACGCGAAGCTGACGAACATGAACGCAACTTCGCCGCACGCGCCTGGGCCACCCCCCGCCGCCTCCGCACCCCCGTGCAGCAAGCCACCGTCCACGCCTACCCACCTCCGGTGAGGGGACCGTGAACACCACCCGCGGAACGGTACCCGGCGAAGTCCGGGCAGGCCGGCGGTGGGCGGTCAGCAAACTGGCGAAGTCCCCGGGCACAGATTCGTTAGAGCGGTGCGAACTGCCCAAAAAGAGGATGAGCCTTCAGGCGGTGGAGCGCGGAGCGCGACCCCGCCGGAGGCGCTGGTCGTTAACCGGCGCAGGTAACGGTGGTTAGTTCCTTCGGGCAAGAGCGGCACCGAGGACAGGGTGGTTAACCCTGGTCTCGGGCTTAACTGGAAGGCAGGGAAAATTGCCTTACGCGGGTATGAGTGCGAACCGGATTGCGTTGGTGGTGGGGTTGCCGCAGTGGGGCGGCGGGATTCACCGGGAGGAGCTGGAGCGACTAATGGGGGTGACGGCGGTGAACCGGAAGGTGTTCACGTCGTGTCTGATGGCGGCGTATAGCCGGCGGCTGGTTTGTTTTTGTGGTCCGTTTGTGTGCGCCGTTCCGCCCGCGGAGACTTGACCGATTTGTACCGGTGACAGGGTAGGTGGTATACTAGAGGGAGAGCGGAGACCACTCCGCAGGCTTCCCCACCGAAAGGAGTACCTGGTATGCCAATCTTCGCAGCGCCGAGGGAGAGCGTTCTCCCGAACCCTCCTCACCTGCGCGTCGAGGTTGACCAGGCCGTCATCGACAAGGCATGTATCGCTGACTCATCGCACTGCATGATCGCCGACGCTGTTCGCAAGGCCTACCCGTGGGCGCGGAACATCACCGTGGACATCCAGACCATCCGCCTGTCCGACCCCGAGCGGGGTGTCCGGCTCACCTACCTGACCCCCCGCCAGGCGCAGCTCGCCCTGCTCGACTTCGACGCCGGCGAGAAGGCTGAGCCGTTCAGCTTCGCCCTTCCCCGCCGGTCCGGGCACGTGCAGTGGATGCGCCGTCCCCAGGGCGACGAGAAGCGGGTCATCAACGAGTCCCAGCGTGAGGCTGTCCGCGGCAACTTGGAGAAGGCCCGCAGGTACAACCCGAAGGCGCTGCACGTCGAGCCGAACGGCGACCACGAAGTGGTCACCTCCAAGGGCGGCCAGACCCCGCCCCTCGGTGCTCTCGCTTCCGGCGCCACTGGCCGCAGGCGGAACCCGCGTGACGGCAGTGTCCCCACCGCCCGGCGGCGTACCTACGGCCTGCGCGGCATGGACGCCGCTTTCAGGCGCCAGGTCGCACCCGAGTAGGTGCCCCAAGACCACACCGGGCGGGCGGCTGCGGGATCGGCTTCCCGCCCGGTGTGCCCGGCTTGCGGTCAGCCGCTGAAATCCCCCCGCGTGCTGTGCGCCTGCGGGCATCCGAAAACAAGCCACGAAATCACCCCGTCCGGCAAGCTGACCTGGTGCGCGCATTACAGCCCCGGTGGCCGTTGCTTGTGCCTGGTGTTCACCGAAAGGAACTGAAGTGCCAGCTTGGGCAGAAGAAACGATTCCCAGCGTGAAGCTGGCCTGGGCGGCTGCCGTTCTTGACATGAAAGGCACCATCATCATCAAGAGCAACAAGACCAGAGCGACGCCGCAAATAGTTCTCATGGTGGAAAGCACCCACGTCGGTGTCGTGGCGGAACTGGGCCGTCTTACCGGTTCAACAATCGAACCAAAGGAAGCCCGGTTCCGCCCGGCGTGGATGCGCCGCGGCTGCATCACCCACTGCCCCGAACCTGACATCGAGTACCCCGAGCAGCCGGACTACCTGCCCGCGCAAACCAGGTGGACGGTGACCGGCGCGGCTGCTGCAATAGTCCTGCACAACGTCATCCCCTACATGGTGACCGACAAGGGCATGCAGACTGCCCTTGATGAAATCCTGGGGAACGTCAACCTTCAGGGCCGGTCCGGTAACTCGGCCAGGCAGGCAGTCGCCCGGCTCGCTGGGCTGGGCTGGGTTCTGCCTCCGCTGATCGCAAGACAGGCCGACTCGATAGCCCTGAACCGATAGATAGGACTTGCCTATGTACTGCGCTATTTGTGGCACGCCCGTGTTCGAAGCGTACGGATACTGGTTCCATGACGTGGAGCCCCGGTACGTTGCCACCCCTGCCCGGTCGGTCACCGACCACAAGGGCAACGTCATCAGCCTGCCGGAGCTGTGATGACAAAGGGCGCCAGCAATATCATTGCGGCCGTGTTTGTGCTGCTTCTCCTGCTGCTCACTGTTTCTGTGGGCGTGCAGATATGGCGGACGGTTACCTACAGTCCGGCTCCTGCGACGTGCGTGAATGTCATCCTCAGCGGCACCCATGAACCGATTGTGAGGACGTGCCCATGATGCGTTCTGCGTTTAACATGCCAGAAGGCGTGCTTTCCATGGAAGCCGAAATGGTTGAGGCGCCTTCCATGGGCGGCGGCCCTGACCATAACTGGACGTACACCGACAAACTGGGCCACGACCACTATTACGACGGCTACCCTGTGCCGTACCCGACACTCGTGGACGTCAGCGATGGCACCTACTACTGCGCAGACTGCCACGACGAGCACGACAGGAGCCACCTGGAATGCCGTATCTGTGGCGAGGAAATTGAACCTGCCGTACGGGGTGGGAACACGTTCATGCAGTGGGTTCCTGGCCGCAGGCGGTTCACGCTGGACGGCGCGGAGATTACCGAGGCGCGGTTCAACGAGTTGCTGAGCCGCTACACCGTTACACCCAGCGGGGGGGAGTAGTCTTGGAGGCCCGGCGGGTGGTCAAAGGCAGGGACAGCCTTCGGTCGAGCGCAAGCTCCCGTAATGTTCACGCGGCTCGCCCGCGACGTGGTGGTTGGGTGGCTGCCCGCTGGGGGAGGCGTCAGCATCGTTACGGGGAAGAACGGTGCTGACGCCCTCCTTTTTCCGTGGAACCAGGTACTTGCGCTCGTTAACGGCGTGTAGTATACTAGAAACCTGACCACCACCATGTCCCCATTCAGGGAGGCGAAGCCACATGCACCCTATCCTCATATAAAGCCAGGCAGTAAGCAACAACCGAGGGGTCGTCATGACCAAGCCGCTGATGCGCTCATTCCACCGCCTATGGGACCTGCCGGAGTGGATGCAGGAAGGAACCTGCGTCTTCGAAGGCGACCCTGATTGGTGGTTCCCTGAGAAAGGCGGCCCGGTGGCCATCCTGGAATCACGCCAGGCGGTCCGCATCTGCGACCGCTGCCCAGTCCGCACCGAATGCCTCACTTACGCAGACGAACACCATGAACGAGGCATCTGGGGCGGGCTCACCGAACAGCAACGAACCTTGCGCCGCCGGAACATCCGGCGGCGGCATTCAGACACCGAAAGGCTCCACCTATGTTCGCTCTCGTCATCGTCTTGATCCTCGGCCTCATCGTGGTCGCGGGTATCGCCTACGCGGTCTTCGGTCCCAAACCGGTGCCAGCCACCGACAGATACGGCCACGACGGACGGCCCGCCACCCGGTGGGTCGGCGCCGTCGTCGCGGGTGTCGCGTTCATCCTCGGCGCCGCGGTCCTGTTCGGCAGCATGTACACACCGGTCGGCACCTCCGACGTCGCTGTCGTCACCTCGTTCGGCCACACCGACGGCGACCTCCAGTCCGGCGTCCACCTGACCGCGCCGTGGCAGGACACCACCACCTGGGACCACTCCGTGCAGCGGACCAGCTTCGAAGGCAAGAACTGCCTCCAGGTGCGTATCTTCGGCGGGCAGACCGCATGCCTCCCCACGGTGATCCAGTGGCAGGCCGTCCCAGCCGCTGCGGACAGCCAGTTCAAGCGGTTCCGCACGTTCCTGCGGATGCAGGCCGCATACATGTCCGCCTCCACCATCGTCGGCTTCTTCAACAACTCGTTCGAAACGTTCAACCCGATCACCACCGCCTCCCTCCAGGCCAACGGCGGCAAGGGCGGCACCACTGTCACGGCCCTGGTGAAGCAGGTCGCCGGCAGCATGCGAACGTCGTACGCCGGGCAGGTGAACATTGAGCGGATCACTGTCGGGACGCCGCAGTACAGCCAGTACGTGGACGGCCAGCTCGGCAAGGTCGTCGGTGCGAAGGTCGGCCTGGAAACCGCAACGATCAACGCGCAGACCGCCGTTCAGGAAGCCAACGCGGCGAAGAACCTTCAGAGCGGCGGTCACTTGTCGCCGCTGGTGGTGCTCCAGAACTGTGTTGACACCGTTAAGGCCCTGGCGCAGGCCGGGGAGTCCACGGCCCCAACCTTCAATTGCAGCAACCTGTTCGGCGGCAGCGGCATCAGCGCCAGCGTCCTGCTCGGCGGCAAGTAGACCCCTTCCCCGGTACCGGCCCCTTGGCTGGTCCCCGGACCTGCGGCGGGAATAGGGACTAGGGCTCATAAAATGCGTCGCATTAGAGTCATGGTCGCGAAACTGCCTAAATAGTCCGGCTAGGGGTCGCAGGGCTGTGTCGGCCGGCCCGGGGAAGGTTAAACCCCTGGTGGGCGGGTTGTGGTGTCTCCCCGCCCACCAGGCCAGAAGTCCCCTGCTGTTATGGCGATGGGGACACGTCCCGCCGGTGCATGGAGAGGCTGGGGAGTCACATTCGTGCACCGGCGGGACACCACGCACCTGGCAGCTCAGAAGCTGCCGAAGAAAGAGGAGGAAACGATGATCAAGAGATTCCTGATGGTGCTGGCGATCCCCCTGGCCATGGTCGGGATGACGCTGGCACCCTCCGCGCAGGCCACGGCAGGCACGCACACGGCCTGCACAATCAGCATCAAGGTGGACCACTTCAACGGGTCGGCCACCCAGGACGGGTTCGTTGACGCCCATGGGCGGTCCTGCTCGGAGACCTACAACTCGTGGGCGTTTTTCGGCACGCCGACCAACGCGCTGAAGCACGGACGCGGCACGACCAGCACCAACGGGTCCGCCATCAGTGCCCAGGGAAACCCGCTGTACGGCGGGTTTGACCGCTGGCAGCACAACGGCACCGAACACACCTACTGCACCTTCGGATGCCTGCTGTTCCACAAGGCGGGCATCCGGCTGGCCGCTTTCCAGCGGAAGTGCAGGCCCGGCTGGGACGACAACGTCAACACCAACAACCTGACCGGCGCATACGCCCAGGCCGACTGGGAGACCTCCGGGTGCACCACGGAAATGCAGGTGAAGATCATCTGCCGCAACGTGGTCACCAACCAGTTGTACAACCGGCTCTCCGGCAGCGTCACCGGCGAGGAGCACGAGGACCGTGCCACCTGCGGCGTCCCGGACTCGATCGAAGCGGCACTGATCAGCTTCAACGACGGGTCGTTCACCGAGTTCTGGCCTTCACGAAAGGTGCTAAGCCTCGCGGCTTAGTCCTTGGCAAGTGGGTGACTGAAGCCGATGCAAGCGATTCTGCGTTCCCGTATCCGCCGCGGCAAGCACGACATCAGGGCACCCACGCGCATCGAAGTGAGCTTCACCCTCCTCGGCGTCACCGAAGCCGACTTCACCCGGGACGGCAAGTATGACGCCGAGGAGGCCCGCCAGTACGCACTGGTTAAGTTCGCCGAACAGTTCGGCGCCGATTTCGCTGCGATGGCACTAAGCCGGCAGGCTATCTGGACGATGGATGTGATCTGAAATGCCTGATCTTCTCGCCGTGGGGGTGTTCATCTTCCTCGTCGGCGTCGTCGCGATCGTGATTCTCGGCCTGGCGTACCACTCCCGCCGGGCACGCGCAGCGAAAGCCGAGCAAACCTTGTACGAGGTGTACCGCTACGCCCGCGACCGCGCCGACGTGGAACCGGTCGCGGCTGCTATCGCGGACACCATCCAGCAGGCCGGGTTTTGATGACGAGCCGGGGTAGCTCAGATGCGGAGAGCGCTGTTCAGATGAAGCAGAGGCCGGTGACTCGCAAACACCCCCCGGCACTAATAGTGAAATGGCATGAACGTCTCGGGCTCCCGGAATGCCCGTACGTGCACCGTTGGCGCCTTGAACTTCGAGGCGCCGGTTCCCTGCGCGTCCACCACTGGACAGGCAACGACGACAACCGCGCCTTCCACGACCACGCCTGGTGGTTCTGGACACTCGTCGTCAAAGGCGGCTACACCGACAACCATCCAGGCGGCTTCGAGATTCTCCGCGCACCCGCCCTTCGTTACCGCCCAGCGGAGTACCAGCACGCCGTGTTCCCGCACGAAGGCGGAGCGTGGACCATCCTGCTCACCGGCCCGAAGGTCCGCAACTGGGGCTTCTGGGAGAACCTAGCCGACGGGCGGGTCAAGTTCCGCAAGGCCCGCCGCTGGTTCGAGTCGAAAGGACATCACCCATGCGACTGAAGTTCGCCCAGGTCACAGGCACTGTCAGGGAGCAGCAAGCCTCCCCTTCGGGGGGTGGTGCCACTCCCTGACAGTGCGTTACGGCACGAAAACATCACGAGACGTTCACCGGGGTGTTATCTTGCCGTGGTTGGGCGCACGCAACCCCCGCCGACCAAAGCCGGGCTGCTTGCGCGTCGATACGTCGTGAGGATATCAATGTCCAGGCGTTTTCTGTACGCCCTCGTCGTTGTATTCGTAGCGTTTTCTTCCCTGGTTGCGCCGGTGTTTCTTACCGCGGCGACCGCCGCCGCGGCTGTCCGTGGCCAGGTTCCCCCTCCCGGTGGCATCCCGCACTGGGTCGCCGCAGCCGGGGCCGTGTTTTTCGCCGGGTCGCTGCTCGTCACCATCAAGCTGCTGCGTGACCGGCGGCGTGACCGTGACCTGTCCAGCCGCGGTGACCCGTGGCCCGGGTGGGCGCACGCGGACGGCAAAACCGCTCCCGAAGCAATCACAAGCCCCGACCTTCCCGCAGTGAAAGACCTTGAACCTGAGCCTGTCCTGACCGGCGTGGTGGTGACGGACTGGGCGGTCGCCATGACTGCCCCCGCACCGCCGATCGTTGCGACGCCGACCGCACCCGAAGTCGCTGAACAGTGGATCAGGCAGGAGCTGTCCCCGGCGGCCCAGCAATGAGGCCCTGGCTGGCGGTCATCCCGTCCGCGGGTGGCCTGGTGGTCAGCCTCGCGGCGCTCACAACCAGCACCCCTTCGCTGCTCGCCCAGGCTGCTTACGCGCAGTCGTTCACCACCGTGACACCGGTGCAGGCTGACCCGTGGACACGGCCTGCCGTGCAGCAGGAAGTCCGCGCCGAGGCCGCGAACAGCTTCATGGTCCGCGAGGGGGCCTTGCGGGCACGGGTCGCGTTGCTTGCCCGGAGGGAAGCGGCTCAGGATGAAGCCGCCCGGGACGAAGCCGCCCGGGACGAAGCGGTGCAGGACCAGCGGCAGGCTGCACGCGCTGCTGCTGCGCTGGCCGCACGTCAGGCCGCTGCTGCTACTAGTGCGCCTGCTGCGCCGCCGGCCGGTTCCACCACCGCCGCGCCGGGCTGCCCGATGCACGCGCTGGGTGCGATGGGCCGCGTCGATGAAGGCGTGGACTACGCAGGCGCCGGCCCGGTGTACGCCCTCGGTTCCGGTGTCGTCACCGAGGTGAACGGCGCCTCCGGGTGGCCTGGTGGCATGTTCATCGCCTACACCTACGGCGGCAGCTACGTGTACGTCGCCGAAGACGTCACCGCGGCGGTGTCCGTCGGGGAGCATGTCTCATCGGGAACCGTCATCGGTAACGCCTACGGCGGCGGTTCCGGGATCGAGACCGGGTGGGCGATGCCGCCAGGGACGATTCCCGAGGCCGCGGCGTACAACCATTACACCGACGGTGTGCCCACGCAGGAGGGTTACAACTTCCAGTCGGTTCTCCGTGGCATGGGCTGCGGCTGATGCGCGCGCTGAGGTGGTTCGCCGTTCTCCCGTCCGCCGGTGGGCTCGCTGTGAGCCTGATGGCGTTGACCGCTGGTCTTCCTGCGGCGTCCGCGGTGGACGCTATCGGGGTGCGGTCGCCGGTGACGGTTGCTGCTGGCCCGGTAACACCCAGCCTGGCCACTGAACACCAGCGTTACCTGAGCAGGCTGGGCACACTGGAACGCCGCGCTGAACGCCGCGCCGACCAGGAAGCCGCGCAGGACCGGCGGGCCGAAGCCGCCCAGGACCAGCGTCAGGCCGCCCGCCAGGCAGCAAGGCGCGCAGCAGCAGCAGCCAGACGCGCAGCCGCTGCCGTTGTTCCGAGCGCCGCTCCTTCTGGACAGGTCGGTACCGGTGGGATGGGTGGTTTCGAAGCCTGTGTCATCGCTGCTGAGAGTGGCGGTAACCCTCGGGCATACAACTCCTCCAGTGGTGCCAGTGGGCTATTCGGATTTTTGCTCACAACTTGGGACAGTCTCAATCTTGGCTACCCCGGTGGAGCGTCCACTGCGCCTGCGACTGTCCAAGAACAGGGATTCGCCATCGAGTACGCCAGGGCAGGGGTCGCACCCTGGGCTGCCTATGATGGTTGCTAGGTAGAATCTGATAGAGTTGGGGGATGCCGCCCACCGGGAACATCCCCCAACTCCAGATCACCGCCGGGCAGCGAATCGGCCGCAGCGTGGTGACACGAACCGGCCTGCGAACAGGATCGCGCAACCTGCCGGCAGCCGAACTGCTATGCGATTGCGGACAACGGTATATCAAGCCTCTGGGACGGCTGCGCGAAGCAGCGCGTGGCCGGGGGGGGGCGAAGTCATGCGGCTGCCTGCGCCGGGAGACAGGCAGCCGCAACCCGGTAATGCTTAGAACAACGCACGGCCTGGAAAGCCACCCCCTCTATCCAACCTGGTACAAGATTCGGGATCGTTGTGAAAATCCGGCGAACCCGCGGTACCAGGATTACGGCGGCCGGGGCATCAGGCTCCATGGGCCGTGGCACGACGTGCGCGTGTTTATCGAAGACATCGAAGCAACCATCGGCCCGCGTCCACCAGGCAGGAGCCCAAGCGGGAAACGTCCTGCCTTCACCTTGGACAGGGCCGACAATAACCGGGGGTATGAGCCAGGCAACGTGCGCTGGGCAACTTGGCATGAACAGCGTGTCAACCGGCGGACCGTGAGAAAGGAAGGTGCCGCAATGCGCAGTTCGAGCTGGGGCTAGACAACCGGGTAGCAACCGGTGGTGTCCGGCGATTGCACGTAGGAGCCGTCCTGCCTTAACGGATCGGGGCAACGTGTGTTAAATGTACGGGCCGCGCGCTTCCAGCGCATGGCGCGCGGCCCGTACGCAGTCCGGGTAGGCTATTTTCCGTGAGCCGGCCTTTTGTACCACCCCGGTCTGGTGAACGGTTCGGCAGGTGGACCGTCGCCGGCACGCTGGGCCAAACTTCCCCCGGCCACCGCACTGTTCTTTGTGTCTGCGACTGCGGCACGGAACGGAACGTTCTCGTTGACCAGCTTCGCAAAGGCCGTTCAAGGTCTTGTGGCTGTTTCCGGGCGGAAATGACCAGGACGCTTATCACCCGGACACGGTGGAAAGGCTCCCACGGGATGCGTTACCACCCGTTGTACGGCATTTGGCAGGGGATTATGGCCAGGTGTTACCGGGAACAAGACGCCCACTACCCCCGGTGGGGCGGGCGGGGTATCAGGGTGTTCGAACCGTGGCATGACGTGCGCGTGTTCATCGCCTGGATTGAGGGAAACCTGGGTGACCGCCCGCCGCGGGCGTCGCTGGACCGGTGGCCGGACAACGACGGCAACTATGAGCCAGGCAACGTACGGTGGGCGACCGCGCGGCAGCAGCAGGAGACCACCAGGCTTCGCAGAGGGACCGACGGCCGGTTCTACGCGGTCAAGGAAGGGACACGGTAAGATCGTGACCTAACCAACCGACAGGCCAAAACCGACCCGACCGGCCCTTCCCGGCCCGTGCGACTACCTTGGCGGTTCTCCATGAAGAAGCGAATGCTTGCCGTGGCAACTGCGGCAGTGACAGCCGGTCTGCTGTTCCTGCCTGCCTCCTCTGTCGCTAGCCCTGGGAACAGTAACCCGCCGCTCCCGCAGATGGCGATACCCATGGGTCATGGGTCCGGGTTGTCACCGATCGAGTCGCCGTCATATGCCGGTTACGTGCTGACGGGTGGTCCCGGCTTCACATTCGTGAACACGCGGCTGACCCTCCCCACGATCACCTGCACGCAGCAGACGCTGGAACCGGAAGTGCTGCACTTTGTGGGGCTTGGCGGCTGGGGCAGCGACCCTGATTTCGCCGGGGTCAACGTAGTCGAGGCGTGCAACTCGGCGGCACAGCCTCTTTACTTCGCCTACTACGCAGACGACTGGACGAATAATGATAACTCGCCCAATATTCCGTTTTTCAGCAGCACCGGCACGGGTCCGCTGGCGCTTAACCCGGGCGACGACCTGTATCTGTCGGTGAACTACAGCACGGCCGCGGACACTTACACCTTCAAGCTGAACGACGTGACCACCGGCATCACCTATTCCACGACGGTGAGCTGCACCGAATGCGCCACGGTCACCGCAGAGGTGATGACGGAAACGTTCCAGAACACGGCCGGAGCGCATGCCCCGAACTTTGGCACTGCCAGCTTCAGCCAGGCCCATGCGCAGGACGTCAACCAGATGTCACCTGGCGTGCTTGACCAGTCGCCGTGGACAACGAATCAGGTCATCGACTACGGCACCAGCCAGTCGGACACTGTGGTGCTATCGTCGTCGCTTACGGACACTATGTCCGGCTCTGCGTTCACCAACACCTGGGAACATGGCAGTTAGGGAGCAGTGATGGCAGTTCTTCGAGTCGAAATCCCGATCGACCCGGCTAACCCGTTCCCGACGGGCCGTCATGTCCACCATGATGACCGGAGCCGGGACTACCCGGCGGAGCTGGCCTCGGCGGTCATCGACGTGTTCCACCAGGCGCAGGGCCTGCCGCTGAATCAGGGGCAGTTGGGGAAGTGCACCGCCGAAGGTTTGTGCGGGCGGCTGAACACCCAGCCGGGGCAGCCTGCGGCGTCGTTCCGGGTGTTCACCGACACCGACTCGGACAAGCTGTACGGCCTGGAGACGAAGAACGAGGGGCAGCCGTGGCCGCCGAATGATCCTGGTGGGTCTGGTCTTGCGGTGTGCCAGGCTGCGAGGCAGCTCGGGTGGATCAAGTCGTACGGGCACACGTTCACGTTCAACGACGCCCTCCTGGGGCTGTCGAAGCGGCCGTTCATCATCGGAACGAACTGGTACGACTCGATGTTCAACCCGGACGCGAACGGTCTGGTGACGATCAGCCCGAACGCGGCGGTCGCTGGCGGGCACGAGTACCTGTGCGTGCAGAACCTCACCGAGCAGCAGCTTCTCGGCTTCTGGAACTCCTGGGGCAACTGGGGTAAGGGCGGGATGTTCTACCAGACCTACGCGCAGGTGGAGCGGCTCCTCGGCGAGCAGGGCGACGTTACGTTCCCGTACGTTCGATGAGCAGCAACCTGCCCGAGTGGGAGCAGTTGCTCAACGCCTTCATCGTGGGTGTTTCTGCTGCTGCGACCTACTTTGGGCTGACGCGCTGGTCCGAGTGGCGCAAGCGGTCGAAATGACTTGCGTGCCCCCAGAACTGTGTGGTAGTGTAGATGTAGTATCCCACCCGATGCGAAGTGTTCCGGCTACTTCGCCCTGATTAGACGACCGCCGGGACCATCCCAGACCACGGGTGGGCCACAACTTAACGTGCATCCCTTCCGATGCGAAGGCCAGGGCTACTTCATTTGGTTGAGGCTTCCCGTAACAAGGAAGCTGCGGGTTCGAACCCCGCGCCGCCCTGGTCGCAGTGACCACGGAAGGGCCTGATAACTGAACATCGCATCCCTCCGATGCGAAGGCGAACGGGTACTTCTTTTGCAAAGAGATATCGGTTCGAATCCGAGCCCCGGCAACGGGGACGGCCATGGGCTTTGGCCAACACCCGGACGCCAAACAGATCACGGAGGGAACCCAAGCATCGTGCCCGATGCGCAGGCTGAGGTTACTTCGCCTGTGGAGCGAGTGGTTGCAGGTTCGAGTCCTGTCGCCCCTTCGGGGGTGTAGCTCAATTGGTAGAGCGCTTACGTTTCCCCGGCCGCCGAGACCACGGGCACGCCCACGCAGGGGCTCCTTCTGTCCGAGCACGGAACCGGAAGGAGCCCCTGCTGTTATGGCCCGTTTCAACAAGCTTGGCATCCGCACCGTCGTGCCGTCACTGGTCACTAGCGAACAGGCACCCAGCACCGTCACCTACGAAGGTGCCCCCGGGTACCTCCGGGACGCCAAGTCGCAGCTTTACCTCCTCGCCGTGGTGAACCTCGGCGACAAGGCGTTCTACGAAAGCGCCGCGCAGCGGAACTCCCGGTTCGTCACCCTCGCCCGCCAGGTCGCCCTCGACGACCCTGCGTGGGTCACCGGGTTCCTGCCGTGGGTGCGCCGCGACGGGATGATGCGAACCGCACCGGTGATCGCCGCCGCGGAAGCCGTCAA